GAACTACTGTTCAACTTCAAGACGGATCGGAAATCAACGAGTGCGAACGCTGCGGACGGTCCATTACTTGGACCAACTTCGAGATGAACGAAATTCTACCGAAGGGTAAAGGCGGCGGTAAAACTGGAGGGGAAGTCAGCTTGGAAAACTGCGAGGCTTTGTGTCGCGGGTGCCATCAAGGTTCCCCGGACTCTGCCCACGGAAATAGACGGTGGCATACTGCAAAACTTAACTTGGAATCAGGACCCTAATGATCGAACCCCTTGAATACTCCCCCGTAATTTCGGATATATTAAAGAAATTAAAGGTAAAGCCTCAGCATAAAGAAGACCTTACTCAAGAATGTTATGTTGCTTTAATCGAGAAACGGAAGCACTTAGATCACGGAATAAAAATAGGGAAGGGCAAGGAATACGCGGCCTTAATCTGCCGGTCCAGAATTTTGGATTTGTGGGATAAAGAAAGCCCGAGAAACGCAGAGGATAAATTGGAAAAAGTCAGGTTCGAGTCGCTGTCTGATCCTTCGGTTTACAGAAAGGCGGCGAAGGTCTGGGCAACCGAGGAGGTCCAGCCGTGTGCCACAAAAGACGAACTTGAAGACGCTATATTATCTCTCCAGTTCGATGAATATCGAGTGATTTATGAACGGTATGTCGAAGAGAAAACTCTAGAAGAAACCGCCTCGGCAATCGGAAGTAATGTTCCCGCAGTTTGGCGGCTGGAGCAAAAAGGAATCGAAGGCTTAAAGAAATATTTCGAGGTAAGTTAACTAATGGGACTTCTTACTACAATAACAGTAACGTGCGATAACCCCGAATGTCCTAACGGGCGGAAGGGTCCTGCGGTAATTTCCTGGGAAAAGGAGCATGTCGAATCTGGAAAAATTGAGATGCCGGAGGCGGCCAAATACCTGGTTCTTCTAAACCAAAACGGGAAAATGATTACTTTTTGCACTCAATTATGCGCTTCCAGTGCTTTTTTGCCTCCTGGTTATGATATAATGCAAAAGAAAGTCATACCAATACCAAGTACCGAGAATCTTCAAAACGCTCCCGAGAACTCCTCGGGGCTAAAAAATTGCAAGTGCGACCACCCCGTCCATTACCACAATAAATGGGGGTGCCAAGCAGTCTTGTCTAAAGAACCTGGGGATTTTTGTAAGTGTAGTGCGCAAGGACCGGAGGGAGAGCGGTGATTACTTCCTCGGATTTTACAAAATCTCTGCTTGCCCTTGCCTGCTGGCGGGCCGCTAAAACCGATCTACACTCGTCCATGTTAGGCGTCTGCATGGTGTTTATGAACCGGGTGAAACTAAAGTGGTACGCCGGGGATTTATACGATAACGTAACTCGCTGGCTTTCAGAAAACCCAGGCGAATTTCCAGATACCAGAGACCCTGAGTTTGAAAAACTACTAGCTAGTATAGACGCGGTATTGGCGGGAATGTATACGGACAAGACTGCCGGGGCTTTATGGTTCGCTCCAACATCTAGTCTAGAACCTGAGGGAATTACCGGAACGGTAACCACAACAATAGGAAGTTTAGCTTTTATTCGATGAGCCCAATCTTTAACTACCGTTGTACTGTTTGCGGGTCCGAGACAGAGAAACTTGTCCATAAAACGGACGAACCGCCAGAGTGTTCCCAATGCGGGAACAAAACAATTCAAGTCTGGAGCACTCCTAGCCCAGCGCAGTGGAAGTGCAGTAAAGGAAGTTTGTGATGGGAATTACGACGGGGCAAGGACACGCCGGTGAGTAAACCAAAAACTCAGGCACAGTTGGACAAGGCTACCGACCAGCGGTTAAGAAAAACCTATAACATTTCCTTAACGGATTACAAAGTTTTGCTTAGGTCCAATTGTGGAAATTGCTGGATTTGCGGTCGTCCTCCAAACAAGTGCAGATTATCAGTAGATCATGACCATGCGTGGAAGAAAGTTAAAATTCAGTCCGAAAAATGGACTCCAGAAAAGAACAACGCGGATACGTGGTGCGTAGAAGCAGACTATCTCGGACAAAATTTTTTCGCTATCAATCCAAAGAAATCTGAAGCCGTCAAGGAACTTAAACAGCAGCTTCTTAGGGCTAGTGTTCGGGGTCTGTGTTGCGTGTGGTGCAATAGAGGTCTTCGGTACTACCACGACTCTCCCGAAATTTTGCGCTCTGCGGCTCGGTACTTGGATGATTTCTCGGACAGAAACACGATAACGCTTATAGATTCTCAAGGACGACTATGAAGCACACGATCCGAATTAAACGACATGTAATCCGGGATATAATGGCTTCTATTATCGGCGGTTGTTTTGTCGGAGCCTTAATCCACTGGTGGCTGGCTATTGTAGGGCTGGCTTTAATGGTTACTCTTTTCATTGAGGAAAGAGCAGATATTGAGGAGGAAGAAGAATGATTTATGTGTTTATAGCGGTTCTGATCGGAACATCTGTCGCTGTTTCTCTTGCGATAGACTCTTTCTCCGAAAAATTTGTCCATAAAATGGACGACCTTCTTCTAAAATTAACGGAAGTCTCCGATAGTCTGAGCGGAATATACGAAGAGATGTACGAACTTAGCGGACATTTTATACAATTGGAGAAAACCGCGATAATTTCAGACGAAGCCTTAGAAATCTTAAAGCGTCAGGCTGCCCGTGACCCGTCCAAAAGTATTACTAAAGACGGCCTATCTTTCTACGAAGAAGGGCTAAAAGACGGGGCCGCCGAACTAGCTAAATCTATTTTGGAACACATCAAGGAGCCAGTAAATGGGTAAGACAGTTCCAGTTCCAGAAGAAAAGAAACAGGCAATATACCGATTGAAGAGCCAGTATCCGTCTTGGAGTGGACGGACCATAGCCGAAGAGTTGGGCATGGCCCCTAGGACGGTCGAGAGGATTTTGGAGAAGAAAAACTCGGAAGTTTTTTCTGGAAGGCAAGAACTCCAATCCTTGACCGAAACCTCGGAAGTTAAGGGAGATACGTGGAACATATCTCTGCCCGAAACTAGTATTCACACACTAGAAGAACTACTGGAATACTGCAAAGTCGATTTGACGATCTGGGAAACAGAAAAATTCGTATGTAATAAGTGGGAACTCGGGTACAAAAATGACAAAAATGAGGGGGAAGTTTTACCTCTCTTCCAAGTCAAGGCTTTCCTCAAGAAGAAGAAAAATATCGAGGCTGCTATAAATGAAATCGCCGAACTCAAGGAACTTGCCAAGGAAAACTTTGAGGAGGCGCCATATAAGGTTCATATACTGTCTCCCGAAAATCTGATGCTTGAGCTAACCATGCCTGATGTGCATTTCGGAAAACTGGCTTGGGGAGTGGAAACCGGTCACGCGAATTACGATGTTAAGATCGCCGAGTCCATTTATTGGACGGCTTTCGAGACGATTCTAAGCCGCGCCGAACACAGATGGTTCAACAACATCTTGTTTGTTGTCGGGAATGATATTTTGAATTCTGACGATATCGAAGGAAGAACGACCTCCGGAACCTACGTTAGTTCAGACGCCCGATATCACAAGACCTTTTCAGCCGTTCGCTCTACTCAAGTCCGGGCTATTGAAAAGCTCCGAAAGATTGCCCCAGTAAAAGTAATAACTGTGCAAGGAAATCACGACCAGCTGTCCTGCTGGCACCTTGGGGATTCCTTAGAGTGCTATTTCCACAACTATGCTGATGTTGAAATCGACAACCTGCCTAGGCAAAGAAAGTACCACGAGCATGGATTGGTAGGACTAATGTGGACCCATGGCCACAAAGCGAAGAGGACCGACTACCCAGCTTTGATGGCTGCGGAGCAACCCCAGATGTGGGGCCGGACTAAGTACCGGGAGTGTCATACTGGACACTTGCACATGACCAAAACCGACGAGCAGCACGGGTTTAGAACCAGGATTTTACCCTCCCTGACCGCCCCTGACGATTGGCTTGCCACCAACGGCTTTGTAGGCAATCTGAGAAACGCCGAAGGATATGTCTGGTCTGGAAAAGAAGGGTTAGTCGAACAAGTTTATTACACGGTGCCTGAATGAGAAAACCGCTGTCTATTTATAGTTACATTACTGGTCGGCATGACAGGAATCTTTTTCATATCTGGTTGACTTGGCTTCTGGAACTCGGCGGTGAATTTCTTCCGTATGTCGGCCCTGGAAGAAAACCAGTTACTGGTAGGAGAAATCCCGACACCAAACCAAGGCAGTACGAACTCAATCCAGAAAAATATGGCATGGACCCGAAGACTGGTAGTATATGGAGGAGACGATGACAGAATACGTGGCTGGATTTCTTTTCGATGGCTACCAAGTAGCCTTAGTAGTAAAGAACCGACCTAGCTGGCAAGCTGGGAGAATGAACGGGATTGGTGGTCATATTGAAGCCGGAGAAACCGCCCGAGAGGCCATGGCCCGAGAATTCCGGGAAGAAACTGGTTGCTCTGATCGGATTTTGTGGAAGAAATTCGCTGTTCTCTCGGGTTCAGATTTTGTAGTAAACTTTTTCTACTCCTACGGAAATACATCAAAACTAAAAACCACAACTGATGAAAAAATAGTGGTAGTTCCAATCAGCGAAATAAATGTCAATAACTCAATTCCAAATCTAACGTGGTTGATTCCGATGGCTAAATCCATGAACTGCGATAACGCCGAGGTGTTTTATATAACGGAGGAATCATGAAAGTCTATCTAGCGGCTCAATATCCTAGACGGAATGAGATGCGGCAGGCGGCGTCTATTCTAAGGTTTAACGGAATAGAAGTCACGAGTCGTTGGCTAGAAGAAATTGCTCCTCTTACCTCGCAATTACATGACGCAAGTGCCTCCGAAAATTCTAACGGAGCCATAACCGACAAGGAGGATATTGAACGAGCAGACGCCGTTGTTCGTTTTTCCGAAAGCCCTACGTTGGGTTTGCCGCGAGGCGCCCATCACACCGAATTTGGTTTAGCTATGGGGTTGGGAAAGAAGTTGATTGTTATTGGAGGACCAGAAAATATCTTCGACTACCTCCCGAACGTCATTCATTATTCTACTTTGACTGGTTTTCTAGACGCAGAAAAGGGAGTATGACTCCGCTGCCAACTGACGCAAAGGAAAGAAAGAATATACCTATCGGGACGGGCGTGTTGGATTATTTTCCAGACGCTCTGGCTGAAGTAGCTAAAGCCTCTATCGCAGGAAACAAACAACATTTGGATGGAGAGCCTTTACACTGGGATCGTACCAAAAGCGCAGACAACGCGGACGCTTTGATTCGACATTTCCTGGAACGGGGAAAGTTCGATGTTGACTCCGTGCGACACTCTTCCAAGGTTGCATGGCGTGCGCTTGCGATTCTTCAACTAGAAATAGAAAAAGATAGGGAGAACAAATAAAAATGTCACGGGGCCATTATGTAAATTTGGTTGGACAACGGTTTGGTACGAGAACGGTCATTTCTAGAGGACCTGATTTTCCGAGTAAAGGGGCCAAAGAGGACCCAACCATTATAGAGTTTATTGGAAAGTCAAATGTGATTGCGGAAATGAATACATAGGTGAGATTCAATACATTCGCACGCATCAAAATGATCCGTGTCGAAAGTGTAGCCCCGGTTTGAAAGCTCCCCGACCGGGCAGAAGAAAGCGCCCTTACGAAGCCCAATATAATGCTTGGGTAGCCCGATCTAGATATCCGATAAGCATTACTTACGAGCAGTTTGTAGAGTTTACCAAAATCCCCGAGTGTCACTATTGCGGAGCTTCTGTAATATGGACTAAGCACCGACTCAAAGATACCATAAGGGTTTCTTATGCTTCCAATTTGGACAGGGTTGACGGTACCAAACCATACGATCTAAGTAATGTCGTAGTATGCTGCATGAGATGTAATATTGGAAAGAACACTCTTTTTAGCTACGAAGAGTGGAAGCAAATTGGAGAAGTAATTCGCTCTTGGGGTCCTTCTGGTCGATTTGGAAGAATACCAAGGAGACGACCAAAATTATCCAACAACGGGGGCGGTAACATAGCCATACTCAAAACAGGAGAGAGCCAAAATGGCAATGATATTCACAACCAAGGATAGGATTCTTCCTACCCTAAAAGTTGGAAGAAGAAGTTGAGATAACCATAACGATGGACAAAGAAAATGTCTATCTCCAAATAGGACCACGAGATTGGGCGTGGAATCGAGCAACCAAAGAACTACATAGCTCCGGCACTGATTTAGGTGCTTTCAGCGGTAAAGATGCGGAGTTTTGGACGAGATAACCAATCCGAATAATGGACACAAAAATACCCACCTGATCTCTCGGGTGGGTATCGGTGTTTGTGGGGATGTTTACTGTTTCTTAGGGGATTCGCCGGTATCCAAGTAATCCTGCATCTTCCGTAGGATTTGAATCTGCTTTACGGAATACATCGTGTGTCCGGAATCCTTCTGACCTTGATGACCGTTTCCTTCGTTGGCTAAGTACCCTCGAATATAGGCATCGTAGGTGGGGCCGAAACGGTCAGTTGATTTGTTCACGTCGTCCCACCAAGTTTTATTCTGCTTCTGTCTTTCAAGTTCTTGCGGGGTGAAACTCTGCATGAACTGATCGCGCAAGTTTTTCCAATATGGATCGCTGGACATACCGTGCATCAGATCGCCATACACAGCTTTCTTCAAAAGTTCAGGATTCTTCTTTAGATCGTCCGAGTAAATCTCAATGACATTCTTACCAGGGGCCGGTGATGGAAAGTCTTTGGTTCCTGGGTCGTCTGATTTCCAATATTCTAATCCGCCTCTTTCCTTGAGACCGCGTTTCGAACGCTCTGGATCAGCCAACACCACAACGGTATTATCCTTATTAAACGTCTTGGAGAGGCCGGGATATTTTTGCAGCACCTCTTGTAATACTTGGGAAGGCTGCGCTTGCTTGTTTTTGGGGGTTGTAGATTGAGATTTGCCGCCCATTAGAGGATCAGCGGGCAACACCCCGAGGCCTGGTGTGTCATACGAAGGCAGACCAGGAGGTTTTGGGGAGCCGGTGATGTCTATGGGTTTCTGAATGCCAAGCAATTCGAGCAGCGGACTTCTGTCCAGATTTACTTTGGAACTCGGCATGTCAGCTAGTTGTTGAATGAACGGATGATACGCTTGTTGCAGATCGTACATCTGTTTTTCTTCAGCGGGTGTGATTTTTCCTTGGGCTGCTTTGGCCAAATACTGATCGTGATAGAATTTGTAGTCCTTGACGATCTCGGCTTGTTGTTCGTCGTTGAAGTCTGCTATAGTGTTCCGATTTGCTAACGCCGTTTGGAGACCTTTGATCCCACCGTAATCGTATGCGGCTCTTCCGGATTGAGTTACCGGTGCCGACACGCTTGGGAGGTCTTTGTTGCGAGTCTCCTGATAGGTGTGCGTCAACTCGTGGTTGAGAATTGGTGGGCCGTACAAATCTGGAGAGAGAACTTGTACTTTATACGGATCGTCGTCAGACACTTTTGCGATTGAGTTTCTGTCTAGTTCTGTTATCGGAGCAGTCTCTACTTGGCGCACTTTGCTCATATCGATTCCGCTTTGAATGAATGCAGGCACGTCGCTGTAATCGACTACATACCCAGACGGCGGAGTTACGTCTACCCTATACCCCGGGGGAGGAATAGGTTGTCCATTATTCGGACTGACGACGGGACTAGCCATTTACCGGTGCTCCAGTCTGATTATCGTACCAATTTTGTCCGTCATTCGAGCCAACGCGGTGACCCGTTTGTGCGTGAGTCGCGGTGTACAAATACGCAGCCTCTCTTTGAACAGCCGGAGGAATATAAGACTGTGGCCCCGGCGCTGATCCGGGTATCATTCGAATAAACTTCTGAAATACTGGGTCTTTGGACCTTTCTTCTGGGGTTTCCTCTTTTTTTGCTTTAGTCAAGTATCGTTTTTGAGTTTTTATAGTTAGAGGAATTAAGGCTGCTTTCTCCGACGGATTAGCTAAATCCAGCATCTGAAGATACTGGGTTGCGGGCAAGCGAGAGGCTCGGCTGTACAGCAAAGCGATGTCGGGGGTCTTTCCTTGAGTGGACTTTACGTTATCTTGAATTTTCTTAAGTTCCGATTCCCGTAGTTGGTCCGTTTGGTAAGTTAACTTGTAAAGGTCGGGCCACGACAACTCTCCAGCCCGAACCTGATCCTCTATACGGAGGACTTGGCGATGTCTGGCTTGGGCCACCGGGTCCAAAGGTCCGTCCTCGCTATGACTGGAGGCCAAATCTGCCGCGAATTTTTGTGCCGGTGTTGAATAGGTTTGAGCGGTTCCCCCAACAGATTTCCACGTTTGTCCTATGTTTCCAACCTCAGGGCCGCTGCCCGACATAGCTTGTCCGGCAGATTGGACCGGGATCGGGGCCATATTACGAAATACATCCGCCCACAAATCCTCTGGTGCTAGTTTACGACCATACTGGTCTCTTCCTTCAGACAATTCATCTAGTCCCCGAAATGTTGGAGACAAACGTCCCTTAATAAAACGAACGGGGTCCGAGGCCGCTGAAAGTAGATCGGTTGGTAGAGTTCTGATACCAAAAACCGTTTCCTTACCTTCTTTGTTCTTTACAGCCAGTCCAAAAGGAGCTTCGTAATGTGGGTTGCCAGTAGTTACTAAATTCAAAACACGTGAAACTCCCCAGAGCCCAAGAGCCATTTTAGCTACTTGGGCACGCCCAATCCCCCCTTCGTCTTTGTTAAATAATCTGGCACCAGAACGCATCTCTGACTCTAGCCAATCGGGGGCCAACAGCAGTAGCCGCCCCCAGTCCTGGCTCGTAGCAGCCCGACCCATTGCCCTCCAATTGATTCCACCAAATGTTTCGTTAGCGTGGGTACCTGCGGCTTTTGCTACCCTATCTACTGACCAATCTGGATGAGCAGATTCATACTGACGATACAACAACTCTATTGCTCTGGATTTCAAAGCCGGTATGTAACGCTTAAATAAAAAATCTTGATACCAGTCCAAAGCATTGGACAAAGTTTTCCCGATTAAAGGCACCGACTTGATGATTCCGCCTCCCGCCGACACGCCTTCTGAGTGCTCTTGTAGCGCTTTGTAGTCGGTTCCTAGCGTGGCTCCGTGTTCTACGGCTTTGCGTAGAATAGTAGGAGAATAAGGATCGGAAGGATCAATTTTCTGCCCGTTCAAAACATCTGGTCCAGTTATGTGAAATGGATTTATACCCGTCATAATTCCGCGTAATGCTTCTTGCGCCAAGTGGAAAGGTGACAGACTAAGCAAGGTCTGCTTCAATTTCGTCCCAGCGCCCAACAGAGCCTTGCCTATTGGATTAGAAGCAATAGCAGATTTTTCCAATCCTAATCTGTTCTGCAAATATTCAGCAAACTCCGGGTGCACACGCACGTCCGAGCGCACGAATACCGGCGCTCCGTCAGCCGAGTTGGTGACGAAGTTCCAGCCCTTCATTGCGTTATTATCAAGGCTTATGTAATCTTGCGGGTCCCAAGCGTAAAGTTTCTTTAATCCGTCATTGAAATCTTTCAGCCCGGAAAAATCCTTATTCCCCAGCATGGACTTTAGATACATGATCTGGGTTCTTAACTTATTGTTTCCTACTTCGTCGTATTTTGCATTGGTTCTTCCAGCTTGGTCCTCAAGTCTGTCTATGGCCGTGCCTATATTTCCTGGATTAACATAAGGAGTAATATCTCTTATAGTTCCGTCGTCCAAAAATCTTTGCAAATCCCCGGACTTAGTAAGTTGGTCTACCACAGGGTCTGCAATATTTATTCTTCTTACTCTGTTCGGATCGAAATACATCCGAGGGTCCTCGCCATTTTGTCCAGAAACCATTTGACCTTGACCAGAAAGAACTACCGCAGGACGGCCATCAGACCCTCTAGGAAACTTGTCTCTTAAAGTATCAATCAACTGCCGGTTTGCAGCAGCCTTGATTAAAGACGTACGTCCTTGAGCCGTGATTTGCACGGGGTCAAGGAACATTTCTTTCGGAGATTTTAAGAGTGCGGTTAAGTTAGAGTCATAAACCCTTTGTCTAGCCATTGAAACATTAGTAGACAGTTTGCCTTGTTTGGCGTCGGACAAAATTACATTGCCTTGTGGATTAGTGTCTTGATATACACGAGTCATATAATCTTCTATATGTGAGTATAGAAGGTCGTTTGCCGAACCGATTTCGAAGTTCTTGGCCTGCTGCTCCCCTAAATATTTTGAAGCCGCGAGTTCTTTATCAGACAGTTCTCCGTTTGCTACCCTTCTAAGGGAGTTTAGAACGAGATTCTGGTAGTCTTTGGAATGATTCTTGAAAACATTCGACTTGATCTGTTCGTCAAGTTGTCCATTTAACGGACGGATTTGCGACTGGTTGAAGGCTACATAAGTGTCTTCTCCAGAACCCTCCAGATTATTTTTGTAGACAAGTCCGTCGTAACCCTTGGATTGAAGATAAGATTTGACCTTTTCAAGTTCTTCGTTTTGCGCTTGTTGGAAAGATGAAAAAAGTTTGTCTTTGATTTCCTGCTTGGACAGACCCTGTAATCCCTCAGGACCGCCGTAGATTTCTGTTTGCCGGTCGTTTAATCTCTTGGCTAGTTCGTCTTCCGTTCCCATTAGTTCTTGAGGAATTACTCCTTGTTTCACCAAGTCTGGGATTGTGGACATAGCGCTGCTGTGGGGAAACCCGTGGTCCTCTATACGAAGAGGATTGTTTATTCCAAGTCTAGCTTCAATTACATTACCAAGTTCTCTTCCAGAAGACCCGGCTGAGAACCTCTCAGCCAGACTTCTATCTGGGGTAAAATGCGCGCCTAGACCATCGGTTCTTGGCGGGCCTTCAAAACTTATCGGAGTACCATGAAAGACAATCGGGCTTAGTGGTAACCGCTCGTCTCTGCCAGCAGCTTCGGACAGGGCGTTAAACCATTCTGCGGCTTTGCCTTTATCTCCGCCAGTTACTACATGATGAAGGACAGAGGCTAGTTCAAGTTTCTTTTGGTTTGCTACCTCTGGAGTGTCTCCTAAAATTGGACGCGGGGATTCGTGGCCCAATAATTGTCGGCCAAGTTTGTCGATACTAATTCCGTGTTGTTCTGCTACTACTTGGCTCGCTTCTCTTTCTTTATTAGCCCTGTCTATTGCCAGCCATTCATCATTTGGTCTGAACTTAGTGTTTTCTAGAATCGGTTTGAATAATTCACCGGCAGAATTCAGGGCATGTGATGTGCCTAAAATACCAAGACCGGCTCCGACAAACATCTCGGTTCCGTATTCCTTGGCCGCGTCGTAGTCCCCTTCTTTTAACGCATCCAAAAATCTCGGAGACATTTGAGACGCTACTTGTAGTTGTTGTAGAGTAAACCCGGTTGTCAATAAAGTCTTGGCAGTTTTGGCTGCGCGCAGACTTGTTGCTATAGGTAAATCTGGTACGGCCTTCCTGATGATCTGGAAAGCTCCTCGATCAATCGCATCCCCGCCCAGCAAATCTTGTTCAGTCATCCCGTTGTTGTATAAAGCGGCCTGCGCTCTTTTCCACAACGTAGGATCAACACCAGCTTGTTTAACCGCGTCTTCAACCGGGCTGAAATCTTGGGTAGCTTTTCTGATAGTTTGACTAGCATCAGAAAGTTGTTTAATCTGGTCTTCAGAAAACCCGGAGGCAGTGAGTTGTTTTTGGACTGCTTCTTCCCCGAATTTATTAGACAGGTCTATGGGGCCTAGTTTTAACTTGGCGTCATTGACTAACTTAACTAACTCATCTCCCCCCTTAGCCTTAAGAGCGTCTGTAATAACCGGCTCAATAGGCTTCAGGTCTTTTTGAGCCTGAAGTGCTGCTTGAGATGCTTTTACGATCTGAGGGATTTCTTCGGCTGCAAATTCTCCAGTTTCTTTTAAAGCTGTGACCCCCGCTGATTCTAAAAGCCCGCCCCCGCCAAATGTAGCAGCCGTAAGAGCTAAAGACAAAGGAGACGTAAGCCCGGAAGCTATATGCTCCAATCCTCTTTCAAACCCACCAGCACCTTGTCTGTTTTCTGGAAGCCCGAATAACGATTCGGTTAGAGGAGTGTTGGCAAAATCCCAGGCACGTTTGTACCATGGTTGGTTAGGGTCTTCGTATAAATGAGACTCAGGTTGTCCATTTTCCGGACTAGAAGAATCTGGGGACCCTACTACAGCAAATCCGTTTTCATCGAAAGCAGGACTTGAAGACGAAAAAGGGCGGGGACTCGGTGAAGAGCCTCCGCCCACTATTTGAAATCCATTTTGGTCTACACCCGAAGAAGCCGTTGGAGTTGCTCCAACTATCGGAAAACCATTAGCATCTGTCTGTGAATTCATGCTACCTTTTTATTTTTATTATTCTGCCGTTTTCAATAGGAATTTCCTTTGGTCAGGTCCATCCCCGCCAAAGACTCACTAGGTGTTTGCGGCGGTTTTGCAGGAGCAACTGAGACAACTTTTCCTTGCGCTATCGGGGCTGTCTGGAAAGACGGATTAGCTTTGCTTGATTCATAATCCGAACGACTGACATCTGTCGTGCTCCCATCAGGAAGTTGTATTGTTAACGTATCATCAGGACTTCCCGCTCCGGCTGATCCTACTTTTTTATACCCCAATTTAGTGGCCTTATCTATTTGTTCTTGAGTAGCCGCTATAACTTGCTGTCCTTGGGGGTTAATAAAGGTAACTGGCTGAACCTGGGCGGACGGGGGAACAAAAATGCTATGTTTCCTAGCATCGTCTAGTTGTTCTTGGAGATTAGAAGCTCTTTGTTGCGCCGATCCTGATATTGCAGAATCGTTGCTAGACAACTGTTCCTTCAAATTCGGGTCATTTAATTCAGTTCTATACCCATCAATATCTTTCTGAATTTGAGGCTGCATTGCTACGATTTCTTCTGGAGTTAGATTTGCTTTGTCCCAATCTCCTTTTGAAGCGGCTAGTTTGGTTTGAGCAGATTCCCCGAGTTTTTCTTGTTTTAGCTCTAGGGACCGAACAGCCGCTTCGTCGCCCGAGGCCGCTGCTGCTGCGTTAGATGCTCCTGTTCTAGCCAATAATTCTGTTAATTCATCAGAGTTTTTCTTCGTTTGGAAATCATTATCCGCTTTGGCCTTGGAGTCTGCCTTCATTCTAGTATTTTGTACGTTTAAAGAAGTCAGAGCAGAGTACGGCAGCATATACTGCCCGTCTGAGTTTTTCTTCATGTTGGACAGAAGATTGGGGTTCATGTCCAAAAGCCCGGAGTCTTTCCAGTCTTTTATTAGAGACGAAGGGACTACTACATTTCCTTTTGGATCGTAAGCAGACCATTGAGTTTGATAACTTACCCTATTGTCTGAATCAACGTAACTTGTAACTCCGCTAGGCTGCCAGTCTAAAGACGCCGACCCGGGGTGATTCTTGATATAATTTTCATGGTCGGTTTCTGAAATATTCGAAACTACTGGAGTTAATCCGGTTTCTTGGTACGACTGGATAATTGGTTTTGCGTCTTCAACTAACTGCTTATGAGAAGTATAATCCCCGGACTGTATATCATGCAGGGTCTTTAATTTCTCCAGATTATACATGGAAATCTGGGCTTTGCGCAGTTGTTCTTCGGACGCTTGGGACTGCGCCTTTTGCTGGTTTTCAAATTGCTGTTGGGCTTGTTGATCTTGTCTTTGTTGGTTTTCCTGAGATTGTTTTCCAGCCGCAGCCGCCCCATTACTAATTGAGGCCCACGGGCTACCAGCCCCTTTAGACTCGGCGGTTTCTCCAGCAGTTCCCATCCCGGCCAAAGCTCCTGCTAAGATACTCCTGAAGAGTTGTCCCGGTTTATTAGGAACTTGGATAGGTACAGGCCCGTCGGGGGTCTGCTGATATTGAGTAGAAGTCCCCGAGGCTATGTGGTGAAACGCTTGACCTATAGCAGCCATTTTAGATACATGCTGGGCTACTGGGGTTGGTACTGTTACCGTAGGCGGAGTAGGGGCCTGCTGCGTCGGCTGATTCGGAATTTGATTAGGGGTCGAATCGGACTGCACTTGCGGGCCACCCATTCCATTTTGTGGACTAGGGGGAGTTGGAGAATTGGGCGGGAAAAACGGCATTATTTTTTATCCTCCACAAACCACGAAAGCGGGGTTGTGAGTTGAATATTCTGATCCTTCAAAGCTCTACGCAAGAATTTAACGATTTTTTGCTGCGAGCCTACCTCGGAAATTCCAAACACCCGTAAGATGTTCTCAAGTTTGTCGTCGGATTTTACTCCGGCCCTAGACTCGCCGCGTATCTTTATTTCTAAATCGAACAACCCGGCTCTTAGTCCTGCAAGAGATGAGTTGAATACACGAGTTCCATCTTCAGTAATCTCATTTTTACCAGGTCTGGAGAAACTTTTCACGAGTAAGGGGTTTCTGAGTTGATAGGCAGTAGAGTCCGGGTTATTCCAACCCTTCCAGTCCGAAATTGCGTCTAGTAATCCTTCAATTTTATTGACCATTATACTTTTTTCGCCAGACTGCCGCCCACACCGCCCGTAAAGGAATCTAGTCCAGCGCCTAGCGCTCCACCCAAAAGACCGCCTACGACGTTCCAAGGGCTTGCAGCGTTGTTCATTTGTTGAACTTGGGAAGCAGAGTCAAAAGCTGAACTTCCAGCGCCTGTAGCCTGCCCGGCGTATCCGGTAGGGTTATACATGCCAGCCACGCCTTGTTCTTCTCCTAAAGCAGACTGGTACTGGTTATATCCTTGCTGATATCCAGCTTGTTGGACGCCCATTAGCTGGTTTGAAGCCTGATTAGCGCCTGCTGCGGCCAGACTAGCTTGTTGTGCGGCTTGTGCGCCTGAAGGGAGGTAAGAATTTCCACCCCCAGCGGTTGCTTGGTTGGCTTTAAGGGCCTGAGAAGCGGCGGCATACTGTTGTCCAGTTCCTTGTACGGCCTGAGAATTTAAATTATTGGTTTCGGCAGTCGAAAAGCCAAATTGATTAGGGCCTGCGTTTATAATCGGGGACAGGGTATTATTCAAACTCGAAAGAATATTTGACTGTTGGGCAAATTGGGTGTTATAATCATTCGTAAGGGTTGAATAATATTGAGCCTGTTGATTAGCCAGATTCTCTTGGGAAGCCGAAGCACCTTTCAATAAAGCAATTTGTCCATAAAATGGACTAGAGTTTTGGATCACGCGGATATAACGGCCCTGTCTTTGTGACCACTCAAATTCGATCCGCGTATAAATTTGCATTTTTTAGTCCTTTGGCATATAATGTTTTTGGAGATGGAAATTATTGGCAGGCGTTGAACTTAATCGGCCAAAAGATCGGCCAGTTTAACTCGGTAGACCTTCAGCGGAACTTCTTCGAAAATATGGTTCGTAGCAAACTCGTTAGTTTTTTCGTCCGAGCCGAGAAAATAAATCTCACCAGCCCCAGAAAGGTGTGCTTGTGTGATTGCGTTCTGAGTTAGTTCCCTGAGAGCCGACGAAATACGAATAGAATCTAAGCCCGGTCTTGGGGCCAAACTCTCCAGCATCGCCGGTCTTTGAATTGTCTGGAAAGCTACTGGGCCTGTTTTATCGTAGGCGCACCAAGTAACTGACGCCGGGTATAACGGAACTTGGGGGTCGAACTCGTTCTTGTCTTTATTTTCCAGGCTCCAATCGAGGAAAAGTTGTCCTTCATTCGGTTGGATTGGCCGGACAAAAATAGGGTTCACGGAATCCTGCTTAACACTACATTCATACTGTCGGCCAGCCGAGAGAAGCCGTCCTTTACGTCCTCTCTCAGGCCCGAGATGTTTTCGTTAGTGTGTTCTAGTTCTATTTGAATATGCGGAAGGTGGTTTGTCATAACTATATTCATGTCCGCTCGCAACGCTGGCAAGTCCTCGGCCCAGACCTCGACTTTTCTAAATATCCGGTTTGCCCGGTATAGAAAAACAAGGATAACGGACCACGATAACATACTAGACCAATGCGCGGACAGCCAGTCCATGGGGTTCCAAGGTTGCATACGAAGCCTTAATTAAGATATAGGTTTTAGTGGAGAAAACCGGTACTGCGGAATTCTTCCTCCGGCATAATACTGGCGGAGTGAATCAGATGCTGGTATAACAAGGTTGGGTAATGGGGTTCGTAAAATCGGACTCATTCCGGGGAATGCTGGAGACAAGGGAGGTTTTATTCCTTGAAGCGGCGTAGTAATCGGCGGGTCCGGAGAAATCGGGCGAAGTTTTAGTCTGGATGATATTGAGGGCATTTTGATATCCCAAGTCTGAGTTGTTAATTCTACTTTTCCTGGTTGTAACTTCCGAAAATTGAGAGACTTAGCAGTTCGTTTTTCACTACGTCTTCGCCCCAATTAACCTGTATCTGTAAGTGCCTGCAAACCGCAGGCATTTGCGTTTCTGACAGATAAAATCTTTGAGCGTATACACTCTTGCTTGGGGATAATTGAGTAGGATCGGGAACATACAAATACAACGGTTCGAAATACCCGGAAGACAACGGGGCAATTTCGTCTAATTGTACTGCTAGACTAAGAGGATTTCCGACAGCTTGAGAGTCTGTGATGATACTTTCAACATCAGCCTCTTGCCCCGGCTGCGCGAGCACAAGCGAACCCACAACTCCGTAGGCACTGTATTCAACTCCATTATCAGTAAACACTGTCCAGTCTCTTTGCAAAATCTTGCCAGAGGTTTTCGGACCCAGAAGCAGGTTGTGATTACCGGGGGAGGTTTCCACGGACTGTACTGCCGAAAATCCACTAGATATTTGTGCTTTCGGACTCCAAGTAGTTCCGGTTTCCGGAGACGGAGTAGACATCATCCTCCACCAAGTCCCTTGAAAATCCGATACATATAAGGCTTTTTCCTGGGAACTTTGGTAGTTCCAAGTAATGTGGGTAGATGTCGGATTGAAAGTACCAGTTCCGTTTCCTGGGCCGAACTGGTCTCCGATTGCAGAACCAATTTCAGACACCCCGGAAGACGGGTCTATCGTGAGAACTTGGTTGTCGCTTGTATATACATATACTACTCCTCCGTTAATTGCAAAAGCATCGTAGGAGGATATCCCAAGATTTTGCAAAAACGGAGTTGAGAAGAAACCGCTGTCTGAAGTACCAAGACCTTGGATGACATATAAATCAGAGTTCGTAAATACTAGCAGCCCGTTTGTGGTCGGCCACAATCTATAGACAGTACTCGGGTATTGAAAGAAGTTTTCCGCGTCCCACGCAGTATTTCCATTACCTGATGTTACTAAAGGACCTTGGGAATACTGAACTGAGTTTCCAACCGCCATCCAGATTCTACCAAGGTGGTAGGTTAACGCAGACCCTCCAGTTGGCGGAGGATTAGAAGAATCGGCAATTGGGGCTTCGATAAATTCATTTAAAGCAGGACCACCGTTTACAGACACGTCTGGTAAAGTATCGGTATAAGTCCAATTTTGTGGAATAGTAGTCCCGGCTCCAGGGTTTGGAATACTCCCGTCGAAAAATAATACGCTTCCGCCTTGGACAGTTCTCCAAATCCAGATTTGATCGCATTGCGGATCGTTAGTTCCCGGTCCAGTAACTGTTAACGAGGGCGAAGAACTGGTTCCTAAAATTCCGGTAGAGATGGTGAATAAAGGAGAAGCGGTAGTTAGGCTCCCGTCTAGGCCGTGGTAGCTATACGCCCACTGCCAAGCGGCGGTGGAAACAATCGTTCCTGGTCCCGCGTTTATCCAAGTTATTCCAGAGTCCGTTGTAGAGCCGCCCAGGGTAGTGCTCCAAACAGGTTGGCTACTTCCGGTAGTCCCAGTACCTCCGGCCAATATCTGAAGGTTACCATTAGTATCTACAATCAAATATGACCCTATTTGAGCCACAGTTGACGAAGCTTTCCAAGCCCCTGTTTTACCGTAGTTAGTCCAAACAATCTGGTTATCCACTACGGTAGTAACTGGCTCGCTGTTATTTACCGGACCCGTCGGCCATATAGGTATTGTATTTCCGCTGAGAGCGGGGGTCGTGGTGAAATTTATGTTAAAAGCTACTTCGTAGTTTCCGTTGGAATCCAGAACAGTCGAAAAAATTTGAAATAGTGTGTTCGGGAACCAGTATAAATCTGTAGTTCCTCCCGATACTGTGGGCGCTTGGGCCGGGGCAGCAATCTGCCAGTTCTCTGTAGGAAGACCCATGTTCTGCCAGACAAGAGTTCCGTCTGCCGTGGTTCCCCCGGGGGTGGGATTCCAGCCCGGCTGAGTTCCCCCGGTAGTAAAAGCACTCCCAGACACGGTAATCGAGCCGGTTTCCGCTGTAGGAGCAACGTTACCGTGAAACGGCCCATAAATTAAAATGGTATTTCCGGAAATATTTCTAACTGCCCAAGGGGTTCCATTGAGATTCGTAACAGTGGTCATTCCGGTTGGGGTAATCTCGGAGTATACCGGTTCTGGATAGGCGGAAGCCAGCGTCAAGGTGTATACATACGGAGCCCCAAAAGTTAATCCGTGAGAAACTTGTACTTCTGTAATGTTTATATTAATAGTTTGGGCAGTTACTTCCTGCAAGTTACCATTAGTATCTAAAATAAAATCCCCGACCGAATACGTCTGATTGGCCGCCCAGATCAAGTTAGGTGTAAGGTATTTTTTGTTGTCTACTCCGTCTGTGAAATATAACGAATTTCCTACAGATTGGAAGTAAGCTGAACCAGACCCGGCAGACTTATTAAATATTGAGGCGCTGGTAGACGGCCCAGTACAGTCGTAAACCACAGACGCAGTGTCGGCAACTACTTGGATTTTTTCGGACGTTATAGTTTGAGCAGCGTTAAAAATCGCTGTGCGGTTTTCGTAGAACCGGTTAATTGTCGGGAAGGTAGAGGAGTTATAGACAGAATGTCCGGGGCGGCGGATCAAAGTCAGCTTAGTAGAAATTTCGGTATTTAGCCCGTCGATTAAGCAAGGTTGTGTTCCGTAAAATTCGTCCTCCAAGTGGGTAAGAGCGGAGCGCAGGGGATTTCTTTGGGTGCAAACCCCTAAATAAAAATTGTTATGCCAGATCGGAGCATACCTCGTGGGTTTGCTCGTCTGCGCTCCCTTTTTTGCTAGTTCGTTGGGCATTGTCTATGATTTTTCCTGAAGTTGATCTGAGTACTATTCCCGATTTTATTAATCTTTTTTGTACGGTAGAATATGATACCGACAGTAACTTCCCCATTTGAAGGCTTGACTTACCCGCTTCATACAATCAAATAAGTTCTTCAGTATCGATATCTTTCCGATACTATTGCCGTAAGGATCGCCGCCCCTGTCTAAATAAGTAGAGAATTTCCTAGATCAACCAAAAGGTTGCGGTCCAAAAGGCCACGCGGCTCCGATACCTTGCCACATTCCGTATCCAGAATCCCAGCCAGTTTGCATTATCCCGGACGGAGGAACTATCCTGTAATCTTCCTGGTTTCTGTCCGCAGCCCGAACGGCCTTGACTAGAACTTCCTCCCACTCAGCATACATCTCTGGTCCGCGTGGATCACCGTTCTCACGGTATAATGCACTCCTCATTCCTTGCCGAAATAAATATAGAATCTCCGGAGGCAGAGGATCGAGAGTTTGTTGTAACGACCATAGACGAGGGGGGCGAGTTTGATATTGACAAACTAAGAACCAGCAGAGACCATTGAGAGCCGGGACGGGGCTTAAACGAAAAGCGTATCCATTAGGATTAGCAACTGTCCAAATTACCGTGCCGTCTTGTACTAACGACCCGGGAGTGGCGTTTGGCGGAGCCGCTGGCTGCGTGCTTCCAGACGTTCCATACGGGGCGTTAGAAGGCAAAGAAATTGTGTTTCCTATATACCCGGGAGATTCAATATTCAATCCTAGTTGAGTAGAATCTATGAATAAAATGTTCCCGTTTATGTCCATGAATTGCTGGATAGGCGATCTTGGGAGTTGAGAAACTCCATACCCACATCCGTAAGCAGTGTTAGCCTGCCACAGCCCCATGAAGGATTGGTAGTTTGGAACAAAAGATATATTAAAAGGCGAGGACTGGATACTTGTTTGGGGTATATCTCTTACGGTTTCCAGACTAAAAATCGGCTTAGGGGCTCCGTTAGAATTGGACGTAGAATTATTGATGTCTACTCGCCAGCCGTTTTCCAACCATCCAATATCCGTTAGATTCGTACAATAGTCTTGCTGCAAACTTACTGTCAAAAACGGAGGGGCTATCTTGCGGTTCCATTTCCACGGCATATTCTCGGCCATGATTCTGGACATGACTTCGTTCGCAATTGTGAGAAACGGTTCTGCCGAATACCCCGCAGCCCCGCCAAGCAGATTATAGAAGTCGGGATTCGACTTCAGAGCATTGGCGACTTGCTGCACAGTCTGCGTGAAATTTTGGGGGCCGGGAAGTACAGGCATTATAATCTCCGTCCATTTTATGGACTAATTAGGTGTGCAAAGAATATTTACAGTTCCGCCACTAGCCGTTGTTGCTACGTGTGATATGGTAACTGAGTTTGTACCAACCGCCGAAATAAACCCAACTACTGTAGACGCTGCCGCCGTCGCGTTAGTCGGAGAAAACGTGCAGTGAGAAGATGAAGTCGCTCCAGTAACCGTAAAAGCGTCTGAAGTTGCTGTAGTATAAGTCCCGGCTCCGGACACTGCGATCTGGTTTGTTAATGCTAGTGTTCCTGCATTAGACGGTTGGGCGATTGTATTAGCACCCACCACATAGGTTCCCGGGAGGGTTACGGTTCCGGTAAAAGTTGGGGACGCTGTAGGGGCCGCTCCAAGAGTGTTATAACTTATCGTTATCGCAGCAGACCCGTTGAAAGCCTGAGGAGACGCTCCGCCAGAACCAGAACTGTTAAATGTGACAGAATTTGTTAATATGCTTCCGGAATTTGGTCCGGTTACCCATTGCAAGGAAGCGTTGCACATCGAAAAGATAGGCTGTCCAGCAACTGGGTTCGTCAGCCACTCCGTCAGGCTCTCAGCAGGGCAGGCTGTTCCCGCAGTAGGCAGGCTTGAAACACGCTTTGCGTCAAACCCGTAGTCCCACGTTGTTACCTGCTGCCAAATCACCGAAGCTGCTCCGGCAGTAGGGCATCCACTTGTGGTTAAACAAACTGGGATTGGCGTCACCACTACGCCTGGAACGGCAAGCCCGGAGCATGGAGTAGCGGTCGAGTTCATTTGGACGCACGTTACTTGCACTGTAGAACTGCCAGTGCCTCCCGAACCAGAATTCGCAATCACGAGCCAGTCGCCGATATGCACGGACCCTGTGGCAGCAGAAGGAATATAGGCGGGGCTGAAATTCGTGATGTTGGCGCTCGACCCATTAATAGCCAAGGTTCCTACGGCAGTGACTTGCTCCGTCGAACTGAGCGAACCTCGCCCACCAGTCGGTCTGATTACAACTGTAATCGGTCCTCCAGAAGCGGTAAAGTCAGCCCGCTTATTTACAAACCAGTCCCCCGCCTGCCGAAGAACATTGTTGCTAGAGCGGGATGATTTTGGGATTACGTCTAGCAGCCAGTCTTCGAGACCGATTCCCTGAAATGCCTTCGCGTCGGCTCCAAAAGACCACAACGCTCCTTGAGCTTCGGCGTCTGAACCATATTCTTGCTGAGTTGTTCTGTTTTTGTACAGCGACGAGGCGTCGAGGATGTAGTTGTGCCCGATGAACTCCGCCCCCACGTTTCCGGAGTTAGTACTAACAATAGGGTGCGGGTCCGTAAGATTTCCAGCCAGATTGTAATTCTTGATGTTAATGATCGGCTGGATGGTCGAGGGAGAAGTCTCGTCGTTGTTGAAAAAGAACCGGCCTTGGTCATTGTTTCCGACCAACGTAGTCGGAAGGTTTTCTTCGATTCTCGCGTTGTCTATCTCGATCAACTGCCCCGGCCCGCACGAGTCGCAGAACAAGTCTCCGGCTCCGTTGGTTGTCGGACGAATCGGCGACCCGCCGCAGGAATCGTAAATCCCAGCAGTGCAGGCATATGTGGAAACTGCCGTAGACACGTTGTTGTCCATCGTGTAGTCGCGCAATGCGATGGGGAATCCATCTGCTGTGTCAGTTGACCAAAATTTCAGGAAATACCCGCCTAAAGCGTCGGTTCTGAAATGAGTGAAGTATCCATTTAGAATCTGTCCGGGCGTTACTTGGCTTCCCATTGTGATGCCGTCTCCGAAGAAGTTTTGAATCTGGAAGTTGTTCAAAACCGCGCGGGAATCTATGATCTCCTGGCTCGTAGTGGTCAGGTTCATGAAGTTCTGCGCCATGGTTGTGACGGTGCTTCCGGGATTGACTCCCTCAAAGCGCATGTTTTCGAATCCGCCCGCAGACAGACCGGGCCATTGCACCATGTACGTGTTCGAACCACCCGCCCCGTTGTAAAAGATATGGCTTGATCCGGGGAAGGCCCCTCTCCAGAAAACCTGAGAATTATACGTGTTGGGTATGACCTCCTCGTGCATACGATAGTTTCCCGTAGGCCACAGAGAGGGCAGGCAACTCTGAACGCTGCTGAATGTGGAGCAGGAACCTGGCAAGACGCCATTTATATAGAGAGCAGAAGAATCGGACACCCCGGAATTATCCGCCCCAAAATCACGCACGTTAGAAACACCGGTTCTGGCTGACTGCCCATTTCTTTGGTTATCCACCATCGGGTTGGTTTGGACTGGAGACCCTACTCCGGCATTGATGCAATTATAAGGAATAGTATCCGTACCAGAGTAGTTCTGCTCGATTAAAACAGAACCCCCAAACGTACAGGCGTCTACATAACTGGTTGTAATTCCATTATTTCCGGTATTATTTCGAACCGCCGACCAGACAGTATTAGACACGCCAGCGAGCAAAGATTGGGAAATCAAATTAACAGAAGTCAGGGTATGGGTATTAGGAGTAATCGTAATTGACGAGTCGCCCTGGAAAGCCGTGGCTCCTGAGTTAGCGAACTGGACTGCGAAAGACGGGGGTGCGGGGGTGCTTCCTCCGCTTAAACTGCAAATATTAGGAATGACTATCGGAGACTGACCGGGAGAAGAAATGGTTTCGGTTACGCAGTTTCCTAAAGAAATGTAATACGAATAGTTACCCGCCGCGTCTGCGGTTAAGACCGGGGGAGTTATTGGGGCGGTTAGCAGAGGGTCAGAATAAATAGACGCGGCTGAACCAGTCCCAGTGCTGGTAACCGAGATTTTTGCAAACGGAGCTACGTTTGCCGCAATTCCTTGACTGGAGCGAGACAGGACTTGGCCTACTCGGTGAAATCCCGTAGTCGATTGAGCAGACGAATTTTGTCCATAAAATGGACAGATCGCCAGAAGCAAAATTAATAGTTTCTTCATTAGTCTCATTAGTATGGTGTCACCAAAACATTGAAAGTCGCGCCTGCTGTGCTAGGGTGGGTTACTACGAACTGACCTGCTGAAACCGAGGACACGTATGTAGATGTAAGCATTGTAGCAGCCGTTGAATTAGTCGGCTGTAAAAACACATGGCTTGTGCTGATAACCCCGACCAAAGTAACGGTGTCTGTTGCATTAGCAGTTGTTGTTAAAGTGGTTACTAGAGGGCCGTTGTTTGAGATGTTACTTATTGTGTACAAAGACCCCGAGGCAGAAGAAATGTTTTCGGTGACATTGTAATTAAGAGGAACAAAATAGTTATAGTTTCCGTCTTGATCTGCCGTAACCACAGAACCGGGAATTGTTATGGACAGGGCCGGGTCTGAGTAAATAACCGCAGCGGCTCCGCTTGAAGTCAAAGTTACGTATACTGAGGCATAGGGAACAACCAAAGACCCCACGCCCGAAAACTCGCGCATGGTAGCGCTACTAATTCTTTGCCAGCCTGTAGTTACTGTAGCCACTAAGCACGCCCCTGCTGTACGGTCATTGTTTGTCTGATGCTGTTCAACCGATCACTTAACCAGAGATTTTTCTGAGTCTGGTCTAATCCTTCCGCACAGGAAGCGAGGTTGGTATAAAACGTCTGATAGGAGTTTGTAAATCTAGGGTCTCCGCTGTACTCGTAAGCCTTTGCTTGGAAACCTTCATTTACTATATATCCTAAATAATCCGGAATAGGAGCCCAAGTCTGCTGAATCGAGGTGAACAACTGGGCAGAATTTTGGAACTCAACCGCTACATTATAAACTTTGTCGGGGGCTGGGAATATACGAAACGTGATATTACCAGCATCGTCGTCGAATTGCGCCGAAATTCTAGCAGGCTGATTAGATGTAGTTTCTGCGGATAAATCTAGACTGACTTGTAATTCGTAAGCCTGATATCCAGCGTTTGGATCGTAAGCAGTTGCTTTTTCTATCCAACCAAAATTAGGAATATTGACTGTGTAATCCGGAACTCCAATTTGAGTTTGAAACAGCGGAGATGCGTATGTTCCTCCGTCCCCTCTATTCCACCTCCAACCCCCCAAAGACGGAGATAGAATTGTCTGCATCACCCAATCAGCGTTTGAAAAAGCAGGGTCGTTAGAAGTCAGAATTGTGATTTCAAGACCAGAACCCGTACCTCCCGAGACCCCGCTAGTCGAGTTATTAATAAACCCATACCCACCCGATAAAAGTAATAGTCCGGTCGCTCCCCCGCTTCCATTGATAGCGGTTATCATTGCCCTGCCTTGGAAACCTCCACCAAGACTTACTATATCTCCGACAGTATAAGCCGTTCCAGCCGCAATAATTTCGAGGTTTACCGCCGCTGTAAAGATAAGCGGAGCCAGACGAAGGAATTGCTGGGCCAGATTAACTGTCCGCTGGAGTGTTATAGTTGAAGCCATGTAGTTGGATTACCTCGGGGGAATTAAGTATTCAGGGATGGACTTCATAAAGACCATTGTTAGTTGCTGGGTCTGCTGTTCTAAAACTCTCATAAAGTCCATAGTAGAGGATTCAGATAGAAACGGACTTATCTTTTCGTGGAACGGGTCTAGTAATAAATGTATGGTTTCGTGGACGATAGACATTGTAAGTCTGCCCATAGTCTCCGTAGTATTTTCTTCGAAGTCGGTTTTGGACTGTTTATATAGCTTTAAAGTAGCCGAATAATACGTAGAATTTACTGTGGCTTCCGCGTAGGAATCGTCTTTGTCGGTAGCATAAAATTCGGTCTTGATCCGCCAGCCTTGCAGGTTAAAATACTCGCGGAGGTTCTCTATGAAGGCGGTTACCCACCCTTCGTAAGCTTCCGTTTCCATTTTTTCTCCTATGAGTCTTTTAGAAACGCTTCGTTAATTGCAGCACTCGGGTCCAATACTGTTCTAAATCCGGCGGCGGACAAGCGGTTGAAGCTGGGTTTTCTGCGCCACAGAGCGTAGTCTTCTTGACCCGGATAGAAGATACGTCCGCAGGTAGTGCAAACTCCAGCGATTCCGCCTACGTCGTTGCGGTGCCATGCAATCGAAGTACGGCCTGCAATGTCGCGTTGTTCGGACAATTCGCTGCCGCCTGCGATGTGGTCACAAATCGACTGAGAAGCCTTGATGTTAGTCTTCTTCCGAAGTTCCAATTCCTTTTCGTTCTTGCGGAATAGTTCATCGTTTGCTTCTCGTGCTTTTTGTTCTTTAGTCTTGATTACTTCTCTAGGCTTTGTGGTCTCTAGAATAGCGTCTGCCAAGGCTTGATTGGCTACTGACTGATTTTCTGTCAGCTTCGCCATCTGTTCCTGCATTTTAGCAATGATGGATAAAAGTTGGTCTGTAGACAATGGCGAAACCGAAACCGGATCAGCTACCGGGGTTTCTTGATTCGCGGAGATATCCGCGTCCTTGGCTTTGTAAAAACTAGGGGGCTTAATTGACATTTCATTCTCCTTGAGAAATCCTCTCAAACGGGTTTTTGTCCATTTAATGGACTTGTTACTTTTTCTTCTTGGCTGGTTTCACGACTTCGCCCTTGTGAACCAAAGCCATCCCGGTCTTTTTTACTTTCCCACCCTTTTTGTAAGACGGAGGAGAAGCAAGACCTGGTTTTGGTCTGGCTGGGGTAATCGGAGTAATTGGTTTTGGAGTTTTCGGGACGGGTAGAAGTGGTCCCCTCGGCGGTAGCATCATATATTTTCCTTATGCTTTGGATTTTTTATTTCTAAATTGGTGGAGTTTTTTGGCCCAATATTCTGGACAGGATGGTACTCCAAATTCCTTGTTTATTTGTTCCTCGGTTAGAATCTTGGACTCTATGAATCTTAGGAGTACAGACCTCCAACCCATTTTCTTAGCCCGAAGTAAAATATCTCGTTGGTCAAATTCGTATTCAGAATATTCAGGAAGTACGCCCAAAGTACAGTACCCCAAATACTTAAACGACTGTCCGTTCCAATCTTTTCTCTGCGATCCACTGGTGATATATAAAGCGATATCCCCGGCGATGCCCCCTTGGGTTATGTACAAACTAGGCAGGATGTGGTGGAGTTTTTGGATGAATAATGAGCAGTCCATAGGACGACCAGTCCGGGAACCCCGCAAGTCGTCGGTGTCAGGATGTCTTTGTCTGCGAGTGCCTTCCGAGTTGTAATTCATTTCTCTTAATCGAGAAGTGTGCTCAGACAGACTTAGGCGGGGTTGGGTTTTGCACCAACTACACTGAGGTTCCCGGCCATTCTTGTACGCAGAATTTCTATCAAAAAATTCCCATGTTAACAAACGAAAACATGAGTGGCACTCTTGACCCCTGAGTTCTGAATCGACTCCGGCTTCGTAATTAATTACGTCATAGTCGGATTCGATTCTCATTCAGGTATCCAGAGTTTAGCTTCTGGAACCGGTTCGAAGATTTCCGCAAGTTTGGCTTCTACTTTTTTGATGAAGTCTCCAGCAATTGCGTTTTCTTCTGCCGAGTCCGCGTTAACCCCAATGATTCGTTCTACGTCCAAGTCCCCGTTGTCTTTTTTGACTACTAAGACAAGAGCATGACCAATTACGTGCCCTTGGTCTACGTCTGGTTTCTTCGATTCCCAAGAATCTTGAGAGTTGAAAATTTGTACTAAAGCTGACATATTTTCCTTAGTCCATTAATCGGACAGATTGTGGGGAGCAATAACCTTTCGGCGATGCTCCCCAGATAGATTACTACCATTTGTCTAGGCAAAATTCTCTCAACGTGATTGTTGACGAAGCGCCGTTACCTAGGGTCAATCCGCCCACGAACGATAGGTTTGCCGCAGTTACGCTAGTTACGCTAGTGAACTTGGTTGGAGCTACGATCTGAGACGTAGCAGCAAACGTAACAATTCCAGTGTAGTATCCAGCAAGAATTTCGGACGTTGCGTCCCATATGCAGTTTGCTTCGACCACGAAACTAAACGCTCCGCCAGCCACAGCAGCAAGCCCAGTTCCGGTAGACCCGATCAGGTTGTCCGATCCGAGGGTTGCTGAGGTGCCTTGATACAAGTTAACTTGAATAGTTTGGGCACCGTTAGCCCCCGCGTTTCCAATTCCAGCAATCTTCAGCTTGAAGGGATGCCCGTCCCAAGACGCGGACGAGAATTGGTCATTAGACTCTCCGGAAGGGAGACCCCAAAGTTGCCCAGACCGGCCTGTAATAGACGAGTTTGCATTTACATCAAGTTTTTGCTGCGCTCCGAAAATCGATCCCCCGGTAGGCAGGACTAGGAAATAATTAGCAGTACCAGAATCGGTGCTGATTGTTAGAGGAGTTGCTGTGGTGGTGGCCACAGTCTGGGTGGGAAACTGGTTACGACTTGACCCGCTTCCGGAAAACCCGAATACGCTATTAGAATTTGACATTTTTGATCCTTTTGTTGGTTTGCCCGTTACGGGTTATGTGATTGACCCAGCTTTACTACCCTGCTGGCCTTTGACTGGTCTGAAAATTGGTTCGGCCTTCATCTTGCCGTCTTGGAAATAAATTGCAATCGCCCCGCCGGGTTCGACTAGCTTTTCTTTATGATTTCCGGTAGACATGGCAGAAACTTCGTGTACAACCGACGAATGCGCTACGAGTAATGGTGGGACCCCGTGTTCCTCGTATATCTTAAGGGCTTGGGCTATGCAGGGCCTTATTCGAGATTTGAAGTCATTCAGAGATTCCCCACCGGGAATTGTACAGTTTGGATCGTCCAGATAGGTTTGAAGATCGGCTTCGGAGTCTGTAGTTCTAGGCTGGCCGGAAAAATCCCCGACATTCAAGGCCCGCAGGTTTTCGGACGGGTGGACTTTATATCCCTTTTTCTGCGCTATGATTTCTGCGGTTTTGGTTGCTCGCTGTTTATCGGAGCAGAAGATACAAGAAAGGTCTATATTTTCGAAGAGGTTTGCTAATGTGTGGGCTTGTTTTAGTCCGGCAGAATCCAAAGGAGGGTTTGCAGAGCCCCGAAATTTTTTCTCGTGATTGAGTACGGTCTGGCCGTGACGTACTATAAAACACGCGATTGGGGAATCAGGAGGAGATAACATCATCAGGTTCCTTGGGTTTGGATTGTCGAGGCTTTTTGGGCTGGGATGGTACGGGGGCTGACGGGGGTGGAATCTCAAAGTCGAAACCTGTAAATTTAGTGTTCTGGTCTAATGAAGCCGCATACTGACGGAGCGCCTCCATGTCGATAGTTTCGCCGCCAAACATGGTTGCTGTGGTTACACTAGCTCTCAAGGTTGGAGTTTGGGGAGGGTGTTCAAACTCTACGCCGTCCAGTTCCACGTTTAGTTCTTCCACAAACCTGCGGAGGTCTTCGTGTTTGGCAAAGGGGGACTTCCGAACGACTAATAACTCTACCGCTTGCTTGCGGTAGTCGTGCGGGGCCGCATCATTGCGTCCGAGGTCTCTTAGAATGTGGTCTGGAAATTGTGTTAGGTGGGCGTAGTTATCGAAAAACGGGTCAGTTGGCATTGCTCTCCGTGGCCTAGGCAGGCAGCGAGTCTTGAAATTCTTTTATAAATTGTCTGGACATATCTAATTCTTTAAGGATGTCTTCCATCCTCTCGGCAGACCCGTCAGACACCGCCACCATTTCGATGCGAAACAAGGCGTCGGCTACTAGGTCCGATACTTTAATAAAAGCGAGTTTGGTTTCTTTATCCATAATAAAAAGGCAGGTTGTTAAGGCTTAGACACATTTGCCCGGATTTCAGATACAAACCCAATAGGCAACGAGATCATCGGTGACTTTGAAATTGTTTCTACAATCCAACATGAATAACTTCCTCGGTAGTTTTGGGCAAAACCGCCGGATGGGTTCCCCGACAACCTGCGTAGTCCATTTTGTGGACAAAGTGCGGAACGGGCAATTCCGTCTGCTCCGCCGCACAAGGGGAAGCCGGGACCACGAGAAAGGAGGTAAGCGCGATCCCGGCGGACGACAGCGTATGAGGAGGAGGCAAGGCTGTCGTCAATCTAACTTAAATTTAATTGCTCGATAGCATAATCACGCTCTAGGCGGCAGTAAGTACCCCCAAGATGTTCATGCCTGCTTCCCTATTTACGAAACACGGGACCGGGCCGGTGAAACCCGCTACCAAGCAAACTTAAACCTACTTCTTCGGAGTCTCGGCAGGCTTTACAGGCGCTGGCTTCGGCACCAAAACGGGGTCCGCTCCAGTTACGTCTACTGTAAATCCCGGGAACTCGTCTTCGATCTTCTTTAGTAGATCGGAGTACTGAGCCCGGATATTTGCCTGGTCCGAAGTCAAAGCGTTAATCGCGTTGGTGTCGTCCTTGAACTTCAATTCCAGATTCTGGACCTTGAGTTTTTGAAGTTCGGACAGTTGGGGTGTGGGCTTTTGAGAATGAGCCAAAGGCATAAACCCCGCAGCCAAGATTAAGCAGAAGCTAATTAAACTGATTCTCTTCATCTTTTCCTTTTGGTTATTTAATTCTTGAATGTGGCAGCTGTTTGAGGTGCTTGTGGTAAAAAATTCCGTGACTATCGGAAGATTCAAATTTATCGGCTAAATCTTCGTCTACCCCGCCTACAGCATAGGCTTTTCCGTCATTTAAGTCTACTTCCAACGTTCCAGAATCCGGGTCATGTCTAGCTCCATGTATCTGGGAACTTGGTTTTAAGGTCAGAGTACGCTGGGCCATTACTTGACTTTTTTCAATTTCTGATTCTTGGCTTTGGCGGACTTACTAGCGTTGCGAGTAGCGTTTGCTAAAATAGCCCCAGCCGAGGATTTGCTATATCCCTCGCCTCGAATCTTTTTAGCTACAGCTTTGAAACCTGGATGTTTCTGCATACTTAGTTCTCCTTGTTAATTACAGGGGCGGGAATAGAGACTAACGTGTGTTCTTCGGGGATGCAATAGAGTCTTCTATTCCCCTACTACACGATCATATCCCCGCCCCATCTTGTTAGAACAACTCTAATCCGGTTCCGCAAGTTCCGCAGAACTTATCCCTTGATTTACCTATTGTACCACAAGTCGGACAGTCCCCTTTCGCGGACAACTAAAAACTAGACTAAATACATTGTACCACCGTTTATTTAATTTGTCAACTTTTTAAGACTCCGCCATGAAAAGGAAGCGGCGCAAAACTGTCCAGAAAATGGACAAATCTTTGGGACTGAACCGCTCGGTCTAACATTTCTTGGCCGCCGGGGCCGAGTTCATTTACTTTTCCTTTTGGCGGGCTTCTTCTTTACTTTCTTAGGCTTACCGTAATATATTGCAGTGGTATTAGGTAAACTCGCGGACGTGGTTACTGCTGCGTGGGATACTGGCATATTCCTCCTTCTGATATCATCTATCTGGTGTTTTCCAATCCCGGTGTATCTCCAGTACAAATACGAGATATTGAAAGCTGGATCGAAATCGGCGTACCCTATCCAACTGGTTATTTGCGGGTAAGCACTTTGGGATGTGTACTGCCTGCGTTCGAATTGCAGTAAAATATTGTTCGGAGGAAACGAATACTGGTATTCGTGCCAATCATTTTCGTCCATTTGCCGGGGGTTTAGGGCAGTTGATAAGTATTGGCCGACTGTCAAAAGACCTGTTTCCCCGAAGAGCGAGGACAGGCTACTGGCGTATCCGAAAGCGTTTAACTGCTGCTGTTGGCCACACATTGGGTCGTATCCTTGATACATTACGCAGCCTCCTTTTGGAGGTCTATCCAATCAGCTATTTTCCGAAGTTCTTCTGGATTGGCGTCCGCTTTAATCCTATTGGCACGAAAAGAAATGATAGAAATATTACCTTTTACATACCCTAGATTCGGGTCGAGTCGATCCACACTCGGAGAATTTTCGTGATAACCTTTTCCGCCTCGTTCTAATTTGACCCCGAATATGGGACAGTATTCTGGGATGATAAAATCTTCTGGTTCCAGATTAAATTCTAATCCTAATTTCTTGGCTCGGGACTTGCAGACGTTCCGAAGATAAGTCCCGGGGTTGTCTATGTAGTATTGCTTCTGTCTGGCCGCATATTTTGGCTTGTTGTTGCGGCGATGTCTACGAACTTTTTCACGTTCTTGCTCCGGGTCTTTGTATGGCATTTTATCCTCATCTGATCATGAGGTTTTGGGACGACGGATCAGCGCCGTCCCATTACCTTTTATTTTGAATTCAAGTACATTATACCACAGAAATCTGTGGAAAACAACTTAAATTCAAATTATTTTTTCAAAGCTTACGAGGAACTCGTTTCGCTCTGAAGTCTACGCAGGGTCATGGTACTGCCCGGACGCAGCGTGTTGGTGTAGCGACTTCTTGTTACCTTCCGTTGTTTTCGGACGGGATCGATCATTTCTGTCGATCTCTTGCAGTTTCTTTTCCTGCAAGAACGGACTATTGCATCGCCTTTCGGCGTCTCTTCGCTTAGTCTCTCACGGTCCCTTTCGGGTTCCGCCTCGTTCCCATTTCAGGATTCGAGTCAATCAGAAGAGATTTAGACAACGCTGGCTATCAACGTTGTAGGAAACCCATCCGCCAATTTGACGGGCTGGATCGCTTACGCTTCCTTGTTCTGGTGCTGACTGAATAACGCTTTTGTTACTTCGTCCACAAAATGGACAAGGGCAAATCATTTCTGTTTGCCTCCCTATGTCACCATAGGGGCCGGAGCACATCATAATCCACTTGGGATTCCTCGTCTATGCTCTCTACACATTTACCAACCTTGCGGTCGGATTTAGCTCGGTATTGTCTCAGGGAGAGTTCCACCGAATTAGCGAGGTTATTCAAGAATCATTGCTGATTCAGGCTGCTTTTCTTGACGAATACAGTTTGTAGTTTTTGGAACCATCTTCTGGGTTTTTGCCCAGGAACACGGAGAAGATCGCGTCGTCTCCAAATATATAAGTGTTATAGTACGTGTTTCCACTTATTGTTACTGTCGGCGCAGTTGAAGTCTGCTTGAAGGTTACGCCCGCGAACGAAATAACATCATCGTTCTTAGGCAGTTCAAACAGCATGTTGTTCATTGACGGGTCACGCTTTAGGATATCCGTCAGACCGTTGTAAGAAGTATCGTTCAATACGTCTCTTACTACGTTCGGGTGAATGATCCCGCCAAATTTTCCGTCAACCAATGGCCGAGCATTGACACTGACTAGGGATTGTGCCGCACTACGAATGTTATTCGCAGTTAGGTACGAGCCGTTTGCCAGTTGGATATTGACTAGCGTATCGACCGCGACAGCCGAGTCCGCCGTTAGTTGGACAAGGGTGTTGAGGGTGAGTGCTAGTCTGTAGTTTAGTTCGTTTGCCAGATTCTGTAGCAAACCCGGGTCGTCGATGGCAACGTCAAGAGCCAAATCTGAGGAGTTAATAAAGTCAGCGTACTGACCAATTGTAGCCACAATTTTGGTGCTTGATTCTGAGATCGGCGATCCTACGGTACCTTCAGCCGCTTGGTTAATGTTGGCTGCTAGGAGCGAGTAGGTGTAGAACTGAATCTGGTTGCCCTGACGAAGCGGCAACGGACGCTGCTTTGTCATGCTCAAAAACGGCGTCTGGGCTTTTAGGTTGGGGGTAGCTTCACGTTCAACAATGTGTTTTAGCCGCCAACATCTCTGTTGGGGCGTTCTGCATATCACTATGCAGTTCAGACTGTGTCTTCAACTTTTTCAAAGCAATAAGCCTTAGATAGATTTCTTCTCTTTGTTCGGGGCAATGTTTTTTATGTCCCAATCTTATGTATTCCACAGCAGCTAAAGCCTCTTCTCTTTTCACTACAAGATACGGAAGAGTATTTAGAAAAAACTGTTCAATATGGAGTTTGTTAAAAAGACTCCAAGAATAACAATTTCTTTTTCCTTTTGATCTTACATCTCCGCCGTAGACTTCTTTGCAAGAGTCTAATATGGAACGATCATTATTAGCTATGGTCAAAATCAGATGATAACAAATTACATTCCGACTGAGAGTTTTGTTCACTCGGATGCAACCTTCACCATCGAAGAAACCGGCAATATAGGCTGGCTCTGCTTTAATATAATTGCTGTTCGTTTCAGTCGTTACGGACCCGTGTTGCTTTAGTTCTTTGAGTTGTTTAGCAACTCCGGTTTTCTGTTCCTCGGACAGACTGTCCTTGGTCTCGATAAACCGCATTAGAACTTCGGCTTGCTCCCTTTTATATTTCAAATAGGGCAGAATAGTTTTGAGGAAATCAACAACGGTGGGAAAGGACTGGAGATACCAAATATACCAGTCTTCCCCTGCTTTGTTGTTTACATTTCTGGAAAAACTTCCTCCGAAATGTAAAACCAGCCACTGCATTACCGCCCTTGATTTATTGCTTACATAAACCTTGGGTTCGTAGTAGGTTTTGATCCCTCGTTTGCGGGTGGCGATTCTTGCGCAGCCTTCTGCGTCAAAAAGCCCAGCCATATAACTCTTTGTTTTCTCTTTCACGGTTTCCTCGGTGTTTTCTGATGCTTTAATATTACCACACCTGATAATATTTGTCAACCAGATTTTCGCCGATTTAGAACAGTTTTGATTCACCAAGTTTTAGTGAATTGCAACTAAGTTAGGAAGCGCCCCGGACGTTACTATGGATGCAGGAGAGTAACTCATGGTTACTCCTTTGTTGTTTAGTTAGAGCGCCGACCTTGCACTTTCTGTCTGCGAACGCCTTGATATAAAGCTTTTATCTGGGCATCGCTCAGAGAATCTAGGTCCTCGGCTGAGGGCGCGTTTTCGGTTGAGGGCGGTGCGACGGGTGTTACGTCCGACGACCTCAATCCTAACGCCGCTCTCGGGCGCGTCTCCGTTCGAACAATCCGTTCGTTCGTGGGGCGCGGCGCAGGTTCCGGTTCTGAAGACGGGACCGGCGGAGTTCTCGGGGGTTTGGGAAGTTTGACCAGCAAATCATCGCTGCTCAAGTCTTCGAAAGCCTCCTCAATACTTTCTACTGTCCAATTACCAGTAGCAACTAAGCGGTCGAAGGTGGCGTTTTCTTCACCTTTCTTCACGATTTCACTTAGTTTAAACTTAGAAATCCATCTTACTATCGACTTGAAGTTTTCCCACTGGGGGTCTGGGTAGTAGTCTGGATTGTTTTCAATAAATGATTTGGTAGCAGATTCCGCTTGCATTTGAGCTAAAGCATAGGTGCTTTTTTCTGCGGATTGCTGGGTCGTGCTAACCAGTTGTTGGAGAGTAAGTCCAGTTTTCTTTTGGAACCAGTTCTCCATGGCTAAGTCCGGATTATCTCCCAATTGGGTTTTAATCTCGAAAATTTCATCGGCTGACAGAACTCGATTTATCGGAAGCGGAACCGGCGGGGGGGTTGGTACCGTTTTTACTGGACTTCCTAGTTTAATCTGCTTGTTCTGTTCCCGAATCTTGTTGGTTGCGTTTATCTGGGCTTTTGCCAAGCTGGACAGCAATAACTCGTTTTTGGTCTTGCCCCAGTAAACCTGAGGATTTCCTCCAGCAGAACCAACTACTGTTAACTTCCACTGACCTTTTTCCTTTTCGAGAGTCGCGGTTCCGCCGTCAAACTCTACTGTCTCCGGGCTTTCATCTGGCGGAGGCGGCGGCGGTTCAGGATCGGAGGAAGGAGCTACCGGCTGTCTGACAACCTCGGGTTCCAAAACTGGGTGGGGGTCTAAAGTCAGGTCCGGGTCTATTTCATCTAGTCTAGAGCTACTGAAATCTACGTGGGTAAAGGGGTCGGGATTACCGTTGGCGTCTAATAGCCATTGGTCTATTGTTGCTGGCATTTCGTTCTCCTACTCACAATCCGTGAGAGCGGGTTATTTTGTTCCTAGGTTTTATCCACAAAATGGACTAGTAGTTTTGATGTATTTGATAGCTTGGAATTGTTGTTATTACCGGTGGACTATAATAAGGGTCGAACCTTCAAAACATGCCACTTATATACCCATCGCTTTCGCTACGTCTGTTGCTTCGCTTAGATTATAGAGATACCGCTGAAATTCTGGGCTTGGGTGTTCTACGAATTCGACGGCCTTTGGTAAATCTTCTTTGAACTTTCTTAGGAATTCATCTAGGGCGTGTACGGCTGCGTGCGCCCCAATTACCCCAGGGTCTCCGGGCGGTAGCCTGCGATAAGCTAAATCTATGTCATTGACGTACTGTTCTACGAATTCTACTAAATCTGGCCAAGCGGGAGATACAACAACCCCACGCATCTTGCGTCCGAATTCGTATAATTCAAAGTCCTGCTCACCTTGCTCTAAAGAAATTTCGTCTAGTTTAGTTGACATTCAAACCCCCAAAGACGTGATCTAGATTAACTATGTTGGGGCCTTGCGGGGGTTTTGAAGGTGAAAAATTTCCGGGCTTCTTATTCAGGAACCGTCCAGTTTCGTTAAGTAACTTGGTAAGTTCTTCGTCGGACAGGTTGTCGTATTCCGTGCCGGGGATTGCGTTTGCTTTGGTGATGAAATTAGGCTGGTTAGACATCTAGGCCGATCTCCCGTTTAGGTCGTCCCTAGTATCTACCCACGGATCGTATGCTCCATTTGAGGCTCTCTTTTTGCGCTGTTTAAACCAATTATTTATTCTACTGACTAGAATGTTAAATTTGAATTTCCACGTGTTGAACCACTTCTTCATTCTTTCACCTCTACCGTAATCCACGGTGACGGGTTATTTTGTCCACAAAACGGACGGTTTAGTTTTTTAGATTAAACGAGAGAGCCGAACCCGCCAGAAGCGGACGGCGCTCCTGTCAAATCCTGCGGGGCTACTGATGCCTTGAAGCCCTCCCTCAAAACGTCTCTTGCCGCTCTCGCAACATTTTCTGAGTCGGCTTGTTGTTCTTGTATCTGAGACCTTTGAGCCAACAGTTGCTGTTGTTGCTGGAACTTCTGTTCGTTTACTCCGCCTTGAGATTGCTGCTGCTGCCTTTGTTTATCTTCGTCCGTCATTGGTACAATAATGTCGTGGAAGTTTTTCATTTCAGCGGCTTCGAACCAGTTCCGGATAATCTCATCTACATTGACTTTCTTGCCTTCGATTGCTAGTTGTTCTACAATAGACGGCTGAGAAAGAAATTGAGTCAATTGGGGGAGGGCCTGAACCATAATCCGGCGAACCTGCATCTTGGACCCCGCCAGAATATCAAACTTTACTCTAGCGTTTAAGATGTCTAATAAGTCTCCAGGTTTACCTTCTTCATCTAAATACTCATGCTTTAGTTCGTCAGACATGACGTAGTTTAATTGGGACTCTGGCAACATAGCCCGATTCATTTCCTGAAATTCATATAGCATTGGAACTATAACTTGGTTCGCAAGTTTGTCCACGAAATCGGAAATCGGGTTGTAAGCACCTTGTAACAGTCCTTGAGCGCCCGCAGAACTTCTAGCTAGATTCGAGTGTCCGGACGACCCAGCTTGTCCCATAGAACTAATTGGGTTCGCGCCAGATACAGTTTCTACTCTGCCCTGGGACCAGCCTATTAAGGCTCCGGCCTCGGGGACTGGTGCTGGTCTGCCTAATGGCGCTAAGTCTCCTTGAGAGTCTACTTGAATAATTTTACCAGGACCGATGCGAATATTCTGGGTAGGAATACTCTTTCCACGGACCTGTACAAGCGGGGTATTTAAAGCAAGAGAAGCGTTGTCAATAATAAGATGGGTGATACCAGTTTGAAGTCTTTGCTCCGCCCCAATCGTGCGCCCGAGACCCAAAGACCAGAAAGCTCCTGGGATGTCCCACCATCCGACAGAGAGAAACGGGATTTTCCCGTAAATATTTTTGTCGTTGTAGATTACAAGTTTTTTCTGTAAGGCTATTATATAAGTGTTGTTATCCCAACGTTCTAAAACCTCTAGGGGTTTTTGTAACGGATCGGCGGTGGTTTCTTCCCAACGAGGTTCTGCCCGGGCTTCCCATAAAGGATTCCTAGAGCCATCTTCAGACACGTTTGATTCTACAGGTTCCTGAGGCGGCAAGAATAATTTTAGTAAGTCGTCTTTGGAAGGAATTGTATAGCCGGGGCGGTCCCGGAGCTTGTCTAAATCCTCCCACGTCATGTACCGGCGGCGGATAACATATTTTGCCTTGCGGATATCAGGCACATTAAGGCCGGGGTCTACTAAGACCTCCCGCATGTTTACAATGTGCTCAAATATAGGCCGGTCTACTACTTCTTCAATTACTTCTTCTTCTAATTCCCCAGAAGACAGTCTGGTTGGGGGAGTGCCAGGAACTAAACTCGGAACTGTCGCAGTAGGAGTTTTACGCTTGATTATTTTCCGTTCTTTAGTAAACTTTTCCCAGCCCCATTGGAATAACGCCGTGCCGAATAACAAGCAGTTTCTCGTCCCAAGGACCATTTCTGTCCGGAAATCTATATCGTCTAGTTGATAACCTAATAAAGCAGAAACAGCCCGGGCAGCCTGAGAACTAGTTCCTGGTCTTTCTTGGGTAACGAACGGAGGATTTTCATAAAACAATCCGGACATTACTTGCGGTACAATACCGTTTACTGAAGTAGCTACTGTGAAAAACGGGATACTAGCTGCTTCTGTGGTTGTTCCGGGCCAGCAGCGGGGGCTGTTCGGGCTTTCGTAAAGAAATCGACTCGCACTCCAGCTTAAAATCCAGGCTTTTGTGTTCTCGGCTTGCTCCGCTCTTTGAGCGTCCTGGACCACCAATTTCAAAGCAGGCGAGTCTTCTTCCCAATAGCCGACGTGCATCCGAGAAATTGCCTCAGATGGCGTGATATCCATATTAGGGTTTATCTTCGGTTCAGGGAGTATTGACATTTATCTTCCGTGTGGTACAATGGGTTCTCAGTCAATCAGACTTGGTGGCTTCGATTTCAGAACTTACCGATAAGGTTCTCGGGTATTGGTGCGCCCCACTCCCTTGTCACGGAGACATTCTGAAGAGATTATCCATAAAATGGACTCAATAAGTCTGCATCATGGAGTTCGGCTCCATTTGACCTGTCTCGCAATTGATGCTTCCCTTGATCGAGAGTGCGGACCCGCCGACTCCCTCACCTTTGTTCTTCATAACCGGAAAATCGGCTTTGCCCCAGACGGACGGGGTTTGGTCCCCGGAGTCTTGGGTGTGCATTGGACCTTCTTGGGACTCGGTTTGCTTGACTAGCTGTCCAGCGCCTGAGGATTCTCCGGCGGACCCTGAAGGACCGACTGCGGGGAAATCAGTTGCTTTTGCGTAACGAGGGGATTCTAGATTGCCCCCTAAAGAAATAAGACCGCCCATTTTTGATTCGGTGTTCATTTTGTTAACCTCTTGGAATTAGTGCGGGCGGTAATGCCCGATTTTCGGATTGTGTCGGAGCAGACGTGCTCCACGGGGGAGTAAAACTTTGTCCATTTAATGGACTTGCTGCTGGTTTCCAACCATTTGGTTTATCTACTCTAACGTGCGGCTGGACAGTGATTCTGAATAATTCGTAAGTCCCGGTATTTTCGTTGTCAGAATTTTGTGGCATTTTGCTTACAAATCTCTGCCCGGTAGGAACGTTCCACGAACTTGGAGTCGAGGCATCGGCCCAATGATCGGACAAAACCTCTCCGTTGTCTTCTAGTATCTGTAGGTGGATTTTCATTTATCCCCACAACCCCGCTCCTAGAATATTCGGCATACCGCCGGGGCTGGCGCTTGGTAAGTCGGGTTCTGGTAAGAAATCTGTCATACTAGACATTAAAGGTGATGGAGAGTCCAAGGACTGAAACATGCCGTCATCTCCTAACAAAAACCTTGAAGGGGACATTTGTTGGTGTGGACTTATTACTCCGTCGTCGCCCATGAAATACGCTTGACCTAAATTCGGTCGGTAATTAGGGTCGTAGATGTCATACCAGCCTTGACGATCCACATTCGAAAACATTTCTGTTCTATTCTCTACGATGACCTGAGTTGCTTTGGGAGCATATCTATTAGGCATCTGAGAGATAACATCTGGTATATCGTCGTGGTGGTGACTAACGAGACATTTTTCCCACTCAGAATAAAAGGCTTCTAGCTGAGGGTCGTCGGGGGCCATGCAGGCGTTCAGAAATTTCAATCGGCCTTCAGCTATCCACGGGTGCATGGACCGCATACGGACACGTTTTGCGTCGACCTGATTGTCTGTGGGAACCCAATCAATATGGGAGCACACCTCGATTACGCGAGGATTCTGAGTTCTAAGCGCGGTAGAAATAATGGTGGGTTCGAGTAATTCGGAACCAGCCGCTTTTTCAATGCCGATAATCCACGGCTGTTCTTGTTCTGCTAGGTCTACGATGGCTTGGGCCAAGGCAGAGTGGTTGAATCTGCCGCGAATAATTTTTCGGACGTATCCTACGGTTTTTCTGTTTCCGGTTTTAGTTCCGTCTGGTTTTAACTCGTCTTCTTCGGACCATATAATGGACGCGCCTGTGGAGTAGTCTCTGCCCTTTTTTTGGCTAAAAGCAAAGTCCCAGAACTGGCAGCAGGGACCTTGACGCGGTAGTCTTTGAAACGGGACAACCGAGCGAACCATAAAAGCTCGATTGAATTCTACGTCACTTGCCGCTTGAGGATTTTGATTAAGTTGACCTTCAGTTACTCTTTCGTTCTTAGTGAACTTACTCATAAAGAAAGAGTAAGACATTAAGTTAGGAAGAAGAAGTATACATCCGTCTTCCCCGGCTTCGGAGTAGGTTACGGGGCGGCCTTCTCTGGCTAATTTCTCGGCAACTTCCTGCTTTATCTGACAACACTTGCCTATTAAGATGTCTACATTAAAGGTCTGGTTATGTAGAAATTGCCATCCCCGACCCTGACGAAGTACCAAGACCTCGCCTTTGGTTTTGAACTTGTCGGTTAATTTTCCGTAGTGGTCTACCTCGTGATAACGGGTTCCGATAAACTGAATGTAGAACCCACCCCCTCCTGGAATCAAAAGGTTCTCGACCAAATCTAATTTTTCGGATACGCTAAGACATTGGGTCTCTGTCTCAGAGTTCTTATCCGAAACAGCATCATCTGCCTTTATAACTTCGTAATGCCAGCCCGATTTTGTCTTTCCCACTGACGAAGCAACAATCGTAGGTTCCTTACGTCCGGTTTTCTTTGACTTGTAGACTGGGGTTGTGTAGAGGTTCCCCTTTCTCATGTCTTTGGCTAGACTGCAATGTTCTGGAAAGAATAGATTCGAGAAACTCGGATCATCCTCCCGGATAGTAAACATGGCCTTGACTTCGCTCATAAAACCAACAGACAAGCTGGCTTCGGCGGTCAGGTATAGGATTCGGATGCTAGGGTATGCAATAACCCACTGGTAGGTGTCTACGTGGTCCGAGAAACTTTTAGCTCCTCCACGCGGCCAAAGCAAGACTCTGGTTTTTACGGGACTAAGTTTCTCAATAGAGACAGCGGGGTCTTTCTTGACATATAGGTCCCAAATGGAGTCGTATTGCGGGTCTAAAAATATGTTTTTCTCTATCGGTAGAATTCCACCGTCAGAAGCCGGAATAGCGTCCCAGAGGAAATAATGAGCTAACCACCGAATGTCGAATACGCAGCGCCTACGAACTTCTTTCCCCAAAGACGAGGTAGGTACAGTATCTGATCCTAATTTAGAAAGATTCACTAAATCTTGTTTTATTTCCAGAAGAAAGGAGTATAGAATATCGTTTGGGATATTCTCTTTACTTCCATATTGATCCTGGAGTGAGTCGAATCTATCTCGATTACCTGACATAAACCGTCCATTAATTGGACAAATCGTCCTTGTCTTCCGGAGACCAGTATCGGCAACAGCCTTTTATCGGGTCTATAATCTTGAACCCGGTTTTCTTGTCCGAAGGAACTTGCTTGTCTTTTGCGACTATCTTCTGTCGGCAAAGATTTTTTCCTGTTAAATACTCGCAAGTTCCGCAGTGAATTCTGAGAGGGGTCTCGATATATTCAGATACACGAGTTCCTTCTCCGTGGGGTTCGGATTTACCCATCGCGGTTTTGGCTCTTGAGTCCGTCATTACTTTATTTTCTTTTCCAAAGCCAATCCGTGCATGTCAATTAGTGGAGATTCTTTTCCGTCTCCGTGAAAGCAGTGACCATACCCAGCCTCGGTAAGTTTATCGTAAATCTCGTAGTAGGTTTCTTCGGAGACTGGCAGAGTTACGTAGGTGTAAGTGGAGGTAAGCATTACTTTTTTCGTTTCCGGGACTGGCCCGATTCGGACAGGGCGACTGCGATCGCCTGCTTGGGGTTTGTTACTTTCGGTCCTTTTTTAGAACCTGAATGTAGAGACCCGCTCTTAAACTCATCCATTACCGTTTTTACGGCAGCGCGTTTTCCAGATTTTGTAGTAGGCTTTTTGTCAGGCATCTACCAACTCCTTAAGCAGTTGCTCACCATAAACAGCTTCGTTTTCTTTCTCGGATGCTATTGCAAGATAGCCGTTTAGACGAGAGTTGTTCGCCGACATTCTATCTTGGCGAATCTTTCCAGTCAGGTAAAATCGAAACCGCTCGATAACGTCTGGTGTCATATTTCCTTTAAAATATCGCGGCGGAAATTTTAGCTCCCGCTGCTAGAAACGGATTAGCTATATTCCACGTTCTTACAAAAGGATTCTTACTAGGGTGCAAATAAGTATAGGTTGCTTTGGTTTCTACTTGATCTCCAGTTTGGAGCATATGCTCCCCAGTTCCGGATATGGCTACAAAGTTTTTGCTTAACGGGCCGAGGTTATCCACAAAATCCGAAACCGCTTGTTTCTTTAACAAAGTATTTACGTTTGTTCCAATTTCCGTGTACTGGCTGACCATCGGATTTACTCTACCTAGCATCCCGTGAAAATCATCAAAAATTGTTTCTTCTTGGGAGTCTAATACGGACAGGTTTTTGTCTTCGTGATTAGCAGCAATTTCTAACTGTCCGGCAGTTAATCTAAAAGTCCCTAGAGTTTTATTTACATCAGCCAAAGTTCCGCAAGGGCCGGGTACGCAATTCCGATTAATGGATTGTAATGTGGTGTTAATTCCAACTGAGGTGCCCCCAAGTTTTTCGGAAGCACTGGACAAGGACCGCGAGGTTTTGCTGACCGCTGTATCTAGGTTGTTTAAACTCTTGGTAGTCTGGACCAAAACCGTGGATGCTTGGTTCCCTAAATTCTTAATAGCCCGAGTCGTAGTCCATAAGAAATACGACCCGAATCCTAGAAATATAACTAGAGACAAGCAACAAACGATTTTGGACCAGTACAGGAGTTTCATAGTTCCAAACTACGAGATTTGTCCGGACAAGGCGTTCAGGAAGGATACGATTCCGTTGGCTCCTGCTTGAATCTGAGCAGCAGTTGGAGTAGGGAGTTTATTCTGCTGTGCATACGCAAGTGCGGTTGGGGTGACTGCGGCGATTACTGCGGCCAGTTTCTGAGTTCCCGTGCCGTTCTGTTGTGCGGCTCCAGCAGCCAAAGCTTCCGTCTTTAGGGACTCGGTGATATAGGTGTTAGCAAGATTTACAAGACCAGTGATTTCTGGGAACGCAGTTTCTGCCACACTTTCTCCTGCGGTAATAAGGGCCTGCCCTTGCGGGCTGCCGACATACGCGAATACTTTCTTCACATCCGCGCCAATAGTTTCTAGTACGCTCTTAAAACTCATTTTGTTGCTCCTTGGGGTTGGGCCGGGGGTACCGGCAAAATAGGATTTGAATTATTCCTCGATATTGGAAGTGCTGTTTGAACCGAATCCCGAATCCAAGTCCATAATTCCTGCGGGGACTTAGGAATGCTAGGAGGCATATTTTTGGCTATAGACAAGCCTCCCGCGATGGCTCCAGTTCCGTATGCCTCGGAATGTCGAGTGACATGGCCTCCAATAGTGGACCAGAAGTCGCAAAAGAATTTCCAAAAACAGTCCATTTTACATTCCTGCGGGAAGTGCTTGGGCTTGGGCAGGTTCTGGCGGAGCCGCTGCGGGTGCCGCGCCCTGATCTCCCATTGTTTGGTCTAGGTGATCGTGCAAACTGTTCATATCGGGGACTACATGCTGCTCTGTTTCGGGCATACTGCCGTCTTCTTCGGGGGAGAAGTGGTGGTGAGCAATGAATCCTCCCGATTTTCCGCGATGAATTTCTAGGTGATGCGGCTTTTTGCCGGATTTACTTTTCGACTTTTTTCCGCCCATGGCAGACTTGGCTCTCATATTTTTTCCTTGTCCATTAAATGGACGATTAGATTGATTTTGTTAATTAACTGTCGCGCTCGCGAAGGTCGCGCCTTGTGCGTTGCTCACGGTTCCCCAAACTCACTGTCCGGCGAGGAGCAACTGCGGCGGCGTGCTGCCCGTGCCACTCGTGGAGTCATTCTCAAACACCTTTTCGTCAAACTGCCGCACATCCGGCCAGAGCATCGTTCCAGTACAAGAGCCCGGGTTTGAAGCAAGCGCATATTTGATCGTCGTCGTGGTCGAACCGGTCATAAACACTTCCGCTCCGGTAGCTGTCCCGGCTCCGCTGGTTGCGCAACTGCCTCCACTGATCTGGAGCGGGCCGATAATGTCGTTCGCATTGCCGGGGAGCCCGGAAACAGTCAGAGTCTCCGTTCCGCTGGTCCAGCTTGAGCCCGTGATGGTGTAGGAGTTCTGGTAGCTCGTGTCTACCGGTAGATGGTAGTAGGCCAGGGCCGCAGGGTTGTCATAGGCGAATCCATTGACGTGAGGGCCGCTAGTCACGTCAGGTCCAGCGGCGGGGAAAGGATTCGTCGTCGAACCGGAGCAAGAAGTCGGGAAAGTCGCCCAGCTTGTGCAAACCTTCCACCACGAGAGGCCGGTCCCGCCGGAAGGATGGGCCGTAGCCGAGTTCATGAAGAACGATGCTGGAATGGTACCCGAACCTCCGCAGACCGCTGGTGTGGAGGGGACCGAGTTTTCAAACGGCACCGCGTTCCCGCTCAAAGTTACGGGGACCTCGCTCGACTGGCACCGCACCGCATTGTTGACCGTATCGTAGTTGGCCCAGCGCATCAGGCTTGTGGGCGTCAACGTGTCGCCAGGACCATGATTCACGCGGAAGATTGCGCCGTCGGACGTGCCCTGATACACGGTGCATTGTTGCCCATTTGTATTGCCGAGCGCATTCGCAACGGCATTGTCGAAGCGGTGAAACGAGTCGAACGAAAGGCCGTCTCCGGTGATTCCTGCGCTATGGATAAACGGTGGATCGGTGCAGGAATCGTAGTTCCTAAAGAAAGTGTTCAGGTCGCCGGTGCCCCAGGTATCGTCGTCGTCGATCCAATTCATCTCGTTGCCTTCGTTGAGGAGGAAGGAAACGCCGGAATTGAAATTGTCATGCTGGTAGTCGGTGGACTGTACGTAGTTCGCCGTGACGTTCTGCGCGAAGTTGTACGCGATCACGTCTCCGGTCGATGCTCCGTGGCCCTCAAGAAACAGACCGTTTTCAGCCAGATTGTTGATGATGAGGCTGTCGGAATCGTTCCACAGCACCACTTGGAATCCATTGCCGGACATCGTGGCCGGGGCCGCACCGAAGAAATAGCTATTGGCCAGGAGATTGTTTTTTCCTGCGGTATTGTTCCCAACGATGAGTGCGGTGCCGTTACCGCCAACGAACCGCACGCCTTTAATCCAGGAAGCGTAGCCAACAAGCGCGGTAGTGGGGCTGACGATGGTCAGGTCTTCAAGTCCGCTGCCAAATCCGCTGGTGCCGCTCGACCAGTAGAGGACGGCGGTGTTGGACGTTGACCAGTTGGGAAGATAGATTCCTGGCGCGAAGCCGAGAGTGTACGAGCCCCCGCCGTTATTGGTGACGGAGGTTATGACCACGACTTGCTTTTGTGAGGTCTGTTGGCCGCTCCCCGAACCGCTGCCGGAGATATTGCAGACACTCGACCCTCCGCAGACAAAGACCGCGCCGTTGTCCGTGATTGATCCTGTCGGGCAGGAATTGAAGCCGGAAGTGTTCTGCGCGCTTCCGCTGAATCCAGAGTCGCATTGGTTGAACCACGCCAGCGCGTGAACCACCGGAGTTGCGCCGGAAGCACTGGTTACCGTGACTGAAGTGGCACCGGCGGATGGGCTGGCGTTCAACGTACCGCCTCCAATTGATCCATTGCCTCCAACGCTTAGAGTTCCACCGGATTGCGTCAGAATGGTGCTCATCGGACCTGACCCGCGCAGCGTTGTGTAAGCAGCGTTGACGCTGAAATTGGAGCTCATGGAGAATGCCCCGGCGGCCAGCAGCAGGTACGATCCTGTCGGATTTGCGGAGGCGCAGGCCGATAGCGCAGTGGCAATCGTTGATGTCGAAGTCCCTGCCGCAACCGGTACGGTGATTCCCGCCTGAGCGGAAGTACAGGCTGGACGTGTTGGCGGAGTCCAGGGGTTAGGCGGCATCTCACCGTCAGGCAGCGAAGCGGGGAGGCCCGCCGATCCCCAATCGATTGCGCGCGCGGGAGCGATGATGCCCGACCATGATTGTGCGGGAACAAGCGAACTAGAAAACAACAGGGCCAGAAGCACAATCTTCTTCATTTGAACCCCGCCGCTGTTCCGGCAAATGATTGGAAGCCTGCGCCGATTTGACCGGTAATCGAAGTCTGCGTGCTGCTGAATATGAAATCCTCACAACCAGAATCGGTAGCTGTAGTCAGGGTTGCTCCAGAGACTCCTCGCAATGTCGCTGATGATGCGCCTATCGTGCCTGCCGTCCATGCGGCCCCTGATCCCGAAGCGCCTGCGCACACAATAACCAACTCCGCAGATGCGCCCGTGGAGAATGCTGGCGAGGTCCATTGCGAGGCTGCCGTGGCTTGGTAGCTTCCCGTTTGAACGTCGAAAGAGGGCGAGCCAGCGACGGTGTAGTGCAGCACGACCAGGCTTGAAAATGTTCCCGCGCCGGTCGCGCAACTAAAGGTTGTGCTGCCTGTTGAAGTCATCCTACTCCAGGCACCTTGCAACGTTCCCGGACCACCACCCGTAGCTTGCGGCGTTAACGTATTCCATGTAGAGGACGGCGAACTGGTGAAGGTGAAGGAAGCGACAGCCCCAAAGGTTCGACAATACTGATATACGAAGTCTCCGGCGGTAACAGAAAGGGCCGGGCTGGTTATGGTGCCTCCGCCCGCCACTTCATCCACAAAAGTGTAGTTGACAAAAGTGTAGGTCGCACCGCCGCCGCCAGTCGCTTGGGGGACGAACGGGAACGGCATCACCGGAGACTGTGCCGCGCACGATGCACAGAGGACGAGCAGAGCCAGCATCACTTTGCTCATCGCACCACTCTCCAGTTGAGTGTCAAGGCTCCGGGCGTGATCGATGCGGAAGTAGAATTGCAGACTTTGAAATTGACGTTGCCAGAAGTCGGATACGGATAGATACTCAAGACCGCACCCGTAGATGACGCGCCGTAGCCCGTCACTGCCGTGGGGTCGCCGTTGAAGCCCACTGTGATGGTATCCGTGGTCGCCACGCCGGTTGCCGAGACCGTGACTACTGTTTCGCAAGCTCCAGAGGCTACCGCGCCGGTGTTCATGGCGGCTGTCCCGCTGGCTATCAGCACGCCGAACGCGCCCGCCGTTCCTGTGTTAACGGCAAGCGCCGTAGCAACGCCAGTGCCGAGACCCGTAACCGCGCTCAGCGGAGCCGCCGCAACTGTCGTGGCGCACGAACCTGCGGAAGTGGTCACGTTGCCGGTAAGTGCGGGCTGTTGCGCGCACGGCACTGTGCCGCTGTTGATCTGTGCACCGGAAATGCTCTTGTTGGTCAGCGTCTGCGTGTCGCTCGTGCCGACAATCGCTCCCGATGGTGCAGACTTCCCGGCGAGCGTGCTTGCATTGCCCCACGCCGCGTTAAAGTTGGTCCCGTCGGTCAGGATAGTGAAGCTGGCAGGACCGAGAACTGTTGAAGGTCCGTTGTACGTCACCGTCCCGCTAGTGACGGTCAGTGTGCTGCCGCTGGTAACCTGAAAACTCATGATCCCGCCTGTGCACACAGCAGAAGGCAGCGTCACCGTCACGCTTGCGGTCACGTAGTAGGAGTTCCCCGCGCAGGATGCGGAGAACGAAGTCCCTTCCGTAGTCTGGTTTGTGTTCGCAGCAGCCGCGCCCATGTCGCCGAGAGCCTGCGTGGGCGTGCGGTACTGAATCAGGTGGAGCGTCGAAGTCGATTCGGCAAACTCCGGGGTTGTAGTTGTGCCAGAGCCGTCGCTGACATTGCCGCTGCCGCTGGCGTTTGCCAGTACGAACGCATCGGTCGCCAACTTGGTCGTGTTGTCGCCCACGGTTTGCGTAGTCGCCGCCGTGCCGTTCGGCAGCGCGGGTGTGCCGCTCAAGTTCGAGGCAGTCCCGCCCACGTTGCACGATGTGCAAGTTCCCGTAAGATTAGTAATAACTCCAGATGTTGGGGTTCCGAGCAACGGGCTAACTAAAGTAGGCGAGGTTGCAAATACTGCCGCACCCGAACCGGTTTCATCAGTCAAGGCACTTGCTAAATTCGCGCTGGAAGGTGTTGCTAGGAAGGTAGCGACTCCAGTTCCTAATCCAGTAATTCCAGATACCGGAACACTAGTAGCTGCAATAGTTCCGCTTCCGGATACCCCAAGAGAAGCCCCAGTTCCAACCACCATCGCAGCGGTAGTATTAGTGCTGCTGGTAAGAGCAGAGAAAGCCGAAGAACCAGAACCGCAAGACCCCCAAGTTGGAGTAGCAGCAGGACCTGCTGAAAGAAAACAATTCCCTAATGTTCCAGCAGAACCGGCTACCTCTAAAGGAGAAGTAGTTCCAGAAAGATTTATCCCAGCAGAATAAGTATTTAGTGCGCTGAATGTCTGGGCAATTCCCAAGCCTGCTACTGTAGCACTAGTAGCCGGGAACGTCATTGTAGTAGCGTCTGTTCCGGCAAAAGTAAGGCTGTTACTTATAGTAAGGGTCTTGGAAGTAGTTCCGCCAGCAACCGAAAACCCTGTTGCGCGCGCAGTGAAAGTCAAACCATTTACGGTAGACGGAGTAATCGCCCCGAGGGTGATAGTTAGATTAGGAGTCGTTCCTCCAGAAGAAGTACCAGACACTCCGTTTGCTGTGGCTACCCCAATTGCTGTTACTGTCCCGGTTCCCGGGGCTCCGCCGTCTGTCAACGTGCAAGTAGAACCAGATACTGTACAGGTAACGACGTGGCCGTTTGTCGGAACCGTAACGAAACCTAAAATTGTGTTTGAAGTAGTAGCAGCACTTCCCCAAATCGTATGGGCTGCGGAACCCCCGTTAGCTGTCTGAAGAGTTCCCGCACTTGTTCCGTCGATTCCTAAAACTGGGGTAAATGTTAATGCTGGGGTTGCTCCGGCCATAATCTGACCAACAGAACCTGCAAGGTCTAGCGTAGTCGCGCCCGCACTTCCCCCAACCGCAATAGTAGAATGGGGAGAAGTAATCGCATCTCCGCCGCCGCTGCTACTAAACGTAAAGGTCTGCCCCGATTGACTAACTCCCGTGCCGTTAAAGATATACGGGGGCGGAACTCCGTTGATCGTAGGAGATGGAGTCTGCGCACTCGTCCATTTTATGGACAAAAAAGCGAGCGCGATAAATAATAGATTTCTTGCTTTCACTCAATCACACTGTCCAGTAAAGATACAAAACGGTTCCAGTCGCAGTTAAACCTGTGACAGCGAAATCTCTCCAAGTAAAAGTTCCGAGCGGTTCTGTCGGTTCGTCCGAATATAAAATAGAGCGCGCGCCTACGGAGGCGGCCACGGGCAGCGGTGGGTACAAATTAATCGAATCGGATGGGGCCGTAATGGTTACAGTTCCAGCAGACGAGGCTCCGCCCGTCCCGACTACGAGAACTAATTTGTAGACACGAATTCCTGTGGTATACCCGGCATTTTTGACAGCCGTTATATTGCGCCATGACGTGGTATCAGTATCCAGAGTCATGGGCTGGTTCAAAGGTTGGTTAGCCAAGGTTACCTCTTATAAATCAAAATGATGGCGGATAGCTTGCTTCAGTTTGGATATAACCGCCTGAAAGTGTACCTGAAGACGCGGCTCAGCCAAATCTCTGGCAACCAACAGATCGCCGAGCCAGTCTTTTAATTCTTGTTCTACGTCGGAGAGAATAAGGGTTCGGTCCCAAGCCCATAGACAGGCTAAAAGTGCTATGACTAAAAATACGAGCCACATATTCCCTCCGACGGTTGGGTTTAATTACAGACGGTTGATAACAAATTCGGTCAATGTTAGGGAAGCCCCAATAGTAGTAGCCCAAGTAAACGTCGGGAAGAAGTTTAGGTCGGACGATCCTACGGAAGTAATGCTGGCAGTCGTAATTGCTCCGGTTCTTGTTGCCCCGATGGAATAGAACACGGGAAGATTGGCCGAATTCAATTGCTGCGAAGCCGAATCCCAGATAAGCTGAGTCGTGAAACTGAAATTGGTGGAAACGGAGGTACTAACCGTAGTTGCCCCAGCCGAAGATACACCATTAATTCCAGTACCGCTTGGACCGTGAGTCAACAACTGAGCATATGTTGAAGACGTAACTCCGCTGGTAAGAACCGCATTGGACGCCTGATACAGCTTAACGGTTAGTGTGCTGGTTCCCGCTGGTCCGGTTACTTTACCGGCAATCTTAACTTCAAACGGGTGACCATCAAATTCTCCGCCCGCAATATCAGGAGAAACTCCCTGCCACAAGACTACGGGGTAGGTTGAAGTTCCTAGGGGGAGAGTAGGAGAAGGAAGTCCCGGGTAGTATCCGGAAGTGTTAGGAGCAAGCAGTGCTGTTTCTGTCAGTCCGGAGTATTGAGACAGCGGAACTGGGTAACTGTAAATGCCGACTACGGTGTCTTGGCGTGCCATTTTTATTATCCTTTGTGGGGTTTTTGACCGACTTGAAGAAGGGGCTCGGCCTGCCCCACGGTGGTGCAAAACGCCCGCATACTGGGGGCTAATATTTTGTCCACAAAAATGGACAATGTTGTATTGCAAAACTCTAGTTTTAAGGGGGTTTTGTTATGGAAGATGGAGCGAAGCAGGGGAATCCGACCCCTTTCTCTGGTTTGGAAGACCAGGGCAACAAGCAATATACCAGCTTCGCAAATTGGTCCCCGAAGGGTGAATTGAACACCCGATCTTTCGATTATCGGTCGAATGCTTTAAGCCAACTAAGCTATTCGGGGATGGTACCAGAGACTGGATTCGAACCAGTGAAATTTTCTTTGTAGGAGAAACGGTTTAGACCACTCACACCACTCTGGCAAATATGGTGCTCTCGGCTAGGCTCGAACTAGCATATCCATTTACGGTACTTACCTTCGGAGGGTAAGCCGATACGGGAGCAAAATTTTTACAGCGGGCCAATGCAATCCAGAACTCGTCAGTTCTTCGTGCCCCTAAGTCGTTAGACATGGACCATTGAATTATGCGCCCCCGCTGTAACTTGGAACCGCTGGCCAGACTCGAACTGGCATCTCCTCTTACTCTGTCTCGTTTAGGAAACGAGTGAGATACAGCGGCAAAATGGAGGCCCCGGAGAGATTCAAACTCCCGACCAATCGGGTAGAAACCGATGACTCTGTTCACTGAGTTACGAGGCCGAAATTAATAAGTTCTAAGAAGTCTAATGATTTGGGCAGAGTCGGCGAACTTTATCCATTCCCCTTCAGCTAGGTGAACATCAAATCTTTCTAGTAGCCCCTTTTCTGCGGAGCGTCTATCCAAACAAAACTCGTAGTTCTTGATGTAAAAAGCCTTATGCGGATCGTAGGTTTGATACGAAGCAAGCCTATCCTCAGTGTCAACCGTCATTCCAATCTTCAAATAATCTGGCCATGTCGGGTTGGCAATGATGTAGACTTGGCCTTCTTTGCAATCTTTCGGCTTGCATCCTCTGGAGAATTTCAATTTTAGTAAATTTAAGCCGTGTATCTTCCTAGCCAAATTATAATCAAATTTTTTATTTCCTCCGATGCTCAAAGTTCCGTAAACTTTAACAGACTCAGATATCATCTCTTCTGTTATATCAAAAGCAGAATATGGAGGTATTATACCGCGTTCGGACAGAATTTCTATCGTCTTTAGGCTTTTTTCACTAGGATTGCTCAAAGGACTCATCCCTTTTCTAAAGTTAAACCAACTAGAATTGGTACCTCGCTAGAGAATCGAACTCTATCCAACCGGGGTAAAAACCCGATATGCACCATCACACTCACGAGGCGTCTTTTATCACTCTCGGATTTTGGTGTCATAACTGCTTCTCAGCCAACTAGGTAGTCCGTGGTTTTTAATCCCTGTTCGATACGGAACGCTTCATTCCGTTTCCACGTCTTGCTTATCGACCAACCTAATAGCCTAATCAAACAATATTGAAATTTTGAACCGGAGAAAGCTGTACCATCGTTTGTCCCAAACAAAATTACATGGGCCGGATCAGCCACAGACCCTCTCCAAAATATTCTTGCCTGCGTTGGTCCTGTGTACATTTTTAACTACTCCTAAAATGGTGGGTTGCCAGATAATCGAAATCTGTTCTTCCGGGTAAGAACCGGATGCTTCGCCAGCAAAGCTTGCAACCCGTTAACTTACGGTATTGTGGTTACGGTAACAGTAACTGTTGTAGTAGTTCCACTTGGGGTAGAAGGAACGCCTGGAGTTCCGGGGACTACTACGAAAGCTGGAGCAGAAGAACCGCTTACTGCCGATGCTTGTTGAGTTTGAACTACGTAACAATAACTCGTTCCTGATGTTACGGATGAATCGACATATGCGGTTGCCTGCGGAGCAGAAACCCCAACTGAAGAATAAGACGACGCAGTTAGTGGGCAAGTTGTTCCGGTAACTGGGGTTTTAGAAACCAGAAAAGTACAAGGTGCCGAAGTGCTGCATCCGGACCAACCAGGGGAAGCAGCAGGAACTGTCCAACTCAAATTAACCTGAAAAGAAGTCTGAGTTATCTGAGACTCGGCAGAACTTCCAAACACCAGCAGTCCAGCAAAAACCACAAACAGGAATATCTTCTTCACGTGTTTTAGCCTTTCATGTCGTTCAAAATTCTTGAATATCGAATGGTGGGCGACGAGGGAATCGAACCCGTCTGGCATCTCTCATCTAGAGACTACAGGGTTTATAAGGCCCCGCCCCGTCCTACGGCATCGCCCAAACTTGTCCATTTAATGGACTGGTCCCGAAGCGTGGAATCAAACCACTCACCTGGTCTTATGAGAACCAGTGCTGAATCATCAGCCTCGGGTAAAACATGGCAGGAGATGAAGGATTTGAACCCTCGAATCCCGGGTTGGAGCCGGGCGGTTTCCGTTAAGCCTAATCTCCCAAAAGATACTCGGATGCATTTTTTAGTAGAGAAGGATCGTCCTTAAAATGACCAATCCCTAGATTGCAACTCCTGCACAACAATCCTCTTACTTTTCCCGTAAGATGATCGTGATCAACATGCAAAGGTTTGTCGTCTTTCTTACCACAAATCTTACAAATCCCATTCTGCTGCGAAAATAAGAATAGGTATTCCGCTCCCGTCATCCCATATCTATTTGCTATTTTATAGCTAGGATGTGCTTTGTTCCATTTGTTTGCTTTAGAAATATATTTTTCTATGTTTCTGAGATAATGTTCTCTACGATAGTCGGCCTGGCAATCTCGGCATTGTTTATGCCTTATCCCTCTCGCTTCATCTCTAAAAGCAAAATCTTGTTCTTCGTCTTTAGAAGTATGACATTTAGAACAAATACTCATTTTATTATCAAGAAGTGGTAGCCCTAGTAGGATTCGAACCTACACTATGACTCGTTCGTAGCGAGTATGACTTTCCAGTTGCCGATAGGGCCGTAAAACTTGGTCTCCGAGCGGGGATTCAAACCCCGGACGCCGCGCCCCAAACGCGGAATGTTTTCACTACACTACTCAGAGATAAATGGTGCGGGTGGCAGGATTTCAACCTGCGATCTCCTGTTCCCGAAACAGGCGCGTTAAGGCAAACTTCGCTACACCCACTTAAACTTTTCGGCCACGATAAAACTCTGTTCCCCCGCTTCCGACTAGGTTCGAACCTTCTGGGCGTTGGGTGTCTTGTTTTATCTTCGCTCTTTCGAACTAGGCCAAAACTTTATGGTGGACTCGGGCGGACTTGAACCGCCATCGCGCAAGGCTTCAACATGCCGCTCTACATTGGAGCTACGAGTCCGAATTTTGATATACGACTTGAGGTCGCTGCGACTCCCGTAGGGGCCACTCTTTCTTGTGGTGTCAGCCAAAGCAACCCGATAGACATCTGACAATGCCCGTCAAATTACTCCCGTATAAACTTGGTGGACCTGTTGTCATCCCTCCGCGCTTTCGCTACGCGGCCCTATGAGGGTTTACGATGGTGGACCCGGAGGGATTGCAACCCTCAAAACTACATTGCAGGTGTAGTATGATCGCATGTTTCATCACGGGCCCGTTTAAATCCAGTATACATTCCATCTTTTGCTAGAAAATGTTCAAGATCGTGGCAATTAGGACACAAAATTTCCAAATTGGACGGATCATTATTTGCGTGACTACGATCCTTATGGTGAACCTTCAAAATTCCAACTTGTTCATCATATCCGCATCGATTGCATTTCGAGGGATAGTTTCTTCTTGCAATTTCCCGATAAGTCCCCTCTGGGGGGGGGGGGGGCGACCACCGAAGCAAGATATCCACCATCTGTAGAACTTCTACGCTACAGAACGTTCGTCACTCCAGAGTTTAGCATCCTCTGACACTTTCAAAAAGTCCCGCTGGTCCTCACCAATACCCGAGTCGAACGGGAAAGCGGGTTTGTCGCAGCCTACCATTAGAAGACGGTCCAAAGACCGGAGAGATTCGAACTCTCATTTACGACCCACATCAAGCCAGACATCCTATCCACTAGACGACGCTCCGACTCGGGGACTGTTTACTCGTGTTTGCATCCACGTCAGTCCTTGCTCAGAACGGGATGATTCGAACATCCGTCCTCTGGCACCTTGGAGGGAAGGGAGCGAGTCGAACGCTCTAAAGACATGATCCACAATCATGCGCCGCACCGTTTGGCTTCCAACCCAATTTTTGTTGTCCATTTTATGGACTAAATTTGAGGACCAGACCGTTGGACACCTCGTTGCTTATTGCGGTCGGCTTGATCTCTTTTATGCGGAAGCCGAGTGGTAATCTTCCGCAGAGCCAAACTCACGGTGTAAATTTGTCGGTGCTCTCCCTGGTGTCACACCACTGGTTAGGCAAAAGGTATTAGCTCTGCTACCGGGCAAGGTGTCGCCCATTATGGAGCCGATGTACGGAGTTCAACCGTCAGGAACTCTTTACAGGAGAGTGCCGCTTGCGAAGCACATCGGCTAACTTTTCGGTGGTATCTTCCCTCAAACCCTGATACTAGGTCCCTCATCTGAGTCCTTGCAGACCCCAGCACCGATGAAATTCGAGTGATGACGAATCGGACTTGATACCGATTCCTACTTTCGCGGTTGCGCCGCTACCATGCCACTAGGGAATCTCTTAATGTACACTCAGTTCTACCCCGGTAGGAGAAGCCCTAACACCTTCAAAGCTGCACGTCCATCCGTGCGGATCGTCATCACCAAATACATTGTCTCACAACTCTAAAAACTTGTCAACCTAAATTTTGTCTAAATCGTATCGTTTTGTTCTAAAGACTCTAACAGCCACAAATCTACAGACAGTTGGGTCCGATCTTCTTGGTACCCGATCTCCTGTCCATTTTCTGGAAGCAGTTTTTCCGCCAAGATTAGAGTTGGTTCTATTAAAGAATCTAACCAAGGGTAGTCTGTTCTGGCCCGATCAAGTTCGGCCATATCCGCTAAAATCAGATTGCCGCTGTCCATTTGTGAAAATATATCAGGAAGAGGCGGCGCTGGTTTTTGCGCTTTGTGGTGATGGAAGCCGAGGATCACATATAACAAACCTACTGAAATCATAGCTTCCTTTTCAAAGAGAGGTCGAAGTCGGAACTGCCCCGACACCGTATCCATACCAGGGATACATTCTTCTAGTTAAACTATTCGACCAAATTGGAGCACCTGACCGGAGTCGAACCGGTGACTTCCTCTTTACGGGAGAGGCGCTGTGCCGTCTGAGCCACAGGTGCAGTAAGGTATCATAAAAGTGACCTTAAGTAGGTTAAGGTGTCATATATGACACCTTAGTCCATTATATGGACTGAAATTTATGCCAACTCGGTGGACGAAAGTTCGAGGGGGGTGTCTAATCGTCTACCTCTGGTCGCGACTAGTTCTAGGCCGCTGGCTGGAGCTTCTTCGCCTTATCACAGACCCTTATCCGCAAAAAGGTTGAATAGAAATGGAGCGGGCGACGGGTCTTGCCCCCGCAACCTTTGCATTGGCAACGCAATGTTCTGCAATTGAACTACGCCCGCGAAATGGCAGGGAGTACAGGAATCGAACCTGTCTGGGTGGGTCCAAAGGCCACCGCCTGAAACCAATCGGCCAACTCCCTGTAAAACTTGGCACCCCGTCGTGGATTCGAACCACGATACTCTGCTTCAGAAACAGAAGTCCTGCCGTTGAACGAACGGGGTAAATTTGGCTCCTCCCCTCCGACTCGAACGGAGACCTTTTTGGTTAACTGCCAAAAGCAATGCCATTATGCTAGAGAGGAATAAAATCAAAAAGTGCGAAGAGTTCTGATGATTTCCAGGGAATTAGAATGCTTAATCCATTCTCCCTCTTCGAGGTGAAAACCAAAATCATCCAACAACTTCTTTTCTGCTTCTCTTCTATCAAGAACGAATTCGTAATTCTTGATGTAAAAAGCCTTGAAAGGATCATACGTCTGATACGAATCCAGTCTCGCTTCCGAATCTACAGACATGCCTATCTTGATGTGATCCGGCCAGGCTGGGTTACCGATCAAGTAGATTTGTCCTTCTTTACAATCCTTCGGTTTGGCTCCTCGATGAAACTTCAATCTTAAGAGTTCTAGGCCCGCTAATTTTCTGGCGTACCTATATTGGAATTTTCCATTACTTTTCGGGGCAAGACTACCATAGATTCGGATGTACTCGGAAAGCATTTCTTCTGTAATATCGAAGGTTGTGTACGGAGGGACAATATCTGCATCCGAGAGAAGTCTTACAGTTTCTGCAATTCTTTCTGTTCTTCCTATTTCTTTAGGGTTGCTCAACGGCTCTCCCCTTTTGAATTTTATGGTAGGGATGGTGAGGCTCTAACTCACTAGGACGTGGGTGAAGGCCACGGCACTCGAACACTTTGTATTCATCCCCATAAATTTGTGCGACTTACTCGGTGATCGAGTCGAACGATCCCCCGCTACTTTTGCATTCACGGGTGACAACCAGGGTTCCGTCCTCAGCATCAGATTTGCTGTCTTCCGCCTTGTAGTCCTAATGGACAGCCGCACAAACTATTTTAAAACTTTAAAACGCTACATCACTCCAGGTCAGTTGAATATTTTTGTACAAAGTATTCAATCCTCCAGGTACTAAAGTTTCTGTTTGCAACTGAATAGCCGCGACTGAAGACCAGTTTGAGGTTTGACTAGGTAGTTCTTGCAAATTACTCGGGACTGAAAATTCTGTGGCTCCCCAAGTAGTAGACAGCATACTGAACTTGTTGTTCGGTACGTCTATGAAATATCTGAAACTTATTGGCGTCCAAGTGTCAGGAGCCAGAGTTGGTTTAAACCCAGTGTCTATCCAGCCCGGAGGGGATGTGTCGATCTGCCAGCTTCCGGTAGACAAATTCAACTGTGAACTAAAGTTGAAGACATTAGGAATCTGTGTACTTGCGTTGGGGGCTGATTGCGAAACTACTTTTACGTCAATCTCCAGCCGTCCCAAAACAGGAAGATCAAAAGACGAAACGTAAACTTGTAAATCCAATCCCAGATATGGTAAAAAAATTCCGGGGATACTAGGGACCGGGCGCTTATTGGTTACTAACGCCCCACCAAAAGCTGAGGTACTTACGTTGGTTACCTTCAGAGCCCCAGACGGAAGTAACGTCGGGATAAAAGCTGAAGAAGGAATAGGATTTACGCTTGCTCCGGTTTGTACTACCCACGTGCCTTTTTCCAGTCCATCATCAATTACCCGCATTAGTCTCCTATTGGTAGCCTACCAGAGAATCAAACTCTGTTCTCGATCTTGAGAAAATCGCATCCTAATCAGTAGAAGAGTAGGCCGTTTTATATTCCACGCCAACGAATTACTGTCATGGTTACTCCTAAATGGCGGGACCGACGAGAATCAAACTCGCATCTTTCTCCTCGACAGGGAGACATCTTATCATTAGACTACGGTCCCAATTGGTTGCGGCTCTCGGGAGTTGAACCCGGTATCCCAAGGGTATGAGTCTTGGATGGTCATCCGTTCCACTCAGCCGCATCAAAATTTAAAAATTCCTGCATCATATTCCCAATGATGATTTGGACACAAGGGTAGGAGGTTATCAATATCATTGATCTCTCTTATCAAAGTGTCAGTAGAAAAAGAGGAAACTGATCTAATATGAGCAACGTCAACGTGATTCGAATACCCGCAAACACAGCATTTCTTCTCTTTACCCCCGTCTAGGTATGTCTGTCTGGCATGTCGTTGAATCGAACTTCTAGCAGATTGATACCCGCCTCTTCGACCAAACAACTCGCCTTTCGTCCACCCCGAAAGTTTCCCAGTTCTAGTTTTCTTTAAGCCTCGAACTTTCTTGCACTCTTCAGAACAAGTAAACTTTCTTTTAGGAACAGGAGCCCCACAGACCCGACATCTACGAGAAATATTCTTGTTTCGTTTCCTTTTCTTAGGAAATTTTGCATTGTTAAAACTCGCAGAACAAGTTCTGTTACAGAACTTCTTTTGTCGAATTTCAGATACTTTCCTTTTTGGATCAATAGTAATCATTGACAAACAATGCTTACAAAAATTAGGGTTTGCTAAGTACCTTTCCTCCGCTCTCTGCCTTTGCAGTAAAGCGGAGACTATCGAACCACTTGATTTTGCCATACCTAAACGTAAGTTTCCTTTCTCGTATGTTTTATCATACCACAGAAGTCCAGATAATGGAAATCTTTTCTGTGAAAAATGGTGGGTTGTGTAGGGCTTTAACCTACCATGCTCGAAGGAGCGCCACTTTTACAGAGTGGGAGCCGTACGCCCGGCAATACAACCCAAAAATGGAGGAGAGCAGCCGAATCGAACGGCCATCCCGAAGGAGCCCCGGTTTTCAAGACCGGATGTATCACCATCAACAGTGCTCTCCGAATATAACATGACAAGTTATAAAAAGTCAAGGTCCTATATATGGGTCGTTAATCCACTATACGACCTATATATGAACCAAAATGGCGGAAGATGAAGTAATCGAAACCTTGTCCATTTAATGGACAGCATCGGGTTCGAGCCGATTTGACCGCCTTGGTCGCCATCTTCCGTTAACTTGGCCATGTTAATTATCATGGCCGTGATATGGCGGATGGGACAGGACTCGAACCTGCACATGCTTTCACATGAGCCGACTTTCCAAGCCGGTGCGATACCGTTCCGCTCACCCATCCAATTTTTACTGTACAGCAAATATGGCGGAGAGTGAGGGCTTCGATCCCCCGTGTCCAAATAATGGACAGCCTCTGTTTAGCAAACAGGCACAATACCGGGCTCTGTCAACTCTCCAAAAATTTAAACTTTCATTCTCCGGTAGTCTGTCCAAGCTTCTTTTCTTGTACTTCCTATTCCCAGAACTTGTTCCCAACGATCACGGCCTCCTATGGAATAGGGTTTGGGAGGCAAAAAACCACCAAAGCATACTACGAATCCACTGTTGTCTTCTAAACTACGGCAATAAACTTTGTCAGACATTGTTTCTCCAGCTTGGTGCGGCTTCGAGCCGTCAGCGCCAACGGTTGACTCTCCGTAAAACTTTCTTAGTCTAGACTTTGAGTCTAGCAATCTGGACCTTTCGCCGCCGGTCGCCCAGTGGGGGTTTAGCGCCCAGATAACGCCCCTATCTCGTAACCGTGATTGGCCGCTCCACAATCCTTCGGACTCGGTTATTTGATAATCTATGTGTCAAACACAGTGCTAAGAAACTTGGTCCCCGCGCCCAGATTCGAACTGGGAAAATTACTGGGTTTGAGCCAGTCGCTCTGCCGTTTCGCTACGCGGGGGTGATATGGTGGGCACGGCGAGACTCGAACTCGCAATCGGTTTTACCCTTCCGGTTTCTAAGACCGGCGCTTTGCCATTTTGCTACGCGCCCGTAAAATATGGAGGTCCAGATCGGACTCGAACCGACGATTAAGAGTTTTGCAGACTCTCGCATTTGCCGCTTTGCTACTGGACCATGGTGCGATAGGAGGGACTCGAACCCTCAGACGCTGGGTTTTAAATCCAGATGATTTGCCATTCTCTACTATCGCGTGTCCATTATTTGGACTAAATTTAACGTCAAACGTCGGAAAAGAAAACCGACAGGACAATATTCGAAGTCCGATAAGCGAAGTCCAAAGTGCAGAAATGCTCCATACTTCCCGCGTCAATATGCAGTCGATTCTAAGAATCTAATATTAGCGGGCGTCACAAAGCGTCAATGCTGGCGGAGTGTTAACTCCAAGCGATCCTATTTTTTAGGTAGGGTCAGCCGGTTGTCCTTCTCTTCGGTTTGACGGGGATGGCCGAGGCCGTCCCAAGCTTAGATGAGATCGTATTTCTTGAGGACAGTTTCTTCCTCTTCAGATAGTTCGATCTCATGTCTGATGTTCAAATCAAGTAGCTTGTCGCTTAGACTTTGCTTGCGCTTGCGGAGATCAGACACTTCCTTAAGATACGTCGGAATCCATCCTTGCGGAATAGCCCCCGTTGTGAAAGAGTTGGACCGAGGGGAATAGGAATTAACCGGTTGTTCCTTCTTCAGATCGGCGTGTGCTTCGAATAGCACGTTCTCGTCCGGAGCGAAAGACGAGACGGAAGCAAGAGGCTTCAAAACTGCGGCCAGTTTGTCAATATGGGCGACTTCGGAAAGAATCGCCGATACCCCCGCTTCGTGGCTCTCGTTCGAAACCTTCTGCCGGATCGAGTACAATACCGCTAGCAAATATCGGGTCTTATCCAAAGCCGCTTGGAAAATACTCGCCGCGTGGATAATTGCCAGCTTGGGATCATCGTACTTCCCAATCGATACTTGGGTCGAAATCGAAGTTGACCCGATGCTCTCGTTGATCAACAATTGAAGTGCATTTGCTTTTCTCAGCGTTAGTTTCATGACATTCTCCAGCTTTCGCTCGGGGTTTTAAAATTTAGTGGTTGGTCAGGCGACTCCGTCTGATGTCGTTTCGGGGAATCCACTCGACTGGCTCGAACAGGTAACTGACCTCGTCCCTTGAGTTTCATACATCCGCGCTGCAACCACTAAAGACATTATACCACAGATTTTTGTTTTGTGCGGATCAGCAGAAAAGATATTTTTTCCACCGTTGGTCCTCATCAAGTCCCACAAGTCTTAATAACATACGCGACGTGTGGATCGTTAGCCTACCTGGGATATGCAGCAACGGCATGTCTGCTTCTTCGGGGGTTCGATCCCCTTTCTTCAAATTACAAAATTTGCAGGCAGACGCTAGGTTATCCCAAAAAAATCCGCCGCCGCGAGACTCCGGAAGAATGTGATCTAGCGTCAAAACCACTTTGGTGGGTTTACCATTTATGATTTTGATGGACCCCTCCTTTGCCCCGCAATACAAACACAAGTAGTGATCTCGTGCATATATGTTTGGCCGAGTCAAGAGCGAAATCCGAATAGGAATTTTTTTATAATTCCGGAGCCTGATAACGCAGGGCAAGGGGATTCCGGGGTAGACTTCAACTCCGTAGTCTTCTTCTGCTACTGCCGCTCCTTTAACCAATAGCTTTAAAGCGTTCTTGGCCCGAGTGATTGAAACGGGCTCAAAACTCGCGTTCAAAACTAAAACAGCTTTATTAACCAGTGACAATTGGTTTCCTTCTTAAACTGAAACCATTATACCACAGAATTCCGAAATGTCAAAATCATTCCATCATGGAACTAAAGAACCCAGTCTTTGTCCATTTTATGGACTAAACTTTGTGAATGAGAAGCCCGTTCTCTACTCGTTCTGCTACTAACTTATACGAGCGAAAGGTACAGTAGACTTTATCTAATCCAGTGTGTTCAAGGAGTCCAACCATACTCTGAAAGTTTCAAGTTTAATAGGACGTGGTTTTCTTTCAAGTTTTTTAGCCATTACGCCTCCAAAAAATATCCGCGCCTCAGCAACTCCCCGTACGCAAGTTGTCTAATGGCTTTGTCTGCTAGGTTAACATCATCTTGGTCGTTGCTTATCAACAATTTAAGGAGAATAACGTCGGAAGGTTCTTTGCACCGGAGAGCGGCTCGAACTTCGTCAGTCTTTCGAATTACCTTTTTGTGTCCAGCGACAAAGATTTTTCTTCTGTCGAATTTCATTACCAAATAGTCCTAAAAGCTCCGACTATAGCCAGACGCTTCATTTCTTTTTGCCACAAAAATCCGTGACCCGCGAAAACTCGGGTTGATTTTCCTTGCACTCTTAAATGTAGATGACACATCTCATGAAGCAGGGACTGGAGGGCACGACATTCGGCTCCCAATTTCTTCATCATAGGGTTTAAACAAATCTCTGTATCTTCCAGAGTATGAGTCCAAACTAAGAGTTGCGCGGCTCTTTTATGAGTAGTTTTGGAACTCCAGATTACAGCGGCATCTACAGGTAATTTATTCCCAAAGTACCTTTTGTTGAAAATATCGTACTGCAACTTCAACCAACGATTAGTCATTGGGTAAGATACTCAACTAAACTTGGATTCTCTTGCAAGACCTGAAGCAGGACCGGGGCCGTTGCAGTCACAAAATTTTCTTCATCAAACACATTACCAGGGACTTCTGAAATATCTCCGCAGGCGTGTAACAATTCGTGAACTAATATTTCCTGCGCTTTAGACCGTTTGAGTCTTTGAATTATCCATATTTCCAGGGAATTAGAATCTACGTGCCCGTTGTCATTTGGCATCGTACCTGCGGGCTTCCTTAAAATCGAGTAGGTGTGTGGACCTACTTTAACTGAAGCGGGCATGGGTTTGGGCTTCATTGTCCGTCCAGAAAATGGAATTCTTTTTAAAGGCCAGAGAATTACTCGGCCCCGCACAGATTTGTTTATTTTGTCAAACTCAAACCACGAACACGTCTTTATGCGCGTTATAAGTCTGGATTACGGACAAGCTTCTTTTGGGATCAGTAGACCATCTGCTAGTATTAAACTGCCAGGAACCTGAGGGGAACGTCACTACCGGGTGGGATATAGTATCATTTAGGGTCCCCTGCTTAACCCAAGACGCCGAAACCAAACGGACAAAATCTTCGCCGGTAGTAGCTTCAAGAGCTTCTGAATAATAATTAGGCAGAGATTTTAAAACTCTGATCCGGGCAGAAAAGCAGTCCGCGTAAGATTCGAAGACCGGCCACTTCGCCGAGACCATTACTGAGACGCCGTGTAAAACCTCTCTGGTCTGGATTTCGTCTACTTGCCCAGTCCACCAGCCTGGTTGCTTTAAACCGAACACGTCTTTGTCCCTATAGGCCAACCCAGACTGTCCATTAACGGAGGAGTATGACGCAGATTCCAGAAAGGCTTCTGCCGCAGCGTATCCAGGAAACGGGTGGTCAGAAGTCTTGGCTTCTGAAACCATCAGGCGCGCGAATTCTAGTTCTGGTTCAGTCATACAAAATCCGAACAACTCATGTAGTAATTACAAACCGGACAGACTAGCTTGCATTTGAATTCGGTTAACGTACTGGAACAGTTGGGGCAAATCAGGCAACATGCTCTAATTCTATTTTTTCTATTTTTAGATTCTCGGGGGCCATCATCCGGTCTACCAGTTCGTCTATGTTCTTCCACCTCCCCAAACGCTTCAGGGACTCTAATCTGTGCCATGCTTTGAAAGTAGGAGACTCTACACATTTAAGAAAAGCCGCTTCCTTGTTCTTGCGTTGATCTCGACCGTCTCTGTGCTCGGCCCGGGCTCCGGATTCGGGATGGATACATCGGACTCCGTTCTGCTTGGCGTTTCGGTGCTGACCGCCGTTACCTCCAGTGCAGAAGGTCTGAAACTCGAAGTTTTTTGCGGTCAAAGAAAATAATAGAGTTTTCATTTTCAGGTTCTTGTGTTAACTACTTAAATAACATTTGAATTCATTGTTATTTATTTAATTACTAATTTTTATTTTAAGTTGTTTGTTATCAGCGAGTCGATGATTAGGGGTTATTTAAATTTGGTGTTTACTATTTAAATAACATTGTTGTATTTCTGATTGGGGATTTCAAAAGTGTTTTCCCGAGTTTTTGGAGACTTTTTAAACTTTTTTGTTTATAACAAAGAAGTTAGGATGTGTTTATCAATTAGTTACTAGGGTCCACTGAGATGAAAGAGAGGTTGCTAGGTCACTGGTAGCCGCTCGGCACTCCTCAAGGGGGTTAGGCCGCCCGTACCTGGCTTCTCAATCTAGGGTCCCCTAAGTCTTTTGTACTGAGCAACTTAAAACCTTGTCGAGTGTACTACTAGACATACTCTCTGTCTATACCTCGACCTAGTTCCGTCACACTTTCGTCTCAATCGTGCGTATATCATTGATATAAAAGGCCGATTGATAACGAACGTTGTAGATGGCCGATTGGGCCGTCTGTCCGATACCCTAGTTGCTCTAGGCTATTCTGTAGAAAATATAGTCATGTAACCCTATCCCCGCGTCCCCAGGACATTAGGTCTATCCCCTGCTACCGTCTTAATGCGTGCTAATCGCGGTTTACGGTAGGCTTTAACCCGTTTGATGGCGGACAGTTGACGTGTAGCGTCTAGTATCTGCTCTGTTGAGGACGTCATATCCTCTATTATCCTAATCAGAGCTAGTTCCATTCTTTGGGTTAGGGTTTTAGGCATTATGGGCGCTATAGGGTGCGTGCGGTAACGGGCTGGTAGAGCCATTGCGGTTCGGCGCGGGAGTGGTCCCTGAATGTACGATAGTACGCGCGATTGCCAGCCCGAGCTTAAGGTTGTCATATACTTATACGGTAATAGCGCGCGGATTTTTCACTATTCCGGTAGTTTTCCACAAACTATTTTCAAACTATTTTCAGAATTCGCTTGACACGTGGCTTGGACTAGCCTATATTCGCTCTTGTCAGGCGCAGTTATGGCTTGCAGGGAATAGGAGTAAGAAGGGCACAAGCAAAGTCTTTCGACCCGTACGATTACGCGGTCGAGTTGGGAGCAACGGAATTCCGTGGGGGAATCAATTGGACTTGGGTAACCTTCACGGAAGAGGATACACGGCAGAAATTCGATGCCGAATGCAGGCGGAATGGTTATCGGGTCCGGGATTACGGCGAGTGTAAGACGCAATACCATCATTATCAAGACTAGGATGAAACCGGCCTAGTGCCGTAACGCGCCTATGTCCAGTCTCCAGTCTGGAATGAGAGAAAGCGGAGAGCGGAGGAAAACATGAAATTAGTAATCGAGATCGACTTTGGCAATGACGCTATGCAGCGGTATTCACAAGCGCGCGCCGTTATCCAAGACGCGGTAGGCACGTCCGGGTACCGCGCGAAACCGCATATAGGCGATTCCGGATCATTGCGGGACGTGAACGGGAATCGGGTAGGATTCTGGGAAGTAGAGGAAAACTAACATGCAGCGCTTTGAATATGTGATATGGGGTTTGCCGAAAGATTCGACAGACCCGATTGACGAAAAGGTGCTATACACTCAAGCTAAGAATGAGGCGGATATTGAACGGGTTAAAGAGCGTGCGGCGCAGATACGGCTGGCACTCCTTTCGTATCCAGATTCTGGATTTGAAAGATATTCCCGATTTTTCAGACCCAAAGCTCATTAGCTAACGGAGGAAAACATGCAAGCAACTTACCACGATATGACTCCGGCCATCGGGCAGAAGGTAGTGGTCCGATTTGAAGAGATCGGTGTTAGCTGCCAAGTAGTCAATGTCAAGTCATCCTACGGTCGTATCCGGTTACTCGTTTCCCCGGAGCTTGGAAATGGGGAGCAATGGGTGGAATTATCCCGGGTCAGGCCACGATCTAACGAAACGGCTATTGTAGCCCGCTAACCCGTCCATTTTGTGGACAAAATCGAGGAAACAAAGGAGTTACGGAGATGAACGGAATGAATCCAAAGGAAATGGGGTATTCGGATGCGGCAAACTCTGTCGCACCGAATTCCAATCAAGCCCTGTTTAACCGTCAAGAGTATATCGACGGGTACGCACAAGGCAGTATAGATAGAGATGCCGACAATTCCATTCTGTACGAGGTAATCATTGGAAACATCGGCACAGTGTACAGCGGAAAGGATGGGTTTGAGGCATTCAAGCGGTTTCAAATCTATTCAGGACAATCTAAGGGTAATTATGGGCGTGCAACGGGCGAAGACGTTACGCTCATGAAAAATGGGGAAATACGCAAGGAATTTATCGGATCAACGTCACGCGAACAGACGGAGGATTAACCGGGCCTTGCCCGTAACGCACCATTGCCCGATTCCAAGCTCGGGATGAGAAAGACGGAGGACGGAGGAAATATGGATTACTTGGACACTAATCGAGTAGTGAAGCGGGTCATCTCGGAGGTGGGAGGAACAATCGCCACTAACGGGATACAGGAATTGTCGCGCGAGGAGCGTGGCGGAATCAGCACGTTTGGGTACGTCCGCACATGCCTCTATGCCACGGCATACAACGCGGTTAGGGCAATGCCTGGGTTTGATATGTCCTATAACGAGTTTTGCATGGCGGTCGATCAGGAAACGAAATTAAGTCTGAGTTTTTATCCGGCAAACGCTAGACGATAACATGAAATCTCCCCTATTAGCAATCTCAGCTTTTATCCTTGCGCGCATATTGTTTGTTTTGATGACGCGTAAACGTAAACTCTAAACCTTGTCCAGAAAATGGACGGCGCGCGCCGGAGAAACCTTGACACTCTCAGTAGACTCTCTAGCATTTATTGGAATCCTTACCTGTTTGGGATTCTTGGCGGCCATCGGCTTGGGTAAGCTGTATGGCTGGATTTTTAACTAGTCCAGAAAAGCGAGTAACCATGCCTAAGCTCCTACGCGGCGTCTTCTACGCTCTAACCTTCGAGCTATCGGCAGCCGGTTTCCTGTATGCTGTCTACCGGTTTTTCCTAAGTCTGAATTAGTCCGAAAAATGGACTGATTCCTAACAAGAGAATGTCTCACGGCGCAATGAAAGGACCATCAAATGATAGCACGTAATAGGTTTATGGCTGCATCGAAAGAACAAGCACTAGAGCGGATGGAATATCAGTCTGTAATGTGCTTGGACCAAGTAGCAGCGGTAAACGAATGGCCGTGGATATACACAAACGCGCAGGTACTCGCCGAAGCTTGTGCGCATTGGGCTTTTGCGGCATATCCCGAATTGCGAGTGAATGACGATTTTTGGCAAAATTAATTCACCTTACGGCGAAAGAGAGAGAGACTGTATGCGTCTGACAATTCAAGTTTTTCAAAATGGGGAAGCGGTCGGGGAATATGTAGCCAATTTTCCGAAGGAAACAGAGACGGAAGCCGTTGACTTGTTTCTGCAACATGCACGCATCGATCTACGGTATCGCTTTCTAGGGGAATACGGATTCGTCCAACCGTCGGAAAAGTATTATCTGGTGCTGGCATGAAACCACCGAAGAAATGCAATTGCTACGTCCACGCAACGGCAGATTACACTAAGCATTCGCGGGATGCGGTTTTAATCCGTAGGGTTCGACGCGCTGGGCTAGAGCAAGCAAGAAAGTGCCGAATCAGAGCACAAAGCGAGAGTGACCAGAAAGAGAAAAACTATTTGGAAACCGTTGCTATCTGTGCCGAATGGGAGGCTTGGGTCTGCTTAGTTCATCTCCGAGACATCAAGGCAAACCGGGCATACGAGAAAAGTTAGTCCATTTAATGGAAAACCTGGAGTTTTATGGGTCATTCCGCGCGCAGCATATTGCCTGACCGCCACCGGGCGTTAACCCGGTACACTACCGCAGAGGCAATCAGCCTCATGGAGACGGACATGACATACACGCTGATCATGATCAACGAGCAGGGCGCATCGGAAGAAACCCGCTACCTTATCAGCAAGGCTGATGTGCGCCGCCAAATTCGCACATGGGACGCCAAAGGCATGACAGCCCGCGTTTACACGAGCGATGGTGAGTGCGTATATGACGGCTCAGCGCTCTCGTTTTAACCTTCGCCGCGCGGTATCCACCGTAAGCGGAGCGTCCGCCGTGGTAGGCGGGGCCGGTAAATTTAGTCCATTTTTCGGACAAAACTCGTTGACAAGTCTATTTACCCATGATAGGGTGTAACCAAACGAAAAGGGGAAACCATGTTCCTGCTTCTAGTTGTACTGTTAACCTTCGGCGGTATGCACGGGCCGGTAACTCACCCGAAAACCCCGCCGCTTACCTTTCGCTGGAAATAGACCGTTGCCGGATCGTAACCGGCTCTCAATGCAGCCGCCTTACGGCGAGAGTCACAAGCCTCTATAAATGCAGAGTGGGGAGGAAATATGGAAACGGAGAAGGATTTTCAAACGGAAGCTAACGAGGCAGGCGAAAGGTTTGTTGAGGCGGCCCGTGTGCTGCTCGAAACGCTACGCAAGGCTGAAGAAAAAGAGGACGAAGAGGTCCAAGACGATATTACCCAAGAAATTGAGGAGTATCCGCTTTCTGTCTTGGTACGGTCTGGATGGTACGTTCCCGGCCAAAACACCGAAGACAACAAGCCAGAAGAATACGAGATTTTGCTTGGGACGGGCGGCCCAGCTTCTCGGATCGTGGGCCGGTTGGATGAATATCTACAGCCCGGGACAGCAACCTTCGAATACCAAGACTGGTTCAAGCCTTGGACGGCGGCGAAATTGAGCGGGGAGCAGAAAGGCATATTGCTTGAGTTCGCCTCTCATTTCTGGTTCGGCGAGTAACCCAACTTTGTCCACAAAATGGACGGAAAAGAGGAATGAAAATGGATATCAAGAATCTAGAGGATGTGGTTATTTACACATCCGCACTGCTCACAATCAAAGACGCTCTAGTAGAGGCTGTGTTAAAACGCGCGAACCTGTGCGGCGCGAACCTGTACGGCGCGAACCTGTGCGACGCGAACCTGTGCGACGCGAACCTGTGCGGCGCGAACCTGTACGGCGCGAACCTGTACGGCGCGAACCTGTGCGGCGCGAACCTGTACGGCGCGAACCTGTACGGCGCGAACCTGTGCGGCGCGGACCTGCGCGGCGCGAACCTGCGCGGCGCGAACCTGTACGGCGCGGACCTGTACGGCGCGTACCTGAGCGGGACTAAAAATTCAGACATTGCTTTATCTCGGATTCAATTCATCCCGGAAACGGGAAGTTTTGAAGCGTGGAAGAAATGCGCGGACGGGGTTATTGTGAAGCTGCTCATCCCCGAAGATGCGGAACGTTCCCACGGAGCAGAACGGAAGTGCAGAGCCTCCAAAATTGTCGTATTGGATGTATTCGGAGCGGACTACGGCGTATCTGGCGGTGAATATGGAAAGATTGAATACCGCAAAGGGCAAACGGTGGAGCCAAAAAACGGATGGAACGAGGACCGTTGGACAGTCTGCGGGGCTGGTATCCATTTCTTTCTCACTCGGGCGGAGGCCGAAAACTACGAGTTTTGATCTACCCCGCTGCGGCGGGTATGCTCCCAATAACCAGCGTCCGGCCTAGAACGTCACGCGGGGGCGGGCAACACTAACGTTAGTGGCTAATGGTTCGAGGTGAGGAATGAAACTCGTTTCAAACGCAACTACAATCGCAGAGTTCCGCGCAGATGTTCTCCAATACATCGAACTTCGCGCCGAGCAAAACCGAGCGGCTGAAAGGTCGGTCACCGGAAAGAACATCAAGAAGATGTATATTCATGCCGCGTCTGAGATTCAGTCTATCGCCGATGATCTGCGCTATATGGACTCTGGGAATAAGGTAGCGTAATGCGTATTTTCCGGTCTCCAATATCCCGGATCAGTTGGAGGAGCGGGAATTTTCTTACATCCCAGGCGCGATCCTTGTCTGAGGTAATCAAGGGTCCGGCTAGACACCTTACGGCAAAGCCGGATTTTGTCTGCGCTGCCTGTACAAAGAATATGCACTACGCATGTGTTAGTAAAAGGTGCGAGTGCGGAAAGAAGCATTTATGACCCAAAATTTTTCCTTGACAGACCAACTAGGGTTGGCTATAATCATTGTAGCAATTTTGGAGTTGTGGTTTTTGTGGTAACTGGAATCTGTCCGAAAAATGGACAAAAGAGGGGTTATGGAAATCAAAACCAGCACACTAGGGCCGTCTTGGGACGACTTTGAAACCGCAAGAATGAAAAGGGAAGACGAAAACGTAGCGCGGCGGGTAGCAGACTACCAGCGGCGCGGCGGATGGTTCGACCAAACCGAAGAGGAATTGTGATAGTCCCTCTGCAATACTGCTGTGACGCGCCCGGATGTACGCAGGTTCGGACGGATACGAACCGATGGTGGGTCGTCTACACGGGATACCCCAGCCATATCGGAGTGTATACGTGGGATCACGCCGAGGCGGATCACAAACTGGACAGCACGGACTCCCGCCACTTCTGCGGCCAAACTCACGCTCTGCAATTCGTATCATCTGAGATGGGGGTAAAATGAAACTCTCCTTCGAGGATTTTGTCTACTACTCGGAATGGCTTGAGATAGTTCGGATGGGGAATTTTGTCGGCGAGTATGAATTACGAAAAATTATTCTCAAGAAAATCCGAGAATTCAGACGAGGCCGCCCACTTTTTGCCGGACCCTACGGGGATAAATCCGCGTGGGCTGGAATGGTCCGCAATTGGTACAAGGCATATGTGGAGGAAGCATGAAACACACGGAGATATTTTATTCTCTCTGCGAGGCCCACACTATTCTGTGTCTAGCCTGCGATAGGGCCGGAAACGCGGCGGATGTTTGGTGGATTCCCTTTTTCGGGCGGAACCGCTGGCGAGCCTACCGCACTGCACTCCATGCTATGGAGTACCTGCAAAAACAGGTAGGCGAAGAATACTCGCTGGCTGTTGAGGAGCTTTGCCAATGACCAATCTTTCAACCAGAAAGTCAAAGTGTATTGTCCAGTTTTCGGACACGATTCGGGAGCGGGGCCGGTTACGTGAAGTCATTATGGAGTTCTCACCCTACGGTATTAAAGTCCGACTCAAGGGCATGAGAAGTTCATACGATATTTCCCCGGCCTCTATCTACAACTCTGCTGTGCTTAAGTTTGTGGCAGCACAAAAATCTGAGAAGAAGGCCAAGAAAGCGGGGAGGAAATGAGGCAAGTGCGAAATAAATTATGGCTGCATAGTGGCTACCGGATCGGAGAAAACGGATTCATATTTAACCGTCCAGCCTGTCGGTTGTGTAAATTGTTCGACGCCCGAGTTTGCGAAAATAAGTATTGCGTTTTTTGCTTTGTCGGACTCTTGGAGATTCGGGGGATATGGGGATCGAGACGACGGCGGACTACGGGGGCTATCGTGCGCAGGACTCGAAAGATTTACAGGAACTCAGTTAGTCCGAAAAATGGACAACCTGAATGACCAATCAGCTAGGCGATCTAACAGCCCGACAAGAAGCCTTACGGCATCTACGTTCCAGATGGATGAAATTATTCTTGACTAAGCCCTGGACTTCGGATAACGTAAGGGAGAGAGCTTTGATTTGTGAGAAGATTGTTAAGTGGGGTGCAAAGTGAAAACCTACGAAGTAAAAGTACCGATTGCCGGACACGCTTATGTTTATGTCGAGGCTGACTCGGAAGAAGAGGCTATCACAACGGCTGTGAGTGCGGCTGAGTTGCAGGATTTAGGCGGCTGGGAAGCCCTGCGGAAATTCAACATGGGCAACGTCTGTTACTGCCCGCAACCTTGGGAAGCAGAAGCTGCGGAAATGGAATAACCGTGACTACCAAGCGCCGAGCAACATACCAATATGACGGAACCGTAGGCGGGAAACGTCTACGGTTTTCGCTCGGAACTACTGACTCAAAATCTGCCGCGAAGTTAGAGCAGCGGATTGGGTTTGCTATCGCAGAAGGCCCGAAACCCGAAGTCTGGGAGAGCCTGAAACCTTCATTACCTCTAAGGAGCTATCAAGTCTTGACCTCAGTTATCGGCCTTACGGCGTTACCAAATCTACGTGAATTTGAAGACACTTGGGAAAAACATTTAGACACGAGAAGGCGGCTTGGAGAAATTACCGAGTCTACTTACGACCTTTACGCTAAAGCGTCCAGGGATTTCTTCGCCCGAATGATCGAACTGAATGTCGGGAAAATGGACGAACTTACTCCAAGCGCCGTAGACGAGTATCTGGTTTGGAGACTTGAAAGCATAAAGGCAAAGGGAGGGTCTGGCCGAGGAGTAGTTACCATATCCAAGATACTTGTCCAGATTTTTGAATTGGGTATTAGGGACGGGCTGCTCAAAACGTCGCCACTTAAGCACAAGTATAGACCAGACACAGACCCGAAAGCTCCTGATCCGTTTACCGATTCCGAAGTCCAGAAAATGGAAAATTCAGCGGATGGAATTGACCGGCTTGCTTTTCTTTTGTTGAAATGGACAGGACTAAGAAAGTCGGACGCGAGTTCGGTTACTTGGTCGGCCATAAACTGGGAGAAAGAAACTCTGACGTGGGAAACTAAAAAGCGCCATAAACAAGTCATAGTACCTTTACATGCCTCGTTAATGGCCGAGTTGAAAAAATATCGGGACGATTCAGATGTCCAAATTTTACCAATGGCCCAGAACCGGCTGTATCAACTCGTAGTAAATCTCGGAAAGAAATCTGGGGTCGAAAACTGTCACCCTCACAGATTTCGGGCATGGTTTGTATGTCGTTTGCTGGCTAAAGGTGCGAGTTTATTTGACGTGTCCAAAATGATCGGAGACTCCCACCAGGTTGTGGAAAAATATTATTCTGCTATTACCGATGGACAACAAGAACGGGTCCGTGGTATACTAGCGGCGTAGGGCGGATTTAGTCCACAAAATGGCCCGGAGGAAAGCATTGGTACGCTTCGGTCGGCGGAACCTCAGTTACTCGGCACGGAGAGTCCAAGTGGAGCAGCAAAGCCATGGCGGAACTCAATGCCGAAAAATGGGCACAAGAAAACTGTGTGATAATCGAGCCCTCCATTTAATGGACTCAAGAAAGGACTGAAATGGTAACTTGGATCAAAGACGCAAACGGCAATAAATGTTCTGTCGAGCATTGGGGGTCGGAAGAGGCGGCGCAGAAGGCGCTGGACTCCCTCCAGGACTGCAAAAACTGTATTAACTGCTCCTACTGCTCCGGCTGCTCCGGCTGCTCCGGCTGCTCCGGCTGCTCCGGCTGCTCCGATATCGCCTTTGAGCGATTCTTTATCGCTCAAAGGCGATCCGGAATCGAAGTGGGCCGGACCGCCTGCGGTGCCAAAAATAGAGAACATCCACAAGAAAATCTACGAGGCCGCTTCGATTCCGCCAAAAGCTTTAGATATGGGCAACTGGCATGCCTGCGGAACCACTCATTGTCGCGGCGGATGGGCGGTGCATCTGGCCGGTGATGCTGGATACGCCTTGGAGCAGTTTCATGGGACGTTGCTGGCCGCGCAACTCATCTACCGCGAGAGTGGCTGCCCCATCAGCCCATGCCGGTTCTTCGACAGCAACGCCGACGCCTTAGCCGACATGAAGCGGCTGGCCGAACAGGATTCATAGTGCAAGAAAGGACTGCAATGACAAAGTACCAGGAGATCGCAGCGCAAGCGTGCACATGTTTGAAGGAAGGCAGCGCGCGTTGCAAGTTTCCGCATCCATGCCGCCGCTGCGGTGAGTATCATCCGGGCGTCTCCTGCTATTGGCACGCTCATGGAAAGACGGCGGAAGATAAACCGGCTGCTGGGCGCGTGTTCCAGCGCTCAGGTGGATCGCTGGGATGCGATGAGTGCTGCAACGGAGACCGCTGTGATGATCGAACACACAAAGATCGGGATAATTGCCCATTTTGCTTGGGAAGCGGTGAGCCGAGGGGAGAACATGCTGAGTGCAAAGTACCGGAAGATCGCAGATGAAGCGTATGAGGACGACGCAAGGTTCGATCTTTACGCCGCCTGCGAAGCCGTAGGCGCGGCCATGCTGGCGGACGCGACGGAGCCGGGAGCGCCGATGAGCGAGGCGGACACGGAGTCGGTGAGCTACGCTCTTGCGCAGATGGAGCGGTGCTACACCTTCCTGCCTTCTCACGGCAGCATTGGCGAGGAAGGTAAGGACAATTACGCATGGGGAATGCGCCGCTTAAAGGAAATCCTCGCCAAGCGCAGGCAGCCACCCGCGCAGGGGGATGCGCCACCGGAGCGCGGGCTGGTATCGCTGGATGCAGTGGAGAAGGCCATACGGGATCAGGGCAACACTTCTGGCGGCTGGAATGCATTTATCGCTGGCGTCCGCGCGCGCCTCGCCCCGCCTGCGAAGAAGACGGCGGAGGAACGGGTGACCATACGCGGACGGTCACCGCGCTCGCGTGTGTCGGAATACTGGGAAGTCCTCCTTGACGGCGCGCCTGTGTACAGGTTCGACCAGCGCGAGTGCGCAGAAATCTACCGCGCTGGCCTGATCGCCAAGTTGGAGAAGGAGGCGGGCAAAGATGAAGGTCAGTGGGATCGAAGTCAATTTCGCAAGGCCGGTTGAATTGACAGACAACCAGCGGCGCTCCATCCACGCTGTAGTAGGAGAAGCCGCGCGCAAGACTGAAACATTTGAGTTCGTTCATTGGGCTGCGGGAACTGGCTGCAAGCCCAATTGGTCAAAAACCGATTGCGCCATTTTGGGTATGACGCTGACAGCAGATTCTCCCGAGAGGGGAGAGCCCGCATGGGATGATTCTGTGTTCTACATCGAAACCGCAACGCGAGAGCGCTACGCTTCAGAACCGTTTAAGCCGTACGCGAGAGCAAAGACCAATGCGGATAGATTCTGCGAACTGTTAGAGACCATCGATCAGCGTTGCACATCTGTCGATGGTCCTGTGACGCCGACGCTTACAGAAGCCACAGCAGATGAATTACGCAAACTGTATTTGTTTGCCGACAGGATCAGGAAGGAGGGGCAGCAGTGAGTATCACGTCTGAAATAAGAGGCCGTACGGTTACGGCGGCGGAGGCGCGTGAATCTGTGCGACGCCTTGTCAACTCCCACTTCCATAACCCAGACAGCGCGCGCGTTAGCATCCCAGCAGATGTGCGCGACGATGATCTGATTGCGTCTGACTACGTGGAAGAATCTGCGGCCCTGTCCGAGTCCCACAGAGAACTCAGGGAGGCCGCGAAAAAAGCTGAAAGGTGCCTCACCGAGTTGTACCCATCGGACCCGACAGCGGTTGAACACGAAGCTGAATACTACGCCGTGAACAAAGTATTGAACGAATTACGCGCTGCTCTCTCGCGTGCATCTCTGGCTCTGGCACTGGAGGTTGACTAGGTTTGTCCATAAAATGGACGGTTTGCTGTGTCAACAACCTAGTTCACACGACTAAACAGCAAGTCCATTTTCCGACTTTTTTGGGCAACCTTGGGCGGCCTTGGTTCATCTTACTAACTAACCTCCCCCGAGGAGGAGAAGGAGATGACATGAGGACTAAACAGATTTCAGATGCTCCCCCCGAAATGTTCCAAGGGTGGGAAAAGTTGGAACCCAACGAGCAAACCAAGATTACGGTCGAAACCCATGCTCTCGAAAAGGCGGCTAACACTCTCGAAATGTCCAATTTGGAAATCGGAGAGCATCTGGACAACATCAGTCTGGTCTTAGCCCCCAAACGCCAGTTCAACAAGTGGCTGCTGTGGTGGCTGGACAGCCGGAAGAGGGCCAAGAGCCGGTCATGGGCCTATCAAGCTCTGGCCGAGTATCAGGCTATTAAAAACCATATCCCCAAACCAGTTCTTGAGGTAGCCAAGGAGCGGGGAGTCAAATTAAGCCCCTTGGTGTTGGCCCAAAACCCTCCGCCCAAGACCCAGGACAAGGGGAAGATTCTGGAGTATGTCAACAACCTGAAGCCCTCACGAGTCGAAATTGCCAAGTCCCCAGAGACCTTGTTAAAGGAGTGCGTGAACTTTGTTGGCACCAGATGGGCGCAACTGCCCAACAACCACAAAACCAGAACAGCCTTTATGAGATCGCTGCTGGGAATGCTTCTGGGCAAATTTGGGGTGGCGTCTGAGCAGAGTTTTGCTCCAATGGCGATCCCGGACAACTTCAAGGTACAGAGGGGGCGTCCCAAAGCAGCATGAGCACTTTGCTTATCAGCTTCCGAGACGGTAATCGGTTTTTGTCTTGTGAATCCTGCGGAGGGGCTGGAACAAAAACAAATGCAAGGTGTCCTGACTGCGGGCTGAGGTTCCTCAGGATTCGAGTCAAAAACGAAGACGGAAAAATTATCCACCATGAGGGGTCTGAGAAATCGGACCCCCTTATTTTTTAATTATTGTGTTGACAAAACCAAAATCATGCTATAATAAACGTGGTTGCGATGGCGTGTTCAACACGCACCTATTCTCGGTGGTAGCCGAATCGTATGTCGGGTAGGAACGAGGGTAGCGACGGGGTTCGATTCCCCTAGTAGAGCGCGGGCGGCTCACGCTGCTGCGGGTCTGGTGCTCGCAACCAAAATTTTTAGTCCGTTTTCTGGACAAAACATGGTATAATGCGCTCATGGAACCTGACCAAACACAACTTGCCTGTATCGAGGAATATGCCCAGAAAACCGGACGCGGCGCTGCCGACTGTTTATTCGAAGCTATTGACGACTGGATTAAAGTAGTCGCCCTTACTGTTTCTCAACCAGAGAAGTTCAATGTAATACAATTTCCGTTGCAGGTAAGCGTGAATTAGTCCATAAAATGGACGGAGAGGTGCGATGAAAATCACGGTAACTCAGACGCACATTAAGAACGCCAAGAGGATGAATTTAGGCAAATGCCCTATCGCTCTGGCGTTGCATAATTACGGGTGGAAGAAGCCTTTGGTACGCTACAATACGGTCTCGGAAGGTCCCTGCGGACTACCCCACCGTCTGCCCCCCAGAGCATCCGCTTTCATCTGCCGTTTTGACCGAGGCAAGCCTGTTAAGCCTTTTACTTTCGAACTGGACACTGACTAATGACCCAAGACGAACTATTCGTATCCTTGTTTTGTGACCAACTATCTAATATAGCCAAGGGTATAAGACAAATGAGAAGTTGGTATGTTTTTTCGGACAAACGTCTGGGGGGTTTGGAAGATATTTTCAGGAAAGACGCGGCGGATTTTTCCGAGTACCAGAAAATGTTTCAAGTTTAGGAGGATTTTATGACCAAACGATATTCCGCAGGGGCTATAGCGGACTATTATGATTACACAAACCTCGAATCTTCAGAAGACGGCAAGTTTGTCCTTTTTTCGGACTACGAAATCCTTCTGACGGCAATTCGTGAGGCCCTTATTGCCATTAGAGAAGGATACACCTATAATGCCCAAGCCCAATTGGAATGTGGGCTGAAAAATGTAGGGGAGAAAATATGACCCAAATGTCCAAACAAGAGTATCATGATACCTGTTTCCAGCAGACCAAACCAGAGCCTGAGGTAGACACAAGTGTGCCCTTGTGGGTGTGGTTTATTGGTCTTGGCTTAGTAGCTCTGGTCTGGATGATTTTTTCTCAAGGAGTTCACTAATGCACAAAACTTTCTGGACGTTACTCCACGATCCGGCTCATCGGGAATTTGAAATTTTCCTGATGGTAGTATTTGGCGGAGTAGTAGGCGCGGCTTTGTGGCCTTGGATTAAGAAACACTGGGGCCATCATGTTTCTAGGGATAAAAAGGAGGGGGTATGAAGGTTGTAGTTACTCGGCAGCATATTTTGGATGGAAAGAAAGTCCGCACCCGGGCGTGTCCAGTCGCCTTGGCTCTCAGAGACTCTGGATGGAAAGAACCGGTTGTGGGGGTTTCTATTTGCTGGGAGGACGGAGTGGGGAAGCCTTTTGTTCTTCCTCTAAAAGTGCAGAGTTTTACAAACAGATTTGACAACGGACTTCCAGTCGAACCTTTTGAATTCGAGTTGTCCGATTAATGGACAAAGTGTGGTTGGACTACGAAAGCCGAAGTACGGTTTCTCTAGAAGAAAAAGGATTGGATAATTACGTCAAGGGGCCTACTCAGGTCCTGCTTGCGGCCTACGCCTTTAATGACTTGGCTCCTAAGCTGTGGCAACCACACCTTAGCCCAGAGATGCCTAAGGACCTGAAAGACGCCCTACTCGACCCCTTCATGCAAGTCTGGAGTTGGAACACGAGTTTCGAACGACAGGTAACCAAGCACGTTTTAGGCATTGACAAGCCGATTGAAGAATGGCGGGACCCGATGTGCAATGCTCGGTATCTGGGACTTCCTGGATATCTGGAAGACGCCGGAAAAATCCTCGGGCTCAAAGACTCCCAAGCCAAAATCAAAGATGGTAGCCGACTAATAAAGTTGTTTTGCGAGCCTGTTGATTCGGGTGGCCGAGAAACTCTGTTTGGAATCTCAGAGCCGACATTCAATAGCTGGCACACCCACCCAAAGGATTGGGAATTGTTCTGTAAGTATTGCAAACAAGATGTGGTTGCGGAAAGAGTGCTTGCCCAAAAAATGTCGAAGTTTCCTCTTCCTCAGGAGGAACTAGAGACTTGGTTCTTGGATCAGCATATTAATGCACGGGGATGGCCGGTAGATTTACCCACGGTCGAAGGTGCTCGGAAAATTGTCGAATTAGAATTGAAACCCTTAGTAGCCCGTCTGAAAGAACTAAGTGGATTGGACAATGTAAATTCTAGAAACCAAATCCTGGAATGGGTTTCGGAGCGCGGATACGTCTTCTCAAGTCTTGGTAAAGATTTTGTTGCGCGCGCGCTTGCTGGGGAATGTAATCTAACCCCAGAGTGCCGAGAGGTTCTCGAAATCCGAGGACAAACCGCAAAATCTAGTGTGTCTAAGTACACAGCTTTAGCCGATATGACCTCCTCAGACGCTAGGATACGTCACCAGTACACCTATTACGGGGCACATACAGGCCGATGGGCCGCGCACGGCGTAAACATGGGTAATTTGTTTAAGCCGACAAAAGAAGTTGAAAATAAACTGGGCTTGGCCGTTAATCTTGTCCGAAAAATGGACTTTGAGGCAATACGAAAAGAATTTAGCAAGCCTATGGAAGTCGCTGCTTCGGTCCAGCGGTCGGCCTTTCGAGCCCCTGAGGGTTTTAAATTCGTGTGGGCGGACCTCGCGGGCATCGAAAACCGGGGGCTAATGTATCTCTCTCATTGCGAGGCCCTAAAGAAGGTCTACGAAGGAAAATTTACCTACTACGGACCCGACTGTCCAGAAAAAGAAATATTAAACGGACAAGAGTTCGCGCTAGACCCGTACCTAATGTTTGCTGTTCGCATGTTTAATATGAGCTACCGCGATTTATGGATAGAGTGGAAAATCAAGGGGGACAAGACCAAGAGAGATTTGTGCAAAGCTCCTGTACTGGGCGGAGGATACGCTCTCGGAGCCGGAGAAGAAGAGATAGATAAAAAAACTGGACTACCATACTGGACCGGTTTGATGGGCTACGGAAGAAAAATGGGAATCGAAATCCCCCACGACTTAGCCGAGCAATCTATCAAGGTTCTCCGCGAAGAATGGAACGAAGTTGTCTGGCTCTGGAAAGACATGGAAAAAGCCTTCGCATTTGCTGTCCGGCATCCTGGTCATTTAACCGGGGTTGGGTTGCCTCATACCAAGCGAGAGGAGGAATATTTCGAGGAAAAGGGCCGGAAAATTTATGAGCCGATAATCTCGTTTCTGTGTCATGGTGCCAAAATCCTTGAAATGATTCTGCCGTCTGGACGGTCTTTATTTTACTTTGACCCCCGAGTAGCGTTTGAAGAAAAAGAATGGAAGGGAAGAAAATACCAGCAAGACACGCTGTACTACAAATCCAAGGACCCGAAGACCAAACAATGGGTGGAAATGGATACGTTTGGGGGCCACTTGGTTGAAAATGGGGATCAGGCTATATGCCGAGATGTGCTGGTCCATGGGATGAAAAAAGCGGATAAAATGGGATTTGAAATATGCGGGTCTACATATGACGAGGTGATTACCTTAGTTCCTTTAAACAGTCCTCTTGGGGTAAAAGAACTTTGCGAGTGCCTTACCGACCCGCCTCTGTTTTGTGGACTAGATTTGCCGTTAGCCGCCGAAGGAATTGAGGATTTCATCTACCATAAATAATCCAGATCGCGGATTGACAACTCGAAACATGTGGTATAATGCGAACAAAGGAGAAAAAGTGGAACATATCCCTTTCCCCGAAATTCATCAATTTCGGAACACGATTAGAACTGTGCGAGAACGAGCAGAATGCGACGGAGTTCCTCTTCCAATCATTACTTTTGTGGGATCGGTGAAATTGCACGGAACTAACGCTTCGATTGTGTTTCCCGAATCGGGAGGGTACTATTGTCAGTCTCGCTCTCACGTAATCACACCAGGACAAGACAACGCTGGATTTGCTCGTTGGGTCGAAAACAACAAAGAATTGTTCGAGCGTCTAGAGAAGTCCGGAGTGATTCTATATGGAGAGTGGTGCGGGCAAGGAATTCAAAAGGGCGTGGCCATATCACATATGCCGAAGAAATTCATCGTGTTTTCTGTCCGAAAACTGGACAATTTGTCTTGGTTTTCCAAACTGGGGGTCTGCGTCCTGCTGGAAGGGTTACTTTGTATCTATGATTATCCAAATTGGACCTTGGATATTGACTTTTCTCGTTCCGAGGACTCTCAGAATCGCTTGGTAGAATTGACCACTGCTGTCGAAACCGAGTGCCCTGTAGGAAAGGCTTTCGGGGTTTCTGGAGTAGGAGAAGGCGTAGTTTGGTGGCCTGAATCTCATCCGACATTCAACACCGAGGGGTTGGCCTTCAAGGTAAAGGGAGAAAAACATTCCGAATCCAAAGTAAAGAGTCTAGCTTCCGTGGATGTGGAAAAATTGGAAACCGTCAAGGAATTGGTAAACACAATCATAACCGATCACCGTTTGGAAAAGAAACTAGATTCTCTCCAAGAGCGAGGCATTTCTTTTGACATCAAAAATACTGGGCAGTTTCTAAAGCTGATAGGGGCCGACGTTTGGAAGGAAGAATCTGACACCATTCTGGCCTCTGGATTCAAAGAAAGCGAGATCATGGGAGCCGTCCAGAAACGGGCGAAACAGTGGTGGATGGAGCAACTAGCGAATGTGGCCGTGGTCTAAAATCCAGAAACTCGAAAAAGATATCGAGGTACTATGCCAGACTCAGAATAATCTGGTGGATTATATCGACCGGTTAACCGGAATTCGGCATGTTGTTATGGGCCGAACTTTGTACAAGATATCTCATGGCGGCTTGTTTGAAGTCAAATTTAAACACAAGTTCAGAATTAGGAGCGAACATGGCGGCGAAGAAACTGAAAATTCGAGTATTGGCTAGACACATCGAACACGGGAAAAGAGGCAGCGAAAGTTGCCCCATTGCGTTAGCCTTACGGGAAAACGGGTTTAAAAGAGCTTGGGTATCTTCCGACTCTTGGTCCAAAACGAGCAACGGTCAGGAACGATCTTTACCCAAAGAAGCGCACAAGTTTATCAACGGATATGACTCTGGCAAGAAGGTCTTGCCCTTCACCTTCGAAATTGACCCCAATTAGGAGAAAAAATGGACTATACAATGAACCGGCTGGCGAATTGCACAAACCGGTACCAAGGAAAGTATAAGCGGGTTTTGTGCGTGTGCTCCGCCGGGCTTTTGCGGTCGCCTACTATGGCTTGGGTCTTGTCTCAAGAACCATACAACTTTAATACTAGGGCCGCTGGATTATCCAAAGAATTCGCCCTGATTCCAGTAGATCAAGTCCTGTTGACGTGGGCAGATGAAATCGTGTGTGCGTCTCCGGACCAAGCAGAAAAAATCCGGGAAATGATGGAGGAGGACCGGCCTATTGTGGTTTTGAATATCGAAGACAACTACCGGTATCGGGACCCGAATTTGGTAGAGGCTATCAAAGCGGCGTACCCAGACCCTAACGAATTGTCCAGTTAATGGACCAGGAGGAGCATGTCAGACCCCAGAGAAGTAGCCGCCGAAATTATCGACTTGATTTTCCACCAACCGCACGTTGACGCAGACACCCCGCTTGAAGAAGTCCATTTATTGGAATCAGTAGCCGATATTTTGGAAGAAGCGTTTGGGGAAGTAGAATCCGATCTTAACGAGGCTTTAGCAGACGAACGGGTGACAGAACTCGAACGTGAGACAGACCTTCTGCGGGACGATGCAGATAAATTAAGGGAAGAACTTGAGGAAGCAAACAGAAAGCTGGAAATCTTGGTATGACTAAAAACGAATATAGAATTTACGGAGCCGTCTGTACCATATTCTGCCTGATATTTGCTTGTTTTTCAGACACTAGTGACGTGGCTGCCGGGGTGTCTATAGCAATTGGAATTCTTGGAATCTTGTCATGGGGGCGGTACATGTGGCTGGATTATACGGACAACGAACCGCCGGGACCTTTGGGGATGGCATGACAGACTCAGAACTTATTTTAAAACAGCAGAAAACCATAGACAAGCTCGAACGTAAACTAGCTCGGTTGGAAAAACGTTTGATGGCTAAACAGAAATACGAAACCGCGCTACTGATTAATACCGGGGCTACTCCGAGATATGTAGCAGAAATTCATGAGAAGGATCGGGTTGCTTTGTCCGATGAGGAGAGAGAAAAATGTCTGGATTTAAAGCGAAAACTATCAAAACGATAATTTCTAAAAAGATTAACAAGTGGATCGAAACTATTGAGGACGAATCTCTGCGCGAAAAGGTGCGAGAGAACGTCATCGTAACAGGAGGTAGCATTGTTTCCATGCTTCTCGGAGAGCCGGTCAATGATTTCGATGTGTATTTCCGAGATCACGATACTACCTCGGCTATAGCAAATTACTACGTGGACCGCTTCCCCGATAAGAAAGGTAATACCGATTTTAAATTGGTGGTGACCGACGACGGAGAAAGAGTCAAGGTTCACGCGAAGTCCGCAGGAGTTGTCAGCGAAACTACTCCCGCAGGGGAGTACAGATATTTTGAGGGATTCCCCGACTCGCAGGGGTCCGATTATGTTGCCAAAGTCTTGGATAACCCCGAGGAAATCGAAGACACGCATGAAGACACGCAAATCGAGGTCTCCAAAAACCCCCTGGAGGGGAAATTTCGACCTGTCTTTTTGAGCAGCAACGCCATTACTCTAAGCGATAAAATTCAAATCGTTTTGAGATTCTACGGAGAACCGGACAAGATTCACGAGAATTACGATTTTGTCCACTGTACGTCTTATTGGCAAAGTTGGGATGGGAAATTGGTCTTGCGCCCAGAGGCTCTGGAAAGTTGCTTGTCCAAAGAACTAAAGTACGTGGGAAGCAAGTATCCTATCTGCTCGGTAGTCCGACTGCGAAAATTTATTTCTCGCGGATGGAGAATAAACGCGGGACAGATTCTGAAAATGTGCTTGCAAATCAGCGAACTAGACCTTACTGATGTGTCTGTTTTGGAAGATCAATTGACTGGGGTGGATACAGCGTATTTCTTACAGGTAATAGACCGACTTAAGGAAAAGGACCCGGAGAAAGTCAATACTGCGTATTTGGTTGAAATTTTAGATCGGATGTTTTAAGGAGGTATATGAACATAATCGAAGCCGCAAAATTGTTGAAGAAAGGCGAACTCCTGATGCGTGAATTGGGGTTCGTTGCTACGATTGGCTGGGATGGAATGCTCGTAAACGTAGAATCCGGCGAAGAGCCTTTCGGGTTCTTCATAGAGGAACTTTTGTCCGAAAAATGGACGGTGGTTCAATGAGTAACCTCGCCCTAGAACTCCGGCCTCAAAAACTCGAAGACGTGTTGGGAAATGAAAACACCAAAAAAGCCATCAAGTCTTTCATAGAGAAAGATAATCTCCCGAACGTGTTTCTGTTTTCGGGACCTCCTGGTACTGGAAAAACTACGTTAGCCGAGATTGTTGCTAAATCCACGGGAGGAGATGAGTCCTCGATTCATAAGATTAACGGGTCCGTCCGAAACAAGGTAGAAGACGCCAGAGAAATTTCGGAGATGGCTAATAGTAGTCCATTAAATGGACGACGACGTGTGTTCATTATCGACGAATTTCATCGATGGACTGACAGCGCACAGGACGCCATTAAAGACACCATGGAAAAAACTCCGTGTTTGTGGCTTCTGACTACGGACCAGCCCGAAAAAATTTCTTCTGCCGTCTTGTCTAGAGCTTCTGCGGCTACTTTTAAGCTGAAATCTCTGAATCGTGGAGAAATCTCCAAATTGATTCTATCAGCCGCCCCCAGTCTCGCCTCTGGTACTGGAGTTGGAATAGGAGACTTTCTGGACAGCAAGGGCGTGACCTCTCCCCGAGAAATCCTAGGCGTCCTAGACCAGGTGCTTGCTGGGGTGCCTATTGAAGAGGCTATCCATGGGGCCGAACACGAGCCTTTATACAAAGACATTGGCGGGGCTGTATTAAGAGGCGATTGGGCTAAGACCTCCTCTCTCTTATCTCAAGTAAAAACTGCTGATTCCCGTGGCATGATTTCGGTAGTGTCCGCGTTTTTACGATCTGAGATTTTAAAAAATCCTATTGGGGGAAGAGCAGATGCTCTAGCTACGTGCTTAGTTGGGGTTGATTCTTTAGGATTTGCGGATGGTACGGCTTATGGGGCTGTTACTGGACTTTTGTATAAAACATGCAAGGCTCTTGGAGGGGCGAAATGAGTAATTTCGTAGAAGTAGAACAAGCCGACTATAAGGCTTTTGTAAACGCAGACCACGTAGCCCTGATTACTCCGACCAAATTAATCGGAGAAACTGGACTGATTTTGATTAACGGAGTTAGCCTGCAAATTAAAGGCACGATGCACGAATTCCTGGAAAAATCCAAAGGAAATACGGGCCGATTCTTGGAATTGTGATATAATGAGTTTGATGCTGGACATTAGTTACTGGTCGCAGCAGGGACGGCGTACCGTGCTTAGAGGCACAACCCGGGAATCCGGATCAGGAGGTACGCCGCTATTTTGTCCATAAAATGGACTAGGAGAAAAATGCTGATTTTAATCGTACTCTCCAGTATTTTCTGGGTTGTCTCCGGAATCTGGGGATTTATCTATTGGTGGACGCCCGAATATGATCTTAGGCTGAAAGACCTCGAATTGTTTTTGGTATCCGGCCTCCTCGGACCATTTTCTTGGTGGGCTGGATATGATATTCACGGAAAACATAAACACGAACCCGCAGTATTAATTAAAAAAGAGAGTGAAGTAAAATGAAATTTACTGAAGAAGAACTGAAAGCGTTTCGCGCAGAATATGCTAAGGGCGCTACAGACAGCCAGTTTTCGTTGTTCATTGCTGAGTGCGAGGCTAGGAATCTACGACCTGGACCTCATCTCGTATTTCAATTGAGAAACGCCAAGGAATGGGATGCTACTGTCGGAGCCAAGGTTTTTGTAAAGAAACCTTATTGGATTACTACCGTGTCGGCCCTGCGGCTAATTGCCCAAAGAACTGGCGAATACCTCGGGCAGGGTCCGGGGGAGTTTATTTATCTGGACAAGGACGGGAATCCGTCGGTCACCTCAGAAATTCCTCTGCCCGACCCAGAAGACAAACGGTATCCCAGAGTTCCGTGGGTAGTCCGGACCAAGGTTTACCGTAAAGGTTTTGCCGAACCAATGATTGGATTGGCTAGATTCGACGCCTATGCCGGTACCATGACCGTAAACAACGAAACCGTGTTGACTGACATGTGGTCTAAGCGTGGACCAGAGCAACTGCAAAAATGTTCGGAGGCGCTTGCCCTGCGCAAAGCCTTTAGCGAGGAATTAGGATCGCTTTATCTGGCCGAGGAAATTAAAGACGAGGAGACTAATCTGACTCCCTCCGAAGTAACCCCGGCTAGTTCAATTCCTCTCCCTCCCCCAGCGCCAGCAGTCAACCAAGTTCCCGCAGTTGGTACCGAAACCCCAAGACCGAACGAACCCGTAAAAGTCGAATATCACACTGATAAAGTTCCGGCGACTTTGCCCGAACATAGTGGAACTAGTTTGGTTGTTGCGGCGGACTCGGCAGCGACTCAAATTCCGGCGGTTTCCGAGTCAAAACCAAGTTCGACAAAAGAGAAAAAGAAACCAGGGCGCAAGCCGAAAGATAAAGAAAGTCCGGAAAATGGACAAGACCCCGCGCTTATGGTAACTGACGCGGATTTTGAGCCGAGTACTTCCCCGGCACCGGTTTTTGATTCGTCTGCTAACCAGAAAGAGGCTAAGGAATTCGTAGAAGCAGTATCGTCATTTACTGCGGACGATGCTGTCTCCCGAGGCTTACCAGTTCCAGAAGACCCGTTACCCGATGAAATTCAGAAAAAGGATTTCGCTAATCGAGCAAGACAGTATGCTAAGGAGGCTGGAGTTGACAGTTCAATTCTAGGGGCGTATGCTCTTAAGTTGTCCGACAAAACTTCTTCGAAATACATGACTGTTGGGAATTGGAATCTAGTGTTTTCCAACCTCGAAAAGTCCAAGACCGAAGGAAATCTCAAGGAACTTCTGAAAGGCGGCGCATGAACCACTTTGAAGTCTATCTGAAATCTACCAGCACTCCGGTTCCGGTAGAAGCCGAAAACTACTTTTGTGAAAAAGACAGCCAGACAGTGTTCTATACCGGCGGTGACGAAGTAGCCCGATTTGGATCGGAAAATGTACGAAATATCGAGAGGCTAGTTCCTCTTGTCTACCCGAAAACTTAAATTTAATTTGTCCATAAAATGGACGGGAGAATTGAATGCCAATTTACTATGTAAAATCAGCCACTTATTCCGGCGACCAAGGTCCTCAGTCCCGGGTCATTGCAATCGAAGCGGATTATTACGTTACCTCAGAACACGGTGACTACGAATTTATCAAGCGTGGCGTAGGTTCTCAAGACAACCGAACCGTGGCCACAGTCCAAGGTCGAGATGTATTTGCGGTATTTGAAGAAGGCGCGCGTCGAAGCGAGTTTTTGGAAGACCTTGCTGTAGAAGACGTTGAAGACTCCGACGACGTTTGTCTAGATTGTAGATTTTCAGAACTTCTAGAGTCCGAGGAGTTCTTTGATGCGGTTTGCAAAGCATATGACGTTATCCAACAAGCCGACGCAGAGTCCGAGGAGCTTCCTACTATCCACAAGCGTAAGTATCGGGGCGACGAATATTGGGGCTTTCTAAACGACGACGGGAATTTTGTCCCTTTTTTCAGCAGGTTGGACGCCGAAGACGGGTGGAAAGTCCGTCCGGAGTTAAAGACCCGTTGGTCTACCCTTCCCATCCACGAAACCGAACTTGTTAAGGAGACCGTCCAGTGAGCGGATATTGCAATGTGACAGTAGTAGGGGGTCTGGGCAAGGACCCTGAGGTCCGGGCCACGCCCAACGGTAAAAAAGTAGCTAATTTTTCAGTAGCTGTGGACCAAGGATTTGGAGACAATAAGAAAACCGAATGGGTTAACGTAGTAGTTTTTGACAAACTCGCTGAACTTGCTGAGAAGTATCTCAAAAAGGGTAAGCAAGTAGCCTTGTCCGGGACCCTCCGAACCACTTCCTGGGACGACAAGCAATCTGGACAGAAGCGGTACAAAACCGAGGTTGTGGCCAGGGACTTGACTTTTATGGACACTCGTTCCGGCTCGACTGAAAACCGGGCGTCAGCCGCGCCTCCAGCCCGCCAACAAACCGCTCCCCCGGTCAGGGGTGCCCAAGACCCGTTCGCGGATACAGAAATCTCGGATGACGATATACCCTTTTAGCCATGAAAATCCAAGTTATTGAAAAACATATTACCGACGGCAAGCGGGGGTCGTGTACGCACGATCCTGTTGCCTTGTCCCTATTAGATGCCGGATTCCAAAAACCCTGGGTCAGCCCCGGATACCTTGCCTGGAGGTTTGAAAACAAAGATTACTTTCAGGCTATACCAGAAAACGTGCTAGAATTTATGAAACAATTTGATAACGGGCAGTTGGTATACCCGTTCGATTTTGAGGTGGATGGATGAAACTTCTATGTAAAATATTCGGGTGCTGCCTGGAAGAAAACGGTCCTGCGTGCCGCCGATGCGGTGTTTGGCTATACGATTGGAGATTCGTTGACCGAGAAATGTCGTGGCTAGGTCCTTGGTATTCTACTACTTGGTGGGTTTCTTGCAATCGAAATTGGATTTCTCACGCTTGCGGAAACACAGACTGCGGGAAGAGATTATTTTTCACTTCAAAAGCGTGTTGCTCAGATAAATGTTATGATAGTTGGATACCATTCTGATTAGCCGATCCCAATAACCACAGCTGTGGCTGAAATTCAAGAAGAATTGGTTAAAAAATCCACATGGTAAAAGCTAACAAAAAGATACCCTCAAAACCAATATCCCTGAATGACGAGCAACAGGCCGTGGTGTCGGCCCGATCCGGGGTTTTCCAAGTCCAGGCAGGCCCGGGAAGTGGAAAGACTTTTGCTTGTACCCAGCGTATGGCCGGAATCCTGAAAGAAGGGGTTTCGCCAGACGATTTACTTTCTTTGTCCTTTACCTCAACCGGGGCGAAAAACCTAAAGACTAAAATCGAGGAAATTACCGGGGCCTTGTCCATTAATCGGACAGCCGGTACAATGACTTTTCACGGAATGGGGTTGAGATTTGCCCAAGAAGAAAGAGATGCGTTTAATTTTAAGGTTGCTGAATTCCCTCTTGCTACGGAGCCCGTGGCGTGCAAGCTGTCTGCCGAGGCCGCAAGACGATATGAAATTGATCCCCGCCTACTCCGGTCCCAGACAAGCCTATATAAGCGGAACCGGATTTCTCCTGCTGAGGCTGTCAAGAGAAGTGAGGCTTCACTCAAACCCCAGGAACTGAAACTCGCTTTAGCCTATAAGAACTACGACGCCAAAATGAAGGAAAACGGGGTTTTGGATTTCGACTCTCTAATGTACGAAATGGTGGAACTTCTAGAGAAACCAGATGTCCGGAAAAGATGGCAGTATAAATACGTAATTTGCGACGAGGCCCAAGACTGTTGTATTACGGACTGGCAGTTACTGAAGCTCATTACTGAGAAACACGGAAACTTAATGTGCGTAGGGGACCCCGGCCAGTCGGTTTTCGGATTTCGAGGAGCTTCCCCAGACTTGTTTTTGAATATGGAAAAAATGTTCCCCGCAGTTCGGAAATTGTTTTTGGCCGCGAACTACCGAAGCACCCCAGAGTTAGTGTCTTTCTTGAAAGAAATCGGACCAGTTCCTGAGTTGGCTGAAAAATTTCATACGTTAAACAGTTCAGGACCTGCGCCCGAAATAAAAGGTTTTGGAAACCAACAAGACGAAATAAACTGGATAGTTGGCAAGATCAAGGAGTCCATTTAATGGACAAGTCTGTCGCTATTTTAAACCGAACAAATCGGGGACTCCGGCCCTTTGAAGACGCTTTGTCCGAGGCTGGAGTGAAATACTACCTCGTAGGCCGAAGTGGTTTCTGGAGCCAGCCTGAGATTCGGGCAGTCGTTTCAATCCTGGGCTGTGTTTTGTACCCGGCAGACCACTATCTCATGGGGGCTGTTTCCTCTCCGTTCTGGCCAACAAAATTTCTGCCAAAAACGAAAATTTTATCCAGACTAAAAGAAATTAGAGGAGAGCAACCTAAGGAATCTGCAATATCTCACTGGCAGATGCTTACCACAAGACCGGAATCGGTAGTAGAATCGAAAAACCTAGGGGCACTTCGAGAGTTTACTCAGTTCGTACACTCGCTCTCCCGATACCGGGATTTAAGAGCAGTAGACGGACTAAAGTCTGTTATGGCGACTCTAAAAGTCGGGGATTATTTTTCTGAAATAGAGGAAACCCCAGACTCAAGTCCTCTCGACAATCTCCAGGAACTCTTAAGGTTGTCCGAAAAATGGACAAATATCCGGGAGTTTATGGATTACACTAGGCGAGCTTCGGCGGCTAGTAAGGGTCGTAAAGGAGTGGCTTTAAGTACGATCCACGGATTCAAAGGCATGGAGTCTGATATTGTGTTCCTGGTAGGGTGTCAGGAAGGCCAAATGCCTCACTCTAAATCAACGGACTTACCTGAAGAAAGAAATCTGTTTTTCGTCGGGTGCTCTCGCCCGAAACAGGGACTTTACATTACTTACACTGGGGTCCCTTCACAATTTTTGAAAAAGGAACCCTCATGACCAAAAATCTCGCAGATACCACCCCCGAAATTCACAAACGTTGGTTTGCGGGCAAGAAATTGATTGATGTCGTCGGCTTCGAGCCGTACATCCGCTATGTGTTCGAGGGCGGCGGATATTTCGAGCAATACCGGCGTCTCGGCGAATTAAACTGGGTCAAGGTTGAAAACGGACTGCCTCCTAATAGCCCCGTAGGTCCAGAAACCGATCTGGTTCTTGTCCACACGAATCGAGAGTATCTTCCCAATATCACTACTGCTTCGGGAGAATACACAGAAGATGGATTTCAGTGGACCTTAGATAATAAAAGGGTCCTTGAGCCAGTATGGGGAGGACGCGACCCCCTTAAAGTAACCGAGTGGGCCGCTATTAGCTTACCAATAAATCATGAAGGAAAGGTTTCCGAATGCACAAAAAACACATAACTTATGATCTGACTTGTGATCGATGCGAGCACCCTGTAGATCGTTTGAGTCAGTTGTATCTTAAGACTCCGCTGGTCGTTCGGGAGCACGGCTACGAAAATTCTCGGGATGAGACTATCTCTGAACTTTGTGACGACTGCTGGGATACATTGATGGCGTTCTTGGGTAAAGAAACTAATTGGTGGAGAAAACTTTTCCATTTTCAAAAGAAGGAGATACCATGTCCCTGATGTCTCGTTTATCTGAAATAATGCCCAAGAAATCAGAATCTCTGTTTGCTGGTAAACTACGTATTAAACAATATCCTATTCGACACTCTGCGGATGCCTTTCTAGGTTGGCTTGGGGACGACTTACCAAAAACCAGAGAAGAAGTACACGCGAGTCTTTGGGTATTTGGAGAAATGCTTTGCGGAGATATGGAAAAACAGGTCAACCATTCCATGAAACTGGTTGAGGACGTTATATCCAAGCATGTAAACCCAATATATGTAATAAAGAAGGAGAAAAATGAAACCAGTATCACCAGTTATTAAGGGTTTTGAGGAACATGAATTTCTCTTAGCCAAAGACCAAAAACAATACCTCCCAATCCCAACTTTGGTTGCCGAGGGAGATGAAAAGAGTTTCATAAGTCGCTGGGAATTTACTCCAGAGGAAAAGGAGTTGATAGCAGCGGGAGGAACTCTGCTCTACCACCAACTTACTTTTGGAAACGATTTTCAGCCGATTTGTTTTGAAATCGTCGGTCCTAAGGAGAAGTTATGACTTGGTGGAATAAAGTGGCATTAAAAGAACCAGAAATACTTGGGTACAGCAGGCTTGGGGAGATGATTCCTTGCTCCAATCCCGAAAATGTTGTACTGATTCCCGTAGCCCCACCTCCCGATCTATCCACCAAACCCGAAGATAAAATCGGGTATTGTTTTGGATATGTCTGTCCAAAAAAGCATGTCAACGAGACTTTTGACAGCATTACTATAGATGGATACAAGGAACGCAGAGCTTGTCAGACGTGCGGGGGTGTTGCGAAACCGGCTGTGGTGAAGAGGATTAGCGAAGCTCGGTGGGTAAATCACGACCGATCCTCTTCTTATGGTCTCAAACCAGACCCCGATTGGAGGTGGAGGCATGAAGTTTTCGCAGGTAGGTTCTCCGACGCGAATTGGATGATTCAGTGGACCCGACGTGAATTCTTACATTATCTGGACTCTCCAAGGTCCGCTAGGAAGAAGAAATGAAGCAAAAGCAAAAGACCGAAGTTCTTCAGGAAATCAAGCACCCAATTACCGGTAGGGAGCCTTTTCTAGCATTCAACCAGCCTAAATTGATTATAAATATTCACGATTATTCCGGGCGGTCTCATAATTTCTTGGACGGATGGTGTGCCTCGTTTCACCCTTTCCGGAGAGGAGATACTCTAAAGTTCCAACTATGCCGAGAATATCAGGTCGAACTAACTTGGTGGGAGCAATTGTTGGCTTGGTTTAGAGAGGTAAAATGAACGCTATCGGCGTCCCTTTGAGCTCTCCAAACTGGTGGAAGAATTGTGTAGACCAAGACGGAAACCCTGTCCACATCCTTACCATGAAAGATTTGGAGGAGATGATTCCTAAAGAGATTATAGACAGGCTGGCTGCGGAACTCGGCAAAAGACTGAATGAGACGATAACTAAGATAGGGAGAAATATGCTATGAGTTTGTACACTAGTGCTTCGGGGAGGGCCGTCAATCACGCTTCAAGTTCCAGTTTGGATACCTACAGGCTGTGCCGACGGAAATTCAAGCTGTCCCGCATCGATGGCTGGCGGCAGAAATCCAGGAAAGCTAGTCTAGAAATTGGCAAGTGCCTTGAGACCGCTTTACAGTATTATTACGAAAATGGCTGTAAGCCTGATGATTTTTCGGACGAGTGGAAACGCTTGTGGCTGAAATTCGAGTCGATTGAACTCGTCTATACAGACCAGGAACAAGACTGGAAAACCGTTTACCAGTTAGGTACCGAGTGGGCGAAATTATTCCACGTAATCCGCGATACTCTGCCCATCCGAAATCCTAAGTGGCAACTCCAGTTTTTGAAGGAACTGTGGCCGGGTGACTTGAATCTTGGCGGCATCAACTTCATGGGATATGTGGATATCCTTTCGATTTTAGCAGACGGGACTCGGTTAATTATCGATGTAAAAACTGCGAAGTCTAGTTTACCCATAACCTCGGGAATGATGGCCCTTGACGGGCAGCTTCGTAAATACGCTTGGCTTTCCGGAATCCGAGAAGTCGGGTTTTTGAACTTCGTTAAGTGCGACCCAAATTCTTTCCGTAAAGGAGTTGGGGTAACACTACTAGAAGATACTAGAGACTGGAAAGCCGGTCAGGTTCTGGTAGTCGCTAAATATTCGGCGGCAAAAGAAGATTCTGCGGAGTTATTTTACTTAGGTACCGAAGAAACCGTCCATAAAATGGACGAAGAACTTGACGCGATTTCTGGAAAAGGGGCTAAAGAAAAAACAGAGGCTGTTTTCTCCGGATATCTGGCAGACGGGAGACTTTGCGTAATAACAAGATCGGCGCTCACCAAAGTTAAAATCCAGTTTGTTCGTGGTACAATACCCGAAGAAGACCTGCCCGAAATTGGCCAGCAACTAGGTACAGATACCTATGCTATATTTCAGGCGCAGAAAACCGGATATCCGGCAGATGGGGGAGTAAGATTTCCAAACGCGATCTGTGGATGGTGTGAGATGCGTGGAATTTGCCTAAAGGACAACAGGCTGCGGGACGAACTTCTCGTCCAAATAGGCCCCAAAGTTGAAGAGGATGACTGGCTAAAGGAACTGGAAACAGAGGAGACGGAATGATCGACAAACCCTATGACGAATACTCGGGCAAGGTCATAAAAAACCTGCTGACTTGGCAACAGGTCGGTTACATAAACAGAAAAGTTGTGTTCTCAGAATCCTGTGTTGGCAATTTGTCCGTCCGAGAGCTTCGTGGTTTGCTCGCCGACGCTTGGTTAGCCGGACTCGCGTACAGCTTGAATCTGATTGAAGGGGAGATGTGATGTTCACTCGGCTTAAAAGAGTTTGGAAGGTCCTGCGCGGGAAGGAATATGGCTATCCCCCGTCAGAAGTCATCTACGTGAAATCCGGAAAAGCAGAAAATCAGTTTGTCCAGCTTCTCGCTTGGCGGGATACAGTTCTCGCTCTGGATGCGCAGGGTAAGATTTGGGAACTTCGAGAGCAGGCAGGATATCCCTATGGATTTGTAAACCAACTTGTTCAGGAAAGTCCGAGGAGCTACTGATGAAAGAAGAATACAAAGCATCTTGGAATGAAGAAATTACTGACTGCTGTGAGGTTAGTCCTCAGTACGGAGGAGGATATCCGGAATATTACAAGAAGTGTCCACAATGTGGGGACGGCTCTCTATTTTGGCCCACAAAAACCCATTACGTCTATCATCCTAGCAGCTACGAGAAGAATTTGGAAGATAGGATCAAAAGTTTGGAGCAAGAGGCATGAGTCTATCCAGACGTGGTTTCTTTGGTATGCTGGCTGGTCTGGCGGCTTGTCCATTATTCGGACTAAAAAGCCTATACGCTGGTCCTATTCCCGGGCATAATTACGTCTTCCACTATAAGAATTTTATCTGCGACGACGTAGTCTCCCCCAAAAATAGTATTGACCCCAAAAATTACGATGACTACTGCCGAGTATTTACGTGGAAACATGAACCCGGAATTCTTTGGTGGTCTAAGGAGAGTCATGACTAAACTCGTACTAATTTCTGACACCCACGGTAAGCACAGACAGTTTGATGTTCCAGACGGAGATATTTTGATCCACGCCGGGGATATTATGACCTCTGGCTGGGACGTATCGGAAGTCATAGATTTCGATGTCTGGTTAGGGTCTCTACCCCATCCGTTTAAAATCGTAATCGCTGGTAACCACGACTGGATTTTCGAGAAGTATTACGCTACTAGACAGCATATCACCAACGCTTTGTACCTAGAAGATTCTGGCATCGAAATGATGGGTCTGAAATTTTGGGGATCGCCAGTCCAGCCGGAATTCAATAATTGGGCCTTCAACCGAAAACGCGGCGAAGATATTCAGAAACACTGGGACAAAATCCCGGACGACACGGACGTTTTAATCACCCACGGACCTCCTAGTGGGATTTTAGACTGGACCAAACCTGGACGGGAAAGTTTAGGCTGCCGAAATCTACGTAAAACTATAGATCAAATCAAACCAAAACTTCACGTGTTCGGGCATATTCATGGGGGTTACGGGGTGAGTAGAGTAGAAGATACCACTTTTGTAAACGCCTCTTTGCTAGACGAAGCCTATAGACCTGCTAATGAACCGGTTGTCGTGGAGTTGTCCGATTAATGGAATTATATAGGGAAGCAGTAGTCAGTGACGACCAGAAATACCGCTATACTCTTTACCGGGAATGGCGGGAGGATATTTTCGACCCGCTGAAAATTCTGAACTTCGTCATGTTGAATCCTTCCAAGGCAGACGGGCTGGTAGACGACCCGACTATCCGAAAATGTATTGGTTACGCAAAAATCGGCGATTTCAACGCAATTCGCGTAGTTAATTTATTCGCTCTGCGCTCTACTGACCCTAAACAGTTACAATACGAGTACGTTAACGGAGGTGATACAATAGGCCCGTTGAACGATTCCTATGTCCGAGAACTGCCTTCGGAAGAAACTGTTTGTGTGGCTTGGGGTTCTACCTTCCAAAACAAACCTTGGGTCCAAAACAGAATTGCTAAAACTTTCCAGTTTCTAAACAGGAAACTATACTGTCTCAAAAAGACCAAAGACGGCCATCCGTGCCATCCAGTGATGCTCGGATACGGACCTTTAATCGAATTTTAGTCCGAAAAATGGACGGAAACACATGAGCTTATCAAAGAAAACCAGATTCGAAATATTCAAGAGAGATGGGTTCACTTGCCAGTATTGCGGGCAGCGGCCTCCTGAAGTCGTGCTTGAAGTAGACCATATTCACCCCTCTTCCAAGGGTGGTTCTGACGACGAAATCAACCTCATAACTTCTTGTTTCGACTGCAATCGTGGGAAATCTGATAAGAAGATTGGGGACATCCATCCACGCCCGGACGCAGACATAAGGTATCTTGAGACTCAGCAGGAAATCGGAGAAGCAAAGAGATATCTCACATCCCAAGAACAACTTGCCGTAGTCCAAAAACAGATTAAAGAGCGCCTCAAGGATTTGTGGACTGAGTATTTGACCCCAACCTACGCACCTTCAGATAAACAGTTCGGGGCTTGGTTAGCGTGGCATAGTCCAGAAGACTTAGACTTTGCAATTCGTAGGGCTTCAGGAAAATACCAAAGCGGGTCCCTTCAAAGAGGAAACGAAAAGTACTCCTGCGAAAGCTGTATCCGATATGTCAGCGGCATCATGAAGAGCGTAGCACAAGAACGAGAAGCCAATGGATGAAGAAAAAACGCCGTATAAAAACCCACTGGCTGGTCTTGACTTGCGAGGAGTCCAAGCTCTCTTGAAAGAGCGGCTCTCTGTATTGGCGCATGGGTACAAATTACCCTACATGCAGTGGTATGAAGACGATTTCAAGAGTTCGGAGGGCGTCGAGGAGATGGCCCCGCTGTCCCGTCTGATGTATCGCCAGCTTCTGGCAAAGGCTTGGGTGTCGCGGGACGCTCCCTATCTCCCTGCGGACAAGGAAAGGCTCTTTCGGTTGGCTGATTGCCCGAACGAAGAGTTGTGGGAGAAACATAGTGGTCAGGTTCTGGCGATGTTTGAGAAGACAAAAGACAAGAAAAGGTTGTTCCATTCGCGGCAACTTTTGGATTATGTCACACAAATCGTGAAAATTTCTGCTAATACAATTAACGGAAGAAAAGGTGGTCGTCCTCCCAAATCAAAGAAAATAAAAGACATACCAGAAACCCAAATGAAACCCGATCCAAACCCAACGGAAACGCAATCAGAACTAGAACTAGAATCAAAACTAGAATCAAAATCACAAGCAGAAATATACGATTCCAGCGAACAAGGGGAAGCTATGAAAACCGAGAGACAGATCGACATCCTGACACAGCAGTTCTTCGGAAAGAAAGCTTATCTGCGAGGACGTAACGGGGGAGAACTAAAAACCCTTATCTTGCTGCACAAGGGATCGTCCGTAGAACGGGCTTACATCGAGTGGTGCCAGTCCAACCAAGGCAACCCTGATATCCACGATCCCGTGGCCGTCTTTCTTGAAGCCGCGAACGAGTGTCTTGGCGCAGAAACCCCCCTCCAAGCCGTTTTGAAAGACCCAGAGGTAGTTTCCCTTGCCCGAGAGCTTTCCTACCTCGCCTCGGGTCAAATAGCGTTCTTAGACAAGCAACGTGTGAGGCTAGCGGAAGTCCTGAAAGAGTTTTCGGCTCCTGAAATCATTTCGGTGTTCGGAGTCTGGCTCGGAGAACAAGACTTGTCTGACCCCAAAAACGTGCCTTACCTCCCGGGAAAGTTTGTCCAGATTGTGGACGGATTAGCGTACGCGGCCCGAAAAAAGTCGATAGAATCCGAGAAAACCCGTTTAACTCGGGAAGAAACCGCCAAGAAACTCCAAAAGCAAGCGGAAGACGAGCGGGCAAAAAAACCAGTGGAATCTGACTTCGATCCGCTGGCAGATGTGGTATAATACAAGAAATGGCAAATTTGTTTGTAATCTCGGACACCCATTTTGGGCACGCTAATATCCTGAATTTTCAACGGGAAGACGGGTCACCGCTCCGAGATTTTTCTTGTGCGGAAGAAATGGACCAGCACATCGTGGATAAATGGAATTCTACGGTTCGCCCCCAAGACCATGTTTATCACCTAGGGGATGTGGCTATGAGAAAAGAACATCTTTCCACGGTAAAACGGTGTAACGGACACAAGAGGCTGGTTCGGGGGAACCATGATATTTTCCGGACCAAGGACTACTTGGAATATTTTGACGAAATCTACGCAAGCCGAGTTCTTGACGGACTGATTTTTACACATATTCCTATTCATATCAATAGTTTGGGGAGATTTACAGCCAACGTACACGGGCACACTCACACTATGCCACAAGGAACTTTCGGCCCGAATTATTATAATGTTTCCGTGGAAATGATGAATTATACTCCAGTTTCTCTCGAAGATTTGAAGATTCTGGTTCACGACTTTCAACACCCGATTGAGGAATTATGAAACCGGAAAGAATTTACACGGACGCGGAGTTGCTGGACCTCCAAAATTCTACTGTCAGAGCATTAGCCTCGGACCTGTGGAATACTAGGAATTATCCGCAAGTAGAAATTAAGATAACCCAACCTGTCCATTTTGGTTTTACAACGGAACAACCGCTTCCGGAGTAGATTGGATTTGTGAAAGATGCGGAAAAGACCAGTATTTTGAGCACGAGGTGTACGAATAATGAACTTTTCTTACATTAGTGTTTGCAGTGGTATAGAAGCCACCACCGTCGCTTGGGAAGATTTGGGTTGGAAAGCCAAAGCCTTCGCGGAGATTGAGAAATTTCCGAACCAAGTTCTTTCTCATCATTACCCCAACATCCCAAACGTAGGGGATTTTACCAAGATTCAAGGAGATGAATATGGCAGCGTTGACCTGCTTGTTGGAGGAACCCCATGCCAAGATTTTAGCGTTGCCGGACTCAGAGCGGGTCTGGATGGACAGCGTGGTCAACTCGCAATTGAATTCGCACGACTTGCTGCGAGACTACGGTCCAGATGGCTTGTTTGGGAAAATGTTCCCGGAGTTTTGTCTATTGAAGGAGGACGAGCGTTTGGAACCTTCCTCGCCACGTTGGGGAAATTCGGGTATGGGTTTGCTTACAGAATTCTCGACGCTCAATACTTCGGAGTACCCCAAAGACGCCGTCGTGTTTTCGTTGTCGGATATCTTGGAGACTGGAGACCCGCCGCAGCGGTACTTCTTGAAAGAGAAGCATTTGCAAACCACACTAAAGGAAGCAATAATAAAAGGAGGAGCTTTCCTGTTCTCAGTTGCAGAAACGCGGGAAATGCAAACGCAAGAGGTCTTGTCCTTTATCAAAACGGAAACTTTCGAGCGTGTACCCCAGAAGAAGAAGAGGCGCGTCAAGGATTTCCAAAAGGATATACCAGAGTAAATAAATCTTCTGATACTCAGAGGTACAAAGCGCTCGGGAACTCAATGGCGGTTCCTGTAATGCTATGGATAGGACAGAGGATCGAGTTGGTCGAAACAATGATCCGAGAAGAACACGATTGGCTCACAGAACTCGAAGAGTCTGTGGTATAATAGGGTTTTAATTCCGAATAATGGACACGAGGTGGTAATTGAATATCAATCAGAGACTGCGGAACAACTTTGAGGAAGAGGTGCTGGTTCCGGCGTTTAACATCCTTGACGACGTTATTGAGTGGCTCGCGGACAATGTCGCCCCAGAAGACGTAGTTGCAGACGTCCAACTAGAAACTTGGGCCTACGATAATGGATTTAAGAAATTTGAATAGGGGGAACATGGGAGGAAAAGTGAAGCCTTTAGTCATATACCACGGTAACTGTCAGGACGGGTTTACCGCCGCTTGGGCCTGCTGGTCTAAGCATCCTGATTGGGATTTTTACCCAGCCAAGCACGGAGAACCGCCGCCCGAGGTGCTTTATCGAGACGTGTACATGCTGGACTTCTCTTACAAGCGGCCTGTAATTGAAAAGATGTTGGGAGAGGTTCGGAGTTTGACAATTCTGGACCACCACAAGACAGCAGAAGCGGATTTAAAGTTTCCGTTTGACTCGGACCCGCATAATATGGTGGATGTTAAAATCATCTTCGACATGGACAAGTCCGGGGCGCGGTTAGCCTGGGAGTGTTTTCATCCTAACGAACCAATTCCAGTCCTCGTTACGCGGGTTGAAGATCGGGATTTATGGAGATTCCGCTATCCAGATACCGAGGGAATCTCATCATACCTCTTCAGTTGTAACTATGATTTTAAGGAGTGGGGTTGGTTGGCTCACTTAGCCGAAGACCCCCACGATTTGGAAGAAATGGAAGGATATGGAAATGTCATTCTAAGGAAACAGAAGAAAGACACAGACGAACTCCTCCAAAACAAATTCAAGATGATAATCGGCGAACACGAGGTTTGGGCTTGTAACCTGCCCTATACTTTTTCATCAGACGCCGGAAATATTTTGGCTCAAGGACAACCGTTCGGAGCGACATTTTACGTAGACGAAAACTCTGCTTATTTCAGCCTTAGGTCCACTGAAGAAGGAATAGACGTGTCTGATATCGCAAAATCTTACGGAGGCGGAGGACACAAGCACGCTGCGGGATTTAAAGTTCCTCTTGCGACTCCTGTATTTCAAATATGAAAATCCGAGAATGGGCTACTACTCAATCCGAGCACTTTATTGTCTCTGAAGTCATAGACGCGGGTGAAATTCTCGAACATTACGGAGAGGTCTTAGGACAGAATTTCAATGTAGGAAATGCTATAGACAGGGCCGCTGAAATGCTTTGTGTATTCTTCGATGAAGAAGAAAACTGGGAAGACCGGATTAAGAAAATAAAGGAAATTGGGTATTCGGATTGGACATGATGGAAGACAAGATTAAGTTATATCAAGGCGACTGTCTGGAAATTATGAAGCAAATTCCGGATAAGTCGGTGGACTTTATTCTTTGCGACTTCCCTTATGGAACTACTCAGAATAAATGGGATTCGATTATCTCTCTCTCTCCGAATTGTGGAGGCATTATAACAGAATCTCTTCGGGACCGGTGGTGCTAACAGCCCAATCTCCGTTTGACAAAATATTAGGGGCGTCGAACATATCTTTATACAAGTATGAATGGATATGGAACAAATCAAGAGCTACCGGACACCTGAACGCCAATCGTCAGCCACTAAAAAATCACGAAAATGTTTTGGTATTTTACGACCGGCAATGCCCGTACAATCCGCAAGGGCTTTCTCGGAAGATAATACCCACCGTCAGACGCGGAAGGGATAACGGAAGCAATTATGGAAAGTCAGATAAAGACGCGGTGCAGGAATTCGAAAACTACCCCCGAAGCGTTCTTAATTTTCCCAGCGAGGCAAAGCCCGTACATCCAACCCAAAAACCAGTCCAATTAATGGAATATATGATTAACACTTATACAAATAGAGAAATGACCGTCCTAGACAATTGCATGGGTTCAGGAACAACTGGAGTAGCTTGCGTAAACACGGGACGAAAATTCATCGGGATTGAAAAAGATCCCGTGTATTTTGAACTAGCTAAGAAAAGAATTGAGGAAGCACAGAACTCTCGTTTAGAAACGGATTGGCTCGCCGAATTGGAGACTGATTAGTGGATGATCTCGACAAAATTAAATCGGACCCGGCGGTACTAAGAGTCTACAATCAATACGTCCAGCTAAAAAAGAACGGGGATAAGTATCAAGGGTGCTGCCCAATTCATCAGGAAAAAACTCCGTCGTTTACAGTATTTCCGGATATGCGCGCGTGTTGCTTCGGCTGCGGAACAAATCTCAATATTTTTCAACTTGTCCAGAAAATGGATAACTGCGATTTTCAGACAGCGGTACAAAAAGTGAAAAAAGAAATTGGGGGCTGGGAGTCTACAAAACAAAAAGTAGAATCTATATTTAAGCCGGTCGCCGAGCAAAAAGTTTACAAAACAATTCCACTTTCTTCTTGGCCTAGGGTAGAATCTGCCCTAAAGAGCAGCAAAGAAGCGATAACCTACCTTCAAGAGCAGAGAGGAATCGGAGTAGAGACTGCCCAGAAATTAAGGCTTGGATTTGTCCAGAATATCGGGATACTAGCAGGCGAACAAGGCGCGGACATTGCCGACAAGGGCTGGTTAGCCTTTCCGTGTATTGAAGGCGACAAAATTGTCTCGGTTAAGTACCGTTCAATTGTTAGGAAAAAGCCCGGAGGATTTGCCCGCCAGCCTGGAATGGCTACCGCTCTCTGGAATACCGAGACTATAGACCCGTTTGAGCCGCTGTACGTTACCGAAGGAGAATTTGATGCGACATGCCTAGAGGCTGCTGGTTTTCGAGCCGTAAGTGTTCCCTCAGCCGGTACAAAACTGACTCCGGAGATGAAGGACCAGTTGATGACCGCCTCCTGCGTTATATTATCAGGAGATTCGGATACTACGGGCGCGGGATATATGAACAAGCTTTGGAGAGAATTATCCGAACGGGTATATCTTTTGACATGGCCGTCTGGTTTGAAGGATGCAAATGATGTTTACTTGTCGAACCCTCAGCACTTCCGCAAAACTGTAGAGGAATTGACACAAAAAGCTAAGTCCCAGCCGGTCCCAGACGTTTATAGTATCCAGGAAGTCCTGTCAAACGGAGAGGATAAGAGTTTGTCAGATCGAGAAGACCGGCTTAGGTTTCCCTGGACGGAAGTAGACCAAGGAGCTATACTTTTACCCGGGTCTTTGCTTGGAGTGATGGCTACAAATACGGGACAAGGAAAGACAGCTTTTACTCTTCAATACAGCCTGTACGGGGCGCGGAAATATAACGAAACTGTAGTAAACTGGCAGTGCGAGCTATCCCCATCCGAGATTGCGGTTATGGTAGCTGCGCAAGTCTTGAGAAAAAATAGGAATTTTCTCACAAAAGACGATCTAAAACTGGCCGCAAACGAGCTAGAAGGTATACAATATTATATAGGAAATAATCCTTCTGTAACGAATATCATGGACGTGTTTGACCTGATTGAAGCGGCTGTCCGTAGAATAGGGGCAACACACTGGGTTCTCGACAACCTGCATTTTTATACCACGGGAATCGACGATGAAGTTCGAGTACAAGCCGCCGCCATGAAACGAGGCAAACAAATATGTGTTACTTACGGGTGTAAGGGAACCATAGTTTTTCAACCACGTAAAGCCACGAGTCAGTCGAAGGGAAAAAAGACCCACATCTCCGATGTAAAAGGATCGGCATCCGCCGGAGACACTTCAGACGCTGTGGTAGCTATTCACCGAGAACTGTCCAAAGAAGACGGAAAAAACGATATTTATGAGGAAAAAACTTTGGTGGAATGGTTAAAAACCCGTTCTAAAGGAATTGGAAAAGCGTCTTCGTTCTTGCATTTCTTCGGAGAATTTGCCTGCTTCGAGTCGTTGGAATCGAACTACGGAAGTCCAGAAAATGGACAAAACTGAGGTACAATGAACATCTCCGCACCAATCTTAAAAGCCGCTCTCAAGAAACTTGGGCCTGTAAAGACCGAGGTTTATACGGTCTCAGACAGATATATCCTGGGCCGGGATACGGACGTACTAGTTCTAGAATCCTGTTCCCTCGGCCTAGGTGAATTCAATATCAACGGAAAAAAGTTCTCGCAAGTAATCAACAGAATGTCCGGAAATATTGAGATTACTCGGGACGACAAAAAACTGGTAATAAAGTCGGCCAAGGCAAAAATTGAACTTGAGATTTTCCAGATCAAGACCCCAGTTCTTCCTGAAATTCCCGCCAAGACTTTTAGGTTGGATGCGGAAAAATTCAAGTCCGCGCTGGCCTCCGCGTCAGCCTACGCCTCGCCAGCAAAATCCGCTGCGTTTGGAGACGTGGTTTTGATTCAAAGTCTGCCGTTGGGCATTGAAGAAACTTCTCCATCAGGATATAGAATTGTCGGGACGGACAGTATTATCGAGGGAATTGCTGAGGTAGAATACCCCCTGCCTAGTGAGTTCAAAATCTTACTTAATTTAACAGCGGCCTCGGCTGTCCGCTTAATGGACTCGGATAAAATTAGCTTTGGGGAAACAAATACCGCGCTGTATTTTGAAAGTCCTGATACCAAGGTTTTTGCGGCTAAGCCCCTGAAGACTTTTCCAGACCACGATAAACTCTTGGCGCTTCCAACTGTCGTGAAATACGGATTCGACCCAGAGGAACTCCTGTCTGCTCTAAAAACTATAGAACCTTTAATCGACGAATCCGTAGATGATGGGGCAATTTCTTTACATTTTCGGGATAATGTGGTAGAATGTTCTTCAGTCGGAGTTGGAAGCACTGCATTAGATCAAGCTGGCTGCGAGCAGATAGACCCCGATCCTATATTCGATCCAAGGGAAATCAAGATTAAAATGCTGCATAAACGCTTGTCAGGATTTTTGAGCAAGACTAAAGGGCAGGCAAGCCTAGGATTAACTTCTCACCCAGTTAGGCTGGAATCAAACGGAGTTGTTGTTCTTACTATGCCGGTGAAGGACCGTAAATGACCGAAGCCATTATTTTAGCGCCGATAAACCAAGAAGCCGCCCTGAAAATTGGGGAGGAAATTGACGTACTACTAAGTCATATATCCACCAACGAACTTAAGCTGTCGAAATCCTACGCCCGTTTAGGCAGTAAGTTGAAAGAAGTCAAGGTAAACCAGTATTGGATATCGCTTGGATACGAAAAATTCACAGGTTATTTAGAACACGTTCGAGCTAAATTAGGAAAAGAGAGGTCGCATTTGTACGCTATTTTGTCCGTAGCCGAGAGTCTACTTCCTCATATCTCCGAAGAAAAACTTGAGCAGATCGGAATAAGCAAAGCTCACGAACTAAGGCGGCTGATACAGCAAGGCGGAAGCGTAGAAACAGACGTAGACTCCGGCGACTCGGATCAACCTGTCCATTTATTGGACTATGCCTCGGACCCCAAGACTACAGCAAAAGCTCTTAGGGTAAAGGTAAATGAAGCCCTTCATATTTTCGAGCAGCCTAAAGGAAACTGGTTTGACATCCAAGGATTTTACGCAACCCCAGACGAGAGAAAGGAAATTGAAGAGTTCTGGGAGATTGGTAGGAAGGTTTTGCAAATTGAGGCGGAGCAGGAGCACGAAGTCCGCAAGCAAGTTTTCTTAGCTTCAGTCCGAGAATCTACAAGTAGCTGGGTCGTGGAGGTGGAAAATGGACGGTGATTACGACTTGATTAATGTCTGTGACGAGTGTTTTCAGGCTTCTTGCTGGGCCGGTAAATTTTACTGTGACGGGTATAAAACCGCTGGGATTGCAACAATCCCAAAGTGGGTAGCTCGAAGGCTTGGATTAGAGCACGAGGACTACATAAACCTCCCCGAGGTCCAGGTCAGTAATGTCAAAATCTAAAAAGCCCAAGATTGTCCACGTACTAATAGGTCCAGAAGGCAAGCCAACTAGGATTTTCCGAACAAAAGACTGGCTGGATTTTCCGACAAATCAGGTTGTTTTAATGGACAGGGGTTTGGCAGTTCGGCGAATTCGGGAACAGGTTTTTGACAGAAC